GTTACATAATGACAATCATTATTGTAAATTATTAAACCGGTACCTTTACTATTATAATTTGTAGATGTTGGAACATTATTAACTCGTGTTCCTGCAGATACCCAATAACCTATTGTGCCGCATATATTTCCAGAAATATTACAATTTACTACAGATAATCCCGGATAAGTCATTATTCCAGAACCATCCGTCTTAGAACTTAAAATAATTGATTGATTTCTATTACAAACATTGTTAACTATATCTGCGTTGATTAATAATGGCTGCGAACTATTACTTGTAGACGTACCAGATGCATTAGAATTAATAATAGAAATTGCAGGTCTTTTATCATCTATGTATCCATTTACAATATCAATGCCGGTATTTGTATTATTAAATTTACAATCTTTAACTACTAAATTTTTAAGTATAGATGTTGTAGCACTTAATTCAAAACTAATAATTGGCCACCTATTTGAAGACGCAGATATTGGAGAAAAATTAAACGTACAATTATCTATAATAATATCAGATAATAATGTTGCACCAATATTAGAATAAATTAATCCAGAAGCACTATTTACATAATCTGTAGAACTCCATCCACTATCATTTGTTGCTATATGACTTGATGTAATTATACTATTTTTCAACTGTAAATTGGAAGAATCAGATATAGTCATATATCTAACAAAGTTACCATTAAATATACAATTATCTATTAATAATCCTGGAGAGTTATTTACATTAAATAGATTACCTTCTTGATTAGAAGTACCAGGGAATATAGGTGATAATCCAATTCCAGATACACTAGTATTAATAAAATTAATGTTATTAGAATTTTCAATATTAAATACAGTACCTAATGGCGCACTAGTATATCTAACATTAATTGTACAATCTTTAAATATAACATTATTTGCGTTATTAAAATTGAATACTGTTGAACCTGCAGACACATTATCTATAATTAATGTACAATGATCAAATATTAAATTGTTTACTGCAGATGTTATAGTTAATGACTGATTAAAAGTCAAAGTTAAATCTTTAACATTTAAATTAGATCCTATTGTTATAGGAGCATTAAATATTAATGAACCATTATTTTCACCATCAACATAAACTGTGCTAGAGAAATTCAAATTCAATCCAGTATTAATTGTAGCATTAGCTCCTTTTAAAATTGCTTTACTATTAAATGTACTATTAAACTTAATCCAATTTAATATAGCCTCAGGATTTCTGAAGTTACCCTGTGATTTATCAGATGTCAATTTAAGTGGTAAATTAGAGCCTTCATCATTAACATATCTTCTAGCATCTGTCACAGATAAAGAAATATCTGTAGATAATCCACTACCAGTAACAGTAGATGAAACGATGTATAAGATGCAAAGATCTTTCCTTTTATTTATTATTTGAGAAAATGTCATTGCATCAAGGTTATACAATGAACCATTAAATAGATTTCTAGCCAAAAATTTTCTATTTGGATTGTTTGGTGTACCAAAAGAAGAGTCATAATCTAACAATGGAATTGATTGTAATTCAGATTTATCATTAATACAAAGTGCCCAATTAATATTATATTCAACAGATGAAAAAGGATCTTTTTCTTTAATAATAGGTATTGAAGTAATAGTATTATTTATCTGTATTAGTTTTCCATTTACTAATGCAACACCACCAGATATACTAATTTGTTCTTTAACTGGATTCGCTATATCATTGGCTAAATCAAAACCCCTAATTACTCCATTTTCATGAAGATTACGATCTCCTGCATTAATGAATTGTATTGCTGAAGTTGATAATTCTTCTTCACTAACATTACCAAATTGTCTTTCATCTCTTATGTATGCTACTTTTTTGGTGCTATCGTCTAATTGACACGTTGCTAGTGGTAATAATTCTCTATCTAGCATGAGCGTTGGAAATAGCTGAATATCAGCTATATTATTTGAAAAACTACCTAAATTATTAAATTCAAATATTAAATCAATATAATCAATATTTGTTTCATCGTAAAATCTTATTACTTCTCCTATTCTACCAGAAGTAATAGGTCCCAATCTAGTAAGATTAGTTCCATCATAAGATGCTAAATACCCATCAAATGATCCTGATGAAGAATTAAAATTAATAATATTTAATGAAATTTTATTTATAGAGTTATTTCCTGAAAAGAAATTATACCCTCTTAATTTTGGCGAAACTTTTATTAATGAAATATTACTTAAATTAGGTGAACTATATAAAGTTATACCATTAATTGTTAAGTTAGATCCTCCAGCATTAAATCTGGCTCTTTCATGAGTAATAACATCACCATTTTTATCAGCCAAAACTTCAAAATGACGCTTAAATCCAGCAACAACAGAAGTTATGTCAGAAGAATTTTCTGAATTAAATCCAACAGAATCAGATCCAAAATATAATCTAACTTGTGATCCAACTGGTAATGTTGGATAAGGTGTTGCACCAACTCCATGAACTGAATCATAAACAACAATATCTGTTATTGGGTCAGGACAAGCATCAAAAGCTACGCTATCGATTACATATCTACCATAATTAATAATATCTCCAGCAGAAGAATTCAATCCTTGTACTACAATTGTCTTACCAGCTTTCAATTTAGATGTGCTTAAATCTTGTCGTATTCTAAACTTAGTAGCAACACGAGTTAATGATGGCTGAGTTACATCATCAATTGTAGCCACCCAATAGCCATCTCCATAAACATCCAGAACTTGACCAATATCAGTAAGTAATCGATCGCGTTCTGTACCATCTACATAATATGTATTTCTTCTTAGCGGAACAAAAACTCTAGTAGATCTAATAGCTTGTTCAGGAGTTAAATAACTTGATTGTGGCAGTGGACTTGCAACACCAGAACCATTAGGTCCAAACCCCAATGCATCAGGAGCCTGTTTGCCATTAGATCCGAATACACCAACTACGTTATTTGGAAAATTTAATAATGTACCAGATTGGTTATATCCACCAGTATGATCAACTACACCACTTATGATTGAAAATGATGCGTTATTATATGGATCTAATGCAATACCAAATTCTCCACCATATTGAAAAGCATTAAATCTAAAATTATATCCTTTTTTCCTAAAAGCGTTATTAGTTGCTTCAATTATAGAATATAATGTATATTGTCCTGGAGTAGATCCTAAATTACCAGTAATATCAATGCCAGGCAAAATAGTATAGCCATCACTAGGATTACCAGTAGGATATATAGCCAAATATAATAAATAGTGAGTAGAATCAATTAAATTAGGATTAAATCCAAGACCTAAAGCCATTGCAGATCTAGGACTGGTAACAATCAAGCTTGGATTTAAGCTAGATTCGTTATTGGCTGCAGATACAGCCAATACACCATATTTGTTTTGATTAACTAATGGCTTATCAATCCTGGCACTGGCAGTTGTAGTTGCGAGCAAATTTTTGCCATTTATTCTAACATAGAATTTCTTGTTTGATCCATTCTGGATGTATTTTTTTTCTTTAATTATAAATGTTGTTTCAAGAGATCCGTAATTTATTCGTAAAATATCACCAGCTTTGACTAATTGAAATTTAGAATCAAATGTATTGTTTGATAATTCTGTAACAGATGGCTTAAATTCTATAATATCATCGCCATAATCAATATTATCAACAGGGACACTGCTTAATCCATTTAAAAGATAAGTTGTTGCCTTAGTTGGAGGAATTATAGTCTGACCATATCCATCAAACGTTAAAGTTGAAGATCTAGAGAATTTAGAAATTCCATTTGAATATAAATTTTGAATTCTAGTTCCATATAAGAAAATGCTTGCGCTATCAATAAATTCAACAAATTGTTGTAAATCTTGTGCCGTTTGTGGAATTGAAGAAAATCTGCTTGTATTTAAAAATATACCAGATGCGGGATGAGCATATCTTGCAGGTAATATACTACCATTATCTGTAATTATATGAGAACTTGTATTATATGATCCATCTAATTTTTGGTGTTTAACTAATTCTGAATTTATATCATTTAATAAATTAAATGCATTTAGATTGTCTCTTAATACATCAAATTTATTTTTTAAATAATTATTACTTGAAGCATTAACATCAATATGACTTAATTCATGACGATATAATGCGCCAAAAATATGAGGATCTAATTTCATGCCTGTGGCATTAATCCATCCAATTGAAGAATTTACATCACGGACTAAATCTTTTATATAATTAAATAAATCAGATGTTCTGTAGTCAAGCTTTAATTTTGATTCTAAAATTTGAGCATTTTCCGCAATATGAAAATTATAAATTGGAAGCGTTACTAATCCCATAGATGTAATAGCCGATGGCTTTATATTTCCTGCGGCATCTAAACTAACGCCTAAACGAGCGGCTATACTACCGGCAGAACCAGATGCACCAATACCTATTTCTTTTTCTATTGAGAAAACGGCATCACGAACAGCATTGATTGCCTCTGCGCCTATCTCTGTAATATTATTATTAACTGGTGGTAATGTGACATCATCATCTATGTCAAACGGAAAATTACTCATATTTTAGTCCATACATATTTATTAGGAATTTGATGGTGCATTTGAAGAATCAGAAGACACTGCTTGTATTTTTGATTTTAACATACCTCTTATTACTCTATAAATTAAACCTGACAATAAACCTGCTACTAAACCAAATAAAATTCTGCCGCTAGCTGATGAAATCCCGCTAGGATATGGATATTGTTTAGCAAAAAAGGCAACTGCTGCACCAGTAAATACTGGACCAACTGGTAATAATAATTCTGTCCACAATCTTGATGTTCTATTTCCAGGCATTTTTGGGTTGTCTAAAACTGCAAATTCAACTATTTTTCTAATAACAAATGTTATAGCTGCAATACCTAGACAAAAAAGTAAAAATTGCCAACTTAAAAGTGCTTCCAAACCTGTATCCATATTATTCTCCTATAATCATACTAAATAATTAATATATTGCTGTTTTATGCATTATTAATTAAATTTAAAATATTATCATACAAGAACATCAATTGTTTTCGGCACTGCTGCAACAGCAACTTTAATTGTTCCTCCACCACCATAAGAGCCATTTCCTGTTGATCCATTTAGAGAAAACTCAGTAGGGTTATTACCAACAGTTATTACCCAAGTATTATTTGCAGCAGTATTTCCTGTAACTCCACTTATTGTTACAATTTGACCGCTTGATAAACCATGAGCAGATCCTGTAGTAATTACTATAGGTGAAGTATTGGAGGCGCCTGCTACTGTATTCGAAGATGAAGTATATGTAGCTTTAACTGTAAATGTTCCAGTTCCTACCCACATAGAAGGTGTTACTCGCAAATAAGCAAATCTATTAGCTATAGTAGATGTGCCTAAATTGCCTACAGATGGCGATATCTTTTCAAAAGTAACATAACCCGGAGTACCTGGAGGACCATTTGGAAAATCTGCACGCAACAAATTATTATTAGCAATATTTACTATCCCATCATTGTAATGAAGTGGCGTAGATTCTCCAGTTGAACCATTTAAGGAAAACTTAGTTGAGTTAATAACTGTCACATTCCAAGTACCATTTGTACCTGGTGCAGAAGTACCAGTAATAGTAATAGAATCTCCATTAGAAAGTCCGTGTGATAAACTAGTGGTAATTTCTATTGGTGTGACTGTATAGGCATCAGATATATCTCTACCATCTATAACCGTTATAATTCCGCCTCCAATGTAAGATCCATTCCCTGTAGTTCCATTTAATGTAAATGTATTTGAGCTATAAGCTATTCCACCAACACCACTATTAGATGAACCACTTGAATTATTTAATGTGAACGTCGTTGGTCCAGTAACTGTAATTGTCCAAACACCATTTGCTGCCGGATTACCATCTACACCTACAATAGTAACTAACTGTCCAGTAACAAAATTATGATTACTTGAAGTAGTTACTTGTATTGGTGAAGATACTGTAGTAGCACTTATATTACTACTCAATGTAGTAATTTTAAATGTACCGTTTGCTGCAGTATTACCAACTACTCCAGATATACTAACATAATCATTATTATTTAAAGCATGTTGAAAAGAAGTAGTTATCCTTATTGGTGAGTTATTGCTAGCATCAGTTATAATATACGGAGATGCTGTTAACGTCATTTCAGATATTATTCCATTTAATGTGACTTTTTTTAATGCAGAACTAAATGTATCAGGAGAATTAAATTGTGCAAAACAACTAGACGATGGTTTATATATAGCCTCTATTCCATATGTTCCTGAAGGAGCAGGCCAAACCATTGAATAACCATCATAACCATCTGCCGATACCGTAGCAGAATTATTAAAAACTGGAACATTTGCAGCAATTAAAAACTTACTATTATTTGAATCGTTTTCTATTCCATAAAAATCTATATAACCATCATTAATATCTGTATTTGGAATAGGTCCGCTTAAAGATGGAAATATTTTTTCTCCATGTCCTGAGGAAAAAAATCCATCAGAAGGTACTGGAATTGAAAATTTATAATCATCAATTACATTTACTTGCCGAATTCCATTAATGCTAGAATAAGCAGTAATATGAAACACACCTTGCACTGTATAAATATTTTCTAACCTTACATAATCTCCACTTTGTAATTTATGCGGAACAGAAGTTGTTATAACTGCAGGATTTGTATTTGAAACTAAACTAATTGCAATAGGATTAGCGCCAGCTGAAACGGTATTAAAGACATTAGATAGTGAAAAAGTAGTTGATGTAAGAAAAGATGGTCCAACTTTAAAAAAACCATTATATGCAGACACTCCAGATCCAGTAATTCTTGTAACCTGACCAACTAATAAATGATGTGTAGAACTTGTAGTAACTTTTGCCTCTTTTGTTACAGTTCCTCCAGAAGTATAATTTCCATTTCCGACTGATCCGTTAAGAGTAAATTTGTTGGGCGCAGTTACTGTAATTGTTCTAATTCCATTAGCTGCAGTATTACCTCCAACACCAGAAATACTTACATTACTACCTGTTACTAATCCGTGATTAGAGCCAGTTGTAATTTCTATTGGACTAGTGTTAGTGGCACCTGATACATTAACAGTATCACTAACTATATTTGTAATTGGCAGTACTACTGGAAATCCAGTGGCTCCATGAGATAAGGTGGCAGTAATATCGAAGTCATTTAAAAATGACTCTACAGCTGTAGCTGTTGTAGTAATTGAATCAATTTGCAAATATCCTGGAATGGCACCATCTGGTAATACATCTTGATAAAAAACAGGGGATTCGCTTGGCGCTAATGATATTAATGGTGGAGGTCTTACATATCCATCATATTTAGCCTTAAGAGCATATACGTTAGATATTACATCAAGACCGTTTAATAGTGTAATTTCAACATTAATACTATTAGAGCCACCAGTAAAAGAAGATCCTCCAATTACAGAATTAGTATTTACGTCTATTAAATATATATAACCATCAGGAATTGAAATTGAAGAGCTTACATTAATTATGTAAGTTATTGGCTGATTACAAACTAAAGCCGAAACATTTGCGTTATCTCCAGATCTTTTGCTTAATAATATTGTAGTAGTTGTTTTTACAGTAAACCTCTGTATTAATGTCATTCCTAGACCAGATGGCATATTATGATCCTATTGTTGCTTGCAATAATATAAACCAATTAATTGTTTTACTAGCTTCACCAGTAACCCTTACTCTAGCTATATTACTAGATCTATCTATTGTTGCTGTCCAAGTTGTGGCACCAGTAGTATTTCTAGTATCTGATATAGTTACTGTTCCAACCTCCGTTGTATTTGAATTATAAGTAACATATCCCATACTTAAATTAAACTGAGCAGTTTGGTCTGTAAAACCAGCATCAGTACGACGGGCTACTACAATTGCATCTAATTTAATAGTAGAATTATCTGGTAATGTATATTGAGCTCCAGTAGCAGTAGATCCATCAGTAGTTGTAAATTGATGTTGACTCGTTCTTACTTGAGCACCAACAGGACCCCAAACGCTTGGATTTGGAATAGATCCTATTGCTATAGTATCTGATCCTTGTCTAACTTTAGCAACGCCTGCCTCAGAATATAAAAGCACGCCTCCAGCAGGATCAAATGTTGGTGGTGTAGTAGTATCTCCAATATACATAACCATATCACCAGATGGAACATGGCTGGCAGTAATAGTTTGTTTAAATAATCCAACAACTCTTCTATTAGAAGCAACTTCGATAACTTGTAATAAAGTGTCTGTCGCAGAATTATTAAGTTGTAATTTAACTCCACCTTTTAATCCTGTGCCGTTTTTAGCACCACCACTTAATATAAGATTTCCGCCATTTCCATTTGTAAATGTAGTACTTTGAGCTCTAATAGTTAGATTTTGTCCTGAAGATAATGTAGAATCTGCTTGAGTTAATGTTGGAGAAGAAACAGAATTTAAATAACTAACCGTTGGTGCAGATATATTTGCAACCCCAAATATTCCAGAAATATTTGAAACAAATTGACTAATATTATTTCCTGTAAGATCTCCACCGGCTACAAATGTATTAGTATTATTTGCTGGCGCCCACGCAGAACCGTTCCATGTTAATACCTGCCCATTACTTGGTGCTAATGCACTAACAGGCAAGTTCTGTAGTCCTACTACCCTAGGTAAATTTGCTGTTCCGCCCAAATCATTAGTTAATTTCAAAATACCTTTAACACTAGCAGATGCATCTACAATTGTTGGTGGAAAAGCAATATTAGCCAATGCTTGTATAGCACTACGTACATTTGTACGAGAATATCCATCAATAGTTATGGATGGCGATAATTCTATATGTTCAGCTTTATGATGAAAATCGGATCCATTTACATGTTTTTCAAAGTCAAAACGATCAGTTACTAATCTGCCTTGACCTCTAGTATAATTTGGATTTTGAACCATTATTTTTCCTCAATTTCACATTTAAAATGTGATTTTATTATCTTAATTATTTGAATTTTATATTAATTATTTATATATATTACCACCAATACAATATTGATGATTTCTTTGGCATTAGATCATAAAATTTTGATCATGCTCATAATATATATTTAAATAATTATATTATGAGTATGTCCTAATGCAGGCTGTACAACACCATTAATAACAGAGTGTGTATGTCCAAAAGAAATTCCAGTTGTTTGATTTATTTGAGTAATTGAAGTTATTTTTTCATTTATAGTTAAAGTATGACTATGCAATGGAATTCCATTAACACTAGACATTCCGGTAGATATAACTTTAGGAAACATTTCTGTATTTCTGAAAACACGAATTTGGTAAGCTGGATCAAACTTACGAATTCTTTGAACTCTTAATTTTTGACCACCCTGAAGTCTACTTATAGTTTTATTTCTATTTACAGATAAAACTTCATATCTAAATTCTTCATTATCATCTTGATCAAATCTAACTAAAATATCTCTGTCTTTTATAGTTGGCACAGTTAATGTCCAAACATCTGCTTGAAGATCAGACTCTAATCCAGCCTCTTGCATTTTAAGATCTTCATCTGCCGGACTGAAACGAACCATAATTCGCCCATCAGATCTTCTTGGATTAAAATATTGTTCATATCCTATGACAAATTTAGTTCCATGGCATTTCTCACATCTATCATCAGGATATTCTTGTCCAGGAGTAAAACAATCACAAGTAATACCTGTCCTCATGCGTTTAATCAATACAACAGGCTCACCAGTAATACTGAGCAACAATTCTTGTCTTTGATTATTATGTTCTTGTAAAGACATGCCGCGTATAACAGATCCTACGGTTTCATATCCATCTGCACAAAATTGTTCTCCTCCAATATAGCTACCAACACATTCTCCGTTTAATAGTTGTACAGGATCAGTACGATGCCACCCGGCATAATCATATGAATTAAAATCTTTATTATATTCATCACTGCCAGATAAATCTGACGTTAATAAATCCTTTATAACTTGGTGATATCCGTCAGTAACAGTATATTGATAATTATTTATATCAAATCTATTTTGACATGGGAAAATTCTAGTATTCATTTCCTCTCTGCCCAAAATATAAGAGCAATATGGTGGCGTCCAAGTAACATAACCATCATATCCATCTATATTATGAATAGTTGCTTTCGTATTTAAATACCCACGTTGCAAAGAGGCATTAGTTAAAACTAAATTGTTGTTAAAGGTATCAACTGATAAATAATTAATAAATTCAACACCAACCTGAATAATACCATAAGAAGGAAAACCTGTAACATCAACAAGTGGAATAATAGTATCAGAACTTGAAATATTATTTCTTAATAAGGAATTAGGATAAACTTTTAAATTATTATAAGCGACAGGCAAACTATTTATACTTACTATATTTGGATTATATTCAACTGCTCTAACTGCAAAATGATATAGTTGTCCTGGATTTAAATCAATAATATCTGCTTGTGTATAACCATCTACAACATACTTTACACCTTCCGAAAAAACTTTACTCTCATCGGTAGACATATAAATATGATACGCCACTTTATTTGTTGAAGATGAAGGATATGCCGAAGACCATTTTAAAGTGATAGTGTACCCATCACCCTTTGAATGACAAGAAATTAATCCTTCATTTACTCTTGAAAGATAATAAACCATAATAATATTCTAATTTATTAGCTTTTACAGTGTATAGTTTATTATCTTAATACTAAGAGTTAAATTACTTTAATCATTTTAATACAATATATTATAAATAATTATATAGTAAGTACCATATGTTATTATGTTACAATAAATATTGAATTTCTTTCCAAAAGATTTTAACAGCCAATTTCCATTTATTTTCATCTTTTTCTTTTAATGTTTTAAATGGATATTGTGGTCTAGATAAACTTAAAGCATGAAGCATTAATTGTTCCTTATCATCTTCTGAAATGTCTAAATTTTCTATTTGATTCAATCTCTTATCTTTAAAAGAAGATGGCAAACCAACCCATGATTTTGCTAATTCTCTTTTTAAATCAGAATCTAAATCTAAATTTTGTATATAATTTTTAAATAATACAATAGAATCCTCTAAATTTGTATAAAATTCTACATCTCTTAATTCGTGTTCTGCATAATCTTTTGCGTTAGTTCTAGCTAACGGACGACCATAAATATCTAGATCTTTTGATCTATATTTTTTTGGAGATAATCCTGCCAAATCTCCTTTAGATTTTGGATCAATATGTAAATAATTTTTCCTTAGTAAATTACTTAATAATCCTTGTGCAAAATGTTGTAATTCATGTCTTACAGTAGTTTTAATATTATCTAATTTTGTATTGAATTCATAAACTGAATTTACTGCAGGAGAACCCATATAAATTGTTAATTTTTGAGATGAAAATTCATACATTCCTTGATATTGTTTTTCATGCTCTGTAAAGGAAAACACACATTTAACAGTCTCATTTAATAACCCTTCTTTCAACCACATTTTAACCAATGAATTGAGTTTATCATTCATATAATCCCAATCATCTAAATTTATATCTAGAAGTGTTACAACATCATGCCTAGAAGACAATGGTTTGGTACTATATTTAGTAATTTCATTAATCAAATCTCGCTTTTCATTACTATCAGGCAATTTATTGGCTTCATACAAAGCTGCGCTTGCGAAAATATAAACCGCTCTTTTAATTAAATCGCTTAACATATTTGGAGGAGGGCGAAATAGACCGGCTTTTTTAAAAAATAAATTACATTTACGCTCTAACAAAACAAAATCCATATTAAACCTTAGCCAATAATTCTTCTTTTTTATCTTTTTTTTCTTCTTTATCTTTTATATTATGATGATTCAATAAATTTTCTACATATTTGTTTGCTTCATGTTCTCCAAATTCATGAGCAATATATTCTATTTGATTTTGAAAACCTTCAATTTCGTATGGATTATCAAGATAGTTACCGTCGGCTGATCCCTTAGTAGGTTTATTTCCTGTAGTTTGTTGAGCATAATGACTCAATTCGTGAATAGCATAAGAATAATCTTTAAAAAAATCACCATCTGTTAATAATCTATAACTAAAAATAATTACTCCGTGATCTGTTTTTGCACTAACATCAATATCACCAAATTTCATTGGAATAAACTCTAATTCATCAATGCTTATATTATATTTATTGAATATGTCAATTAAAGTTGGATCTGTTTTTATATAGCTTTTCATTTTATTTATCAACCTTAATAATAAGGTTGGCGGTATCTTTTTTACCTCATCAATTGTTAATTTTTGTTTTGCCATGTCTACTATGTATGCAAATAAAGTAATATATTATATATTGTACTATATTGGTAATAATTATGATAAAATCATGTAGAATATTAGATTTAAACAATGTAAACAATATACCTAACTTAACAAATTTAGCTAGATAAAGTTTTTAGCTGCCATGACTACATCATATTTTCGTGGAAGATAAATAGTTGCATCTTTATATAGATAATTTGCAATTTTTGTAACTATTCCATTACCACCATATTCTAAACATCCATGACCACTAGAAATTCTTATAGATTTATTTCTAATTTCTAAATCACATTCTTTTTCTAAAATGGAACGATATATTTCTAAAAATTTTGGAGTGCCACGTAATGAAAAATATACTTGTTTAGTTTTCTTTCCTTCAGCTAAACGAGGTATATAGAATGATCCATCTCCATCATTATAGCCACGCATAAAGTGATGTTTTAATGGATGATTTATTAACCATTCTGGAAATGTATATATAAGACTTTTACATGGAATTATATTAAAACGAGATAAATCATTAAACATTTGCTTTGATGTTATTGATAATTCTGATTTCCATGTATCATTCCACTTTGAATTCAGTTTAGAGTTTTTAATGATAAAATCACGTATTGGCGCTTCTGCTCTTAATATAGATTTTATATGTTCAAGAAAATTTTTATCTAATTTAGATATACCAATTTGCACAATAAACGAATTACCTTTTTTATGTATTTTCACACAACCATCTGCAGCAATAAATCCAGCAATATAAAAGCTTTTTTCATTATCCTCAGAAAAAAAATAATGATTACAATCATATCGCACTTGAGGTTTAAAATCCAAATTATATTTTTGCATATAATATTTAACAGTATTTGGCGCAACACCAAATTTTCTACCTACCGCTTTTAAGCTTCCACATTCAATATATGCTTTTTCAAGTGCCTCTTTATTTAATAAATTATCACGTCTAGGCTTAACAAAATAATTTATATTGCATTTTTTAAATGCCGAATAAACCGTAATCGAATTAATTTTATATTTCTCAGCAATTTTTGTTACAGATCCTAAATATTTTAATTCTTTTTGTAATTGTTCAGGTGTTAATATTTCTAATAATTTGTTTTTCATACAAATATTGTATACAAATAATTATATAATACTTTATTTCTTTATAATATGCGTCTTGCTCGTAAGTGTCGTAGGCGACTAATTGCTGGATTTATAGCACTTGTCATACCAAATACTCCAAGTCCCAATGGGCTTGGTTTCAATGAATTCTTAATAAACTTCAATCTTTCCCAATAATTAGTTAATAAAGTGTTATACTGAGTATTTAACAGTTCTGATACGGTTGGAGGATTAAAATTTATGCTATTATCAGTAATTTGAAATTCACGACCCCTTTCAATTAAAGCCTTAGACGCTAAAGCATATAAAGTAGCGCCTTCAACCAAAATTTCTCCAAATTGAGCAACAAATGCATCATCATCAAAAGAAAACATAGTAAAATGAGGTATTTGATTAAAATCACTTAATGCTGTTGCCAAAAATGTAGTTAACATATCTACAGAATAGATATCACAAGTAACATACATAACATTACCATAAGCATCTTTTTTCTTTGCTTTTCCAGAGCTATTTAACCTAGCTCGCAACATTTTAATTAATTTATTAATATTATTAATTGCCGCTTGAGAGTATTGGAATCCTGGGTCATCTCCTAATTTAGTATAGCCGTCAGAATTAATTCCTGGCATTTGAGTAGCAGATACTACAAAATTAAAAGATGCTTCTATTCTGAATCCATTTATATAGCCAACCCAAATATCAGAAAATACTCCATAAGGACCATTAATAGGAACCGTAAATATATAAGAATATTTTCCTGTAGCAATTTTAGTAACACCTACAGAGGTAGGCGAAAATAACACAGATCCATTAGGTTGTTGAATAGATATAGTAGGGAAAGTATCAGTGTCTTTTGGATTGCCAAAATTATCTTTAAATTGAACTGTTAGATTAATTTGCTCAGTAACATCAACAAATTCCCCTCTTGATTTTATAACCATGGATCGTCTCCTAAAATATACATGTGATGATATACACTTACATATGAGCAAACAATCATGTAAAAATATTTTCTACAAAAATGCTAGAATATGAATATGAGATTTGTGAGGATATGTAAAAAAAAATATTTTAAATGTGCTTATATATGTGCTGAAAATATTTTTAAATATGATAATGAACTAAGCTTATTTAACGGTATTTTATGATATTATGACAAGAAAACTACCAACCTTGTGCTGGTGGTAATTGACTACCATCAACAAACATATACAATATAGAAATATTCAAAAATTTTAAAAATTTGTTTATCTCATATTTATATAAAAACAAATATAAATTTTACCCAGTTATAAGCCCATAATTGCCAAATGGGGCATTTACAATTATCTGATATAATTGTTGTTTTAATTGAAGTGTAACGGAACTTTTATATGAAACATCTATTAAATATGACCCTACGGCGACACTACCTGTTGGTAAAGTAAATTTATATCTATACAATCCTATATCTATTTTAGACATAGTTTTAGGATAGTATCCATCTGTCATTAAAGACAAATCTGGTTTTATAATTCTGTTTACGACTGGTGCATAACCATCCACATAGCCATCAAATCGATAACCATCAGAATTTAATATTTCTAAATATATAGTAACCTCTTGTCCAGGAGTATAATGTAAAAAACTAATCATACACTATATGTAATAATATTACAATTTTATCAATAACAAAGTTTGTAAAACTAGCATAAATATAATGCTAATGGTATGTAAGTATCATTAAATTTAATCTACATTAAACGACTAATGTTAAAAATTTTGTTATTTAAACATATTACTATTATGTCATTTTTGTTGAGATATAATAAATAAAATTAAATAAAAAACAATACAAAACAAAATAATTAAGTGGTGGCAATTAATATGCCATCTATGAGTGTTAGGTATTATTGCTAAAGATCATGAAAAAAACGAATAAAGAATTTTGGGTAACTAATTTATCAAATCGAGACGTTAGTCTTGCAGATTTAAATTTAACAATTAAAGCTTTTACATCAGTAAATTTATTGGGAAAAAAATATAATTATACATTAGAACAATTAGAAAAATCGGTAGCATCAGGATCTATATTTAGAAAGAGAGATAAAATAGTTAAAAGAACATTCCCACCAGAATTTATAAAAATGAATATTGTAAATATGTCTGATGCAAATATACCAAGTAGAGAAAGATCTGTTCTAGAAATCAAGGAAGAAAAATATGAAGAATTAATGGTTTCTGATGAAGAGTTTGCAAAAGAAAATGCTGATCTAATAGATCTAGATCAATAATTTACCACAAAACTAAATAAGGAAATTTAATGACATCAATAAATGATAGTGCAACAATTATAATGCAAGAAAATATGGAAGACAAAAAAGAAGATAACATAAAAATCACTTATAAAAATTTAAATGATAAATGCGATATAATTTTAGAAAAAATAAAAAAAAGAAAAATTAGACAGTCAAATAAATAACATAATATTATGGCTACAAAGAAGGATGATGATAACTTATCTAAATCTGATTTAGATACTATTATTGAAGTAAATAGAAAAACTATTGAAGTTCAACTAGAAGTATCTGATCAAAATGAAAAAATCATTGAGGGATTAGAAGAAAATAAGAAAAATGATGAAGAAATAATAAAACTATTAGAAAAAATTAAAGAACGAATAGATGAAAATGACAGAAAACTATTAAAAATAGAAGTTTTGTTAGCTAGTGGATTAATATCATTAATTATTCAATTAATACAAATATTTGCCAAAAAATAATCAATCTTTCAATACAATAACATTAATTGCTTTTGGATCACCTTTTTTATTTGTTCCTATTCCAAAAGAAACCTTTTGTCCCTTATAAAGTGTTTTAAATCCTTCACAATTAATATCAGAAAAATGAACAAATAAATCTTTTTGTTTTATTCCATCTTTCATCCATAAAATAAAACCATAACCTTTTCTGGCATTAAACCAACAAACTTCACCCATGAATTCATTATCAGACATAGACTTTCCTTCTATATTTTATATGATTTATTCTTAAACTTAACATAAGGTTCATTTATTTCTTCAACATTTTTCTTACCATCAAGCTCATAAATTAATATCCTATTATTAGGTGGTATTGTTGCAGGATAAACTCCGATAATATTTAATCGTCCTGTATGACATAGTGAATGACAATTAGCACACAAAATTGCTAAATTATATGTATGGTTTGTAGTATTAATATCTGTTCTTTCAATTATATGATGAAAATGTAACAATTTAGGGTCAGTTACATTGCACGATTCTATTTCACATTTATGCTTAACTAACTTTTTAACTCTCATATATGTATGAGATATGTCATATTATTCCCAAGCCTCAACACTTACAGTAATTGGTCCAGAACTTCCTTGTTTAACCCTAAACCATATCATACTAATATTTCTATTTCTAAAATATAAAGTTGCTCTGTTTGTTCCAGGAACCAATTCACCGTGAACAGTGTTGCCATTAAAAGAATATTCAACTGTATTGGTTCCAGTTCCTTCTGTATTAAATATTACTCCTCCATATTTAGTAGCAACAGTAATAATCATATCTGGCTTATATCCATCAACCACTGTGCCAAAAGTAGTATTAGAAATTGCTTTTTTTTGAAAAAAATTAAAATCTCTACCAAGTATTTTTTTACCTATATTAGTATATACTACCATTAATTAGCTCCAAATATATGCAATATAATTATAATATATATTTAGATTTAGCCATAGAATAACCAATATCCATCATTTCTTTTATTTTTGATGGGCTAAAATCTAAAGAATCATCAATTAAAACTTTTTCTGGTCTAATTATATTCAATTTAATATATCTCTTATCTGGTGCCACATTTGCTTTTACTAATTTATTATAAAGTAAGGCTTTATCAATATCATTAGCTATGATCTCGTCAGACATTAAATCTAATGTTCTTTTTAATACATTAATAGCATTTGGTTTTTTATCAAAAGTGGATATATCATATTCCGGAGATGTTATAATTACATCTATTTCATCTGCCCCTAAATCAATAGCAGCTTGTAATGGTGTTATTTCTTTAACACCACCATCAGACCAAATTTGATTTTCCATTTCAATTGGTATTAAATATCCAGGAAATGATGATGATGCTGCAACAGCCTTATGAAAATCTGCATAATTTTGATCAAATAATTTATATTCTCCGGTATTAAGAGAAACGGCGCCAACTTTAACTATTTTACCACTATTTCTTACTTTATTAATATCTAATTCTGACTCTATCCAATTAAGTAATGGACGGCTATTTTTTAGACTAGGTAACCAAAATCCGTGTAAAATTCCAAATGGAAACCATCGTTTATATATTTTGTTGGTTTCTACTCTACTCCAAAGTTTACATAATTCATTTATTGATAATTGTTCTTCTCCATATTTAAATTGACCAAGAAAAGCACTATTAATAGCACCAACAGAAATTCCACAAAAGGCGTCATAGGATATTTTAAGTTCCCCTAAAATATATTTTAAAGCTCCAACTTGATATGCTCCCTTAGAGCCGCCACCACTGAGTACAAGAGCTTTCATATATACAACTCCACATATTGTTATTTAAATGAATTAATATTAATATAATGCTTTATTATTTAATTAAATTTCTGGTTCTGATATACAATAGAAAGTACATACAGCCATATCTCCTTTAAACTCTATATTATGAGTTAATTTTATTCTTACTTCTAGACCTAAGCTAGATTGAAGTGGTCTTATTGTACCATATCTAAATGGAATAGATTGTAAATATGAAGAAATTCCACGAGAAACTTTTCTGCGATCTTTATTGTTCATAGCATTATAATAAGGGTTTGATCCATGAATTTCTACCAATGGATACGCACCAATAGCTTCATTAAAAATTTGAGATAATCTTTTGTATACAGTTCTTTTAAGAGGAATTTTAGTACCTTCAGGCAGTCCTAATTCTGGAGCAAAAATATTAGCATAACCATAAATATTGTACTCAATAGAATCACACATTTCTACATCTGTAGTAAAATCTGCCTCGGCAGCCTCAATATTTAATTTGGTACCTGGCAATGGAGATAAAATAAATGTGCTATCTATAGCTTTAGAATATGACGCTGTTACAATTTTTCCTGTCCAATCTTCAAAAGATTTGATGTAGCCATCTTCCCAAAAAACTTCGTAATCACCACCATCTTCCATAAATGGTTCTCTCATTGTTTTCTCAATTCCATCTACTTTAACAATAACTTGGTATCCATGAGGATCTGACGGATTTAATTGTCTTTGTTGTTCTACCCAACCATCATCATCTTGAACTCTTCCTGAGATCATGTCAATCCAATAAGTATTAACAGATTTCCATACATGACCATCTTTAGATGTTAATACTTCATCATTAATTCTTTCACTGGTAGAAAACCAAGTTACTTTATCACAAAAATTGTGAGTAGTATAAATTACTTCATTACCAAGTCTTGGTTCTGGAACAACTATACATCTAGATGTATTATCTAATTTAGAAATAGACAAATTACATGTATTTAAATAATATTGTTCAAATTCTTTTTTATCATCATCATTTTGTTTTTGTGTTAAATTCCATTGTAATGATATATCATGTGGAACAGGTCCAATCCAAATATTACAAATGAACACTTCTGGACCATCATAAAACCAAATCATATAATGATCTGAAAATTTTTCACATTGCAATGCGCCGTTTCTTGCAGAAAGATGTATTTTGAATTCACTCCAAACATATTGTCTTTTTGTCAGATTATTAGAAAATTCAACAGGCATATTATTCCTCTGTCCATTCAATGCTTATACTTATTAAGTTACCAGGACTTGTAATAGAATTTAAGTTTACTGCAAGTAGTTCACTTGTACCTCTAAGAATAATCGGTTTACCATTATTTATACCAAAATTTATATATTTATCATTTTGTGATGCTAAAGCATTATTACTAGGAATAAAAACTTTAGCTGCAAAAATTGTTCCAATAGCGGTTCCTAGTATTGGATTTGCAGTATATGCACGAACTTCCGCTGTAGCATTAGGACTAATAGAATCGTATGGAATTGATTTTAATATAGTAAAGGCACCACCAGTATTTTTAGTAGATCTTTTTATAAATAGAATGTCTCTAAATGCACCATAATTTTGAGTTCCTGTAATAACTATTCTATTAACATATACTATCTTACTATCACTACCAGAAATGGTAAAAATATCAGTTGGAGTAGTTGGTGGTGCAAAGTTTAAAGCAACAGCAGAGTATGTTGCAATAGTATAATTTGCTGAAATTTTTTTATTAGTAATAATATCTTTATAATTAGTCTCAAAATCAAATTTGTCTTCATCATTTGTACTTTGATTAAAATTAATTGTATCAGGAACAGAGAATTTAAAAATAATAGCCTTATAACAAACATTGCCATCTAAACAAAAAATTTCATAAGCATTTTCAGTTTGCTCGTATTGAATACTAAGATTTTTAGATCTAGCAATAGATTTTAAACTAGACCAAGATACATTTAACGTTATTATACCATTATAAGATACCATTTTAATTATTCCTGAGTAAACACAACAAATACATCAAAAGTACCAACTGTCGTATTTGTTGCACATTTGATAGTTAACGCTTCATTTGCATTTAATGTTATTGGTTTAGTAGATGGATCTTTTCTACTATAAATTGGAAACAGTGCTTGATTTATATGATCCATACCGTCAAGGTCTAATGTTCCTGCAGCCCATTCATCAGAACTAAATAGTGTACGCCAAAGCAAATTAGAAGATTCACCTGAAATAGTTGCATTTGTTCTAACAGTAATATTTGGATTAAGACTATCTGTTGTTTCCATTGTTTCAATTGCTGTAATTTGAGTGCCTGCTGTATGAGAGGTTGCTCTTCGCAATTCAAAATTAACTACAACGCCAGTGACAGCAACCAATTGAACATTAATAATATAGACTTCAAGAATTTTACATTTAACAGTACTACCTGAAGCATTACCAATTGATAATAGTGATTTGTTACTAGCAAGAGTAACATTTGTAGCTAACGCGGTAAAAGTAGCAAATTCTTTATGTCTTATAAATGTTGTATTATTAGGAGATGTTGCAACTACCAAAGCCGGATCAGTTGAAACAGCTGCCGTAGAAGCTGGTTTTACAGCGGCAGAGTTACCACCTTGACTGATAGTAGTTAACCAAGGAGTAGTATTTGCCGTATTTCCTGGCTGTACTGTCCAAATACCAGATTGAGTGGCAGATACAGTGCCAGCTATGTTAAAAGTTGCTCCAGTTCCAGGTTGCACATGAATCGCATTTCCTGCGCCTACATTAGTGCCACCATACTGAGAAATATTAGTATTAAAATTTCCAGTTCCTGCATTGGCTGTAATTGTACCAGAAATTGGTTGCGTTGTAGTACCTGTTGGATCAATACGAATAGGGTTCGTATTTGTACCAAATTCTACTGATCCACCATTTGCAGAAATTCTTAAATTAACTCCTAAATTATATTGAGTTCCACTTCCTGTATCTAAATCATAACATCTTGGCACCTGAATATTAGTTCCATCAGAAACTCCAATTTGAGTTGAAGAACCTAGTATAGGTGATCCATTAGCGCCAACTGATGGATTAGATGCTGTAACAGTGCCAGAAATAGGTATTGCTACACCTCCAGAAATTCCTTGAACAGTAACAACTCCGCCAATAGGTGTTCCTGCTGTACCAGCTCCTGAAATAATAGGTCTACCAGAAGAATCAACAGATAAAAATCTTGCAGTACCTGAATCTGAACCTCCAGCAATAATAGCGCTAGTGCCGGATGGTATTGTAACGTTTGGTCTGACATTAACTTCATAACCATCAGTATTAAATAATATTGCTACGGGAGAATCAGTTGCCATTTATCATTTACCTTTAACTTATCGATCTTGTTCTATTATTTTCAAATATACCTGAGTATGTCATATTATCAGAAACTGTTGCTAATACAGTAATTCCATCAATGTCATATACTTTCCAAGTTATTAATGATACGGTTTTATTGGTATTATAAACAATTGTTTTTTCAACAATTTTTTTAGTTTTAGTGTTATTATCGTACCAAATAATAGAGGTAGGAAATGGGCTAGCCATAGGCAATATTTCCCTGTACGCTCCAGAAGTAAATCCTTCAAACGGTCCACCAACACCATCTGCTAAATGTATAAGCTGCCTAACATATTTATGAGATTCTATTGTTAGATTACTAAAATCTATAGTATTATCTATAATTCCACGAACTCTATATAATTCAAATGGACCAGAATAAGTTATCGTATCTGTGACAGTGGCTAAAACAGTAAATCCATCAGTACCATATACTTTCCATTCAATAAGTGCTGGAGTTTTATTTGTATTAAACGTAATAGTTTTTTCCACATATTTATGTGTTTTAGCAGCATTTTTCCACCAAATAATGGATGTTGGAAAAGCCGAATTAATTGGTAAAACTTCACGATATGCATTAGTTGCAAATCCTTCAAATGGTCCACCAACACCATCTGCTAAATGTATAAGTTGCCTTAATGTTTCATGTTGAGATGCAGTTATTCCTCCACCAGATCCAGAAATAGCTAAATCTAAATCTTGAATAGCCTCTTGAACATTTTTATGAGTTACATGTATTGCTGTATAATTTGATAAATCAAATCCAACATTAAATGCTCCTGCAGGATGCATAAAATATATTGTACCGCCAGTAGAAGATAATATTGGAGATGTTACAGAAAAACTTGTATCAGAAATTACATTATTACAAATATAATATCCATCGGCTAAACCACCGGAAGTTCCGGTTATCCAAACTCTATCACCTGGTGATAATGGATGATCTTTACCAGTAATTAACCCTTCACCATCTTGTGGTAAATTAATAGTAACTAGACTGCCGGCATTTGTAGTTGAAACTAATGTAGTTGTTAAATAAACAGAATAACCATCTGAAGCAAGTTCAGATGCATCAATAATATCTAAATCAACTAAATCTTCCTTACGAATTCCATTCATTTCATAATAATACAAAAATATCGAATGGAATGTTTTAAATAAAATATTACTTTTTACGACGTTTATTTGTTACTTCTATAGTGGAATCATTTTCCAATTCTTCTGCAGATTTATTCTGCGCTGCTGCTTCCATGGCTGCACGCTTTTCTTCCATTTCAGCAGCACGTTCTTGCTCTTCTCTTTTTTGTCTTTCAGCAACAATAATATATCCATTTAGAACATTATACACAATACTTCCAACTTGAGTAAATGCTGCTGCTTGTCCATCGGCAATAGCCGCTTGACGTCTTAGATCCTCGGCTCTAGCTACACATGTTTGCCGTTGGCGCTCAGCTTCATTCATAATTTGAATTAAAGTTGCTTCATATATATCCTTAGAATTAGTATCAATAACACCTAAATTTAAAGCGTCTAACATTCTTTTTCTTAATTTAACTAATTCATCAGCATATACCATTTCTTACCTCTTTTTTTGTAATTTGGCTATATAATTTGCAATTATTAAACACGGTTCACAAAAAGTTCCTAAATATATAGTATCCTTATGAATTTCAAAAAATCTAGTTGGCGCTTCATTACCATCTATTTTAAAATTCATTGGAGCTATATGTCCAGAAGAACATTGCAAATTTGTAGAAAAAACTTGTTTATAAGTTAAATCTGGATTTTTTAAATTCATCTTTTTTTTTAATATATCAGATATGTATATATTATTACAAAATAAACGCCCGTAATTGTTTACGAGCGTTTATTATTATTATTATTATTATTATTATTATTATTATTATTATTATGTTAATTATTATGCGTAAATAAAGTAGTTAATATGATCTCCTGATTTTTGTTTTGTATAGAATGTGATTTGAGTTGTGCTAGTTTCAGCATAATCATTTCCATTAATTACAGGTCCAGGATCACGTAATATTCCTCTTGTATATACAATTAAATTCTGTCCATTATTTGTCGGATCAGGGGTATATGTATTTCCACCAGGAATTGTATGTGCTGTATTAGCAGCAATATCAGATGTAAGGCGCTCAATAATTCTTACAAAATTAGCAGAAGCTATTGCATCAGCTAATTGCTGTAATGAAGCAGTAATAGTATAACCATCAGTTAAAATGTTTCCAGTATAATTACGATTGCCAATTTGTGCATTAAGTGTATTTAATGCTTCAGTAACTGAAGGTGTTGCATCAGGCAAATTATTAAATGGATAATAAATGCCAGTATTTGTTAAGCCGGTAAGATAAGTATCTCCAGAAATAGATCCAAGAATCTGTAAAATACTGTTTGTATTAGTGGAATTATTGGAATCTGCAAACAAACCATTTATTAATGTTGTTCTAAAAGCAGTTTCCGTTAATTGATCTGCTCTCTCTCGATAAGGATAATAATAATCAACTACTGTTGGTTGATAACCGTCCCAAGTATAAGCTACAGATGTTGAAATATCTGCACCCATTGGAACAGCTCTAAACTCAATTTCTACGCTATTTGGCTCAACACCAGTTGTTCCTTGACGAGTACGTCCAAAAATTCTATAACCATCAACTGATCCGCCAACTGCAATTAAAGAATTTTCTGTTACAGGATTAATAATTTCTACATAAGTAGCTGCCCAATTTCCAGCATCAAATCCGTCCCAAATTGGGATACCAGTCCTATCTATGGCATCAGCATATTGTAACTGTCCAGTTGCAGTAATTGTAGTGTAACCATCACCAACTGCAACAGTATCAGCACGAAAAACTCTATTAACTATCCATGCATGAGCATCCAAAGTCTTACCAGAAATATTTGTTAAATTGGCAGGAACGTTAGTACCAATAGCAGTTGGACGCTGATAAGTTGGAATATCGCTATAAAATGTTGAAGTACCTTTAATTAATCTTCGATCTGTACGAGCAAAATTAAGATCGTCTTCTAAAGTATATGGATTTCTTTCAGTCCAAATTATTGGGTTTGAAGTATTAACTACTGCATTAGCATTAGAAATATTAACAGAAGTGGCTGAATTATAACCAACAATCAAAAATGTTCCGGTGTTACCAGAATTTGAGCTATCTACCAAAGTTAAAAATCTACCTACAGATTGCACAGTCATACCAGTTAAACCGGTTATAGTAGCAATACCTGCGTTAACTGCTGATACATATCCATCTGTACCTGATTGTCCAGCAACTGGGGCACCATAACCATCTGGCTCGTTAGATAGGATTCTTGTATCTGACTGCAACAAAGAACCTGCTATATCAAGAGCTTGATCGAGCGCATTTTGTCGCACATATGCAGTCATGATAATTTTCCCTTTTTTTAGGATATTAAAAAATTATAACTTTATATTATACTATTATATATGTATATTACATTATTATAATAGTTTATTAAATTTATTAAATTTTTATCGCATATGTTGCAAACAATAAACTATGTGAATTTGGTGTTAGAGAAAACATCTCTATAGTATCATAACCAGTGCCTAAACCTCCAGATTCCTTTATATTAAAATCTATTCCTTCATATAATGCTTTACCATTATGCTCTATAGATATATGAAATATATTTCCATTATATGAACCATTAATAAATTTATCTGGTGTAAAAAATATTCTATTAATACCGTTCCTTAATCCAATTAATGGTATTTTTTCTCTCCAAGCATAAGATAAATTACCTGGTGGTATATTAATTTCCAAACCGTTGGTTATTCCGGCTTGCATTAAAAATTGCTTTTGGTCATTATTAAATTGTAATAAATCAATATCACTACAAACTACTATAATATCTTGAGCTAATATCTTATGACGAATTTCTCCTTTTAATAAAGAAGCTCTAATATCAGCTTCTGAAACTCCAGGAATTGCTAATAAGTCTCTGGTGTGTCCAGGTAAAATTGGATAATTAAAAATTTTAACTACTTTTTTTCTATATGGACCATAATTCTGATTTAAATGAGAAATATTTAAAACTGTAAAACATCCATATTTTTTACGATACGGAGCGAAGTCGTCTAAGCCACTCATAATTTATCCCACAAATTTGTCTCTAATTGTAATAGTTACAGTTCGCTCAACTTCAGGATTTTCAGCTGTAGCTTTAACTCCACCAAATAATTTTTCTAATAACGTATCATATGATTGAGTAGCAATATCTCGCTTAGATATTTCACAAGTTGTAGCAGCATTAGGATCTGTATGTGTCAAATTTTCATCTTTATCTAAAATTACTTTCTTCAATTTTTCCTCAGACATAGATTGTATATTATTCATATCTAATCTATATCTAACATAAAGCAATTCTTCTAAATAATCGAAACTTCCTATGCCTGGTTGTCCTTCAGCATAATCTCCATCTTTTTCTTCAATTCTTAACGATTTTTCCAATGCATTTAATAATACGCGAGCATAACTATCTTGCCATTCAGGCTCTCTACCATATTTATCTTTTAAATCCTGTAATACTTTTTTTAATTTAAGAAAATTTTTGATTTTTTGAGAAGTTGCTTCTGAAATAAACTTTTCGCTACGATGATAATTTTGCAAACCACGGCGCGGATTAAAATCTATTTCTTGATTAATTCTTCTAGTATCGAAAGCAATTTTCTTAAATCCACTATTAATTAGTGAATTTAAACTATCTTTTCTTAAAGAAATAGACTCTTTACGAGAGTATATATCTTTAGAACTTCCAAAAACTAATAAATATAATTCTGAAAAGTCTTCGATATTCATGCTATTACTAAAAGTTGAACTACTTATTAATACAAGATTATTAATATTATCAATGAATACTGATATGCTATAACTTCTTAATATTATTAGATTCGTAGGTATTGGATATCGTAGAATAAATTACAGCAACAAAATTTACGATTTTATTAGCATAACATCATACATTACTTATTTAATATTTTTAAATATATAAATAGGCTCATATTTAATAGTACCAGCCATTTTATTTAGATGGCTTCTAACTGTCTTTAATTTTATTTCTTCAATAATGTCTCCAAAATAATACTTAGCCATATCAACCATTTTTGGATAATTTTTAACATTCAATCCAAAATACTTACCTGGCTTTAACATATATTTAATGTTCTCTAATGTATTTTTCCAATACGTATTATAAAAATAATCTTCTCCTTTATTATAAGCTTGAGTATATTCTGAAGAATAATATTCTTGTGAATAATATGGAGGACTACTGAAACTAAAATCAACACTATTTTCCATTAATCTTACATTTTCAGAACCATCATTAATTAATTTAACATTATTTAATGATAAATAATCTGACATTTTAGATAATTCATCTGTTGTAAATGGATCAACTCCAATATACCTTCTATTACATGATGTTGCTCCAAGCATTCTGCCTCCCCATCCTGCAGAATAATCATAAACTACATCATTTTCACTAGAATATTTTAAATATAAAAATTTAGCAATATTTGGTTTAAATATTGAAATACTTGGAACTAATCTTGACGACCTCATGCCTTGAATTAACATTCTAAAAGAAATATTAAACGTTTCATCATTACCTGTACCATACCAATCAAGACCAAGTCTATTTCTAATAAGATATTTTAATTTATCATCATCATGAAATATTTCTTTCATGGTAGGTTTATTACGTTCAGTAGCATCATAAAATTTATGACAAAAATACTTACAAATGTCAGTTGCTAAAGAATTATTATTAAATAATTCACATGTAGATAAATCAGGCGTCCAATTACACAATTTTTTATAACTTTTATGTAGTTTAGAATCATCATCTGGATAAAGCCAACCTTGAGCCCTAAAATAATTAAATAACGGCTCAACTAATGCCTCCCTCTCATTATAATTTAATGTTTTCACATATTTAGCAGTAATTGGTTGTCCATTAATAGAAGCTACTTTATTATAAATAGATTTATTTTTATTATTTTTATAATTAAAAACAGTCATTTTATTGTTTCTATCAACATTCAAATTATTTGCTTTAAATTTACCTTCATCAATAATAATATAATTTTCTTTTGATAATTGATTTATATGTTTATTATTTTGTTGATCTAATAGTTCCAAATATCTTTCATATTTTCTATCTAATCTAGTAGAATATGTGGAATTTTTATATAACCATTCTGATAACATTAATACTTTTTTATTTCCATTGCTTTCTAATTCATATGTATTATTTCCAGTTTTTGAAATATAAGATAAATTAACCATTAAATTTAACTCATCAAAAATTATTTTTTGTATATACTCTCCACATTCTAAAGTAGTAGTTAATGACCATTTCCATTCATTATTAAACCTACGTGCTAAACTACCATCTCCATCAAACATGCCTCTAATAAAATGCACATTTAGTCTAGGTAATAACCAAGATGGGTATTTAATAATAAAACTTTTAGCTCTGGGACACCCTTTTGAGGTTAAAACTTCAGATAAATGCTTACTATACATTTTTAATGTAAAATATTCATGACCTTCTTTATTTTTATAATAAATTATCTTATCCGATGGTAAATCAATAAATTTTGATAATTTTTCTAAATGGTTTTTATCTAATACTTGTAATGATAATGAAATTGTATTTGTTATATCACAATTATAAGCATCTGCATAAAAAAATCCTAACCAATATGCCTTTTCTTCGGTATCAATTTCATCAAAAATATTTTGATTAAAATGTGTAAATCTGTGTGATAGGCTTTTATCTCTCAAAATATTTTTACTTTTTGCCCACCTTTGAATTCTTCTTTTATCAATAGAGTATTTAATTCCTAATGCTTTAGATGATACACCTTGTTTATATAATTCACATATATGATCAATTTTATCATTTGTGAATTCTTCATTTAGCAATTTCCAGTTATTTTCCGTAACAATTTTTTTAACTTCTTTAGTAGGTAAAGATAACAGTTTTGCAATTCTTTTATTAGCAAAACCATCTTGTACCATTTGTTTAATTTTTTCTTTATACATTTTTACATTTATCTCATACACAAATATATTATATAACTATTAAGTTATTTTGACTCAATAATTATAATTTATATAATAATTACCTAAAAATATAATATTGTATATATTATTATTTATTTTGTTTTCTAAGATTTTCCCATATATTTAAAAATTTTTTATATAAATCGTATTTTCTCTCAAGATAAATTGTAGCATTATTGTATATCCAATCAAGAAAAATTTTACATTGATGATAATTTTTAATGCGAATTTCGCACATAATATTAATATCTTGTTTATACGCTTTAATTATATATGATTTTAAATTTAATTCTTTTTCAAATATATTTTTTAATGTATCATTAACTTGTCTAGTACAAATTAAACCAACATTTGGACTATCTCTATTGCTGTTTGGAACATAAATCCATCCATCTCCGTCTATCAATCCTCTTATGAAATGTCGATATAGCGATTTATCCAACCAATCTGGAAAAACTAATTTATGAGATTTTCTTTCAATGACACCAAGCGAAGCAAGATGCTTAGACATATGATTACTATAGATATTTAGCCATGCATAAACAAATTCTTTTCCTTTATTATTTTTAATTTTTGTATATTTAATGATTTCATCTCCATTATATAATATACGAGAAAATTTTCTTAAAATTTCCTCATCTTTCTTAGATAAGTGAATACTAATTCTATTTAATTTAAATAAATTATTACCATCAGCATAAATGAATCCAAGCATATAAGCTTTTTCTTCTGTATTTACTACATCTAAATAATGTTCATTTAAATTATATTTTCTTACATAATGAAAACCTTTTCTAGAACTTACGCCATTCTTCTTAAATAATCTTGTTAAAGATTTTCTACTAATGCCAAATTTTTCTGAAATTTTTGTAAGAGATAAACCTCTATTATAAAGTTTATTAATTTCATTAATGTACAAATCGATAAGAATATTATTTTTAGTATTTCTTTGTTTAATTGGTTTTATTATAATACATGACATCAATAATATACATATATACACCAGCACAAGGCTGGTGGGTTTCTTGGCATAAGATCATAAAAATGAAAAAGCCGCTAATTAAGCGGCTTTTTCTTTAATTAGGCAATTATTTTGTTTAATTGGAATTAGCTGCCGATTACTACACTCTTACGACCAGCTGCAACACCGCGTGGGTTTACGATTCCAATTCCAATTATTTCGCTCACAACCCAACCTAATTTTAACTGTTTTGGTTCATCGGCTGGAAGAACTTCAATATCCTGACGAACTGGCATTACACCTACGAATTCAGGATCTGCGCATCCATAGACAGTTCCGGGAGGAACAATCTTGCTAACCATTACATCAGCGCCCCAAATACGAGCATATAATCCAGTTTGTAGAACTTCGCGCATGGTAACTGGATCAACTTCTCCACCACCAACGCCTTGTCCACCACCAGATCCCCACTTTAAGATATCATTAAACTCATTGATATTCATGAAGAATTTGGTTGTAACTAAGTCCCAACGATCAACTTGAGCCTTAATTTCTATAAGATCTTTCTTCAACATACCAAAGTCTGATACATCTTGTAGTGTATTTTCAACACTGGCTGCAGCATCAAGAGCAGCAAAAACGTTTGCATCCTCTTGAGCCATAATTTCCTGGCGAGCCTTTTGAACTGCACGATCAATTACATTAAATCTACGACGTTTAACTTCAGCAATACGTACAGTTGGGTTAGAAAAGATTTCGAATTCAGGAACAACAACGCGCTCACCGAATACGCGGCTTTCTGGACCAGTGCCATTGCTAGAAATAACAACAGCAGCTACGTCGATATCACGATCGTATGTTGGCATTGCGCCTTGAGGTAATGGATCTACTACAAGTGCTCTACGAGCAATTCCATGATAATCCAAGTTTCTACGAATTGGGTTTGCCATAGCTTGAGCTAAAGCTATTTTACCTTCCTGAGTCATAATAGCACGAGAAATTAACTCATCGCGCTTTTCATCAGAAAGAGCTGGTTGTCCAGCTAAACCTACATTAGATGGTTGATTTTCTTCAAGAATTGAAGCATATTTTACAAGTGTCTGTAATGCATCTTTTAATGATGACGCATTAAGTTCACCTTTATTGTTGAACATTGAACTCATTTTTATATTCTCCTAGTTTAGAATTATTTGCCAGTCTTACCAGCTTTTGTATACAAATGTAAAACATCTAAGTACATAGATGTTTAGAAACATCTAAAATTATTCAATAATAATACCATAAAAATAATATAAAAATAATATTATTTGATAAACAAATAGAAAGGGTTATATTAATGCATGATTATTAATGAAAAAACAAAATTTATCTAATTTAAAATTTGGTAGATTAACTGTAGTTTCAGAAGGTAAAACAATTATTAGCAAAACTAATAAAAAATATACCACATGGATATGTGTATGCGAATGTGGTAAAAAAATATTAGCTAAAACAATCGATTTAACACGTGGTGGAACTAAATCATGTGGATGTTTAAGAGAACATTTGCGTTTAAAAATAAAACCAAAACAAATTTTTGGAAGATTAGTTACTGAAAAATATTTAGGATCTAGTTTATGGGAATGTAAATGTGTATGCGGAACAATTAAAAATATTAAATCTAATAGATTAATTAGTGGAAAAACGAAATCATGTGGTTGTCTTAAAAAAGAAATAAACAAAAAAAATATAAATATTGCCATAAACAAGAGGAGAAAATTTAAACCAGAAATAGCATCAGCAAGAAGAATTTGGCAAAATTATTGTTATGCAGATGGGGTAACAAGCAAATCACCACTATTAACATTTGAAGAATTTTATAAAAAATCACAAATGCCATGTTATTACTGTGGTATATTACCATCAAATAAATTTAATTTATTTAAATATGCGCATAATAAAGGATCGAATTATTCGATTAGCAACGGAACTTTTATTTATAATATATTAGATAAGTTAAATAACAATAAACCATATATTAATGATAATTGCGTATCTTGTTGTTTATTGTGTAGTAGAGCAAAAAATAAAAAAAGTGTTGAAGAATTTTATAAATTTATTCAAAAATTAAATATTAAGAATAATTTACATTATCATATAAATGATGATGTTAATTTAAACAAATTACATGATAAACGCTTCAAAAATTTAGTTAAATTTATTTATAAATCAAATTATAATGATGGCGATTTATCAATAGAAGACTTTTTTTATTTATCTCAAATGACATGTCATTTTTGTAATTCAAAATCATCAAATTGCATTCAACGTGGTAAAAATAAAATTTATAAATTTAATTATAATTTATTAAACCGTATAGATTATACTATGCCACACAATAAAAATAATGTAGTGCCATGTTGTAAATCTTGTAATTTTATAAAAAGAAATTTGTCAATGAATGAATTTTATAGTTGGATTCATAGAATTAAAACCTACAAAAAATAAAAAAGCCGGGAATTAAATCCCGGCTTTTTTTTTATTTATTCAATTATTATATATTATGGATTAAAGTGGAATACTGCCCACTTGAATGATTTTGCTACTGCAGATGAACCACTTGGGCTATTTAAAGCCTGAGCAAGTTTAGATGGAGTATTTACCAAAGAACCATTTGTCTCGAAAGAAACAAATTGTCCGATTGGTTTTTGTCCAGCACCTGCGAAAGATAGTGATGCATTTGGAGTAATTAATCCAGATGATGTTGCATAAAGCAAATCACCTGAAGCTAAAGTAGTATTTGTTGGTTGCAAACCGGTAGATGCGTTTGTATCACATGCATCTAGAGATACAGCATATAGACCTGGCTTATCCCAGCAAGTAACTTTGCCAGAACCAGTTGCAGTATGAGGTCCTAGAACGGCACCACCAGAAACTGATTGTCCGGCAGTTCCACCGACTACATAACCAAGTATTGTTCCATAGTCAGATGTACCTTCATCAGCTAACATTAATAATTTTGCGCCAACTGGAAGGTTCTTTGTAACAACAACACGCTTCTCTTGTGAGCCCGTGTTAGTATAACCGTCAAAAACATCAGATGCTGCTTTATCAGTACCTGTTAAAGGATAACCAACTAAAGTAACAACTTCACCACCTTTCAGACCGGTGACTGTTAAATCTGCATCATAACCATCAAATTGACCAAGTGGTTGTGTACCTGGTTGTAATAATCTTAAAGCCATTTGTTTTTCCTTTTAAATGTTAAAATGCCGAATAGATTACGGCAGACTTACACCAAAACTTACTAAAATATGTGAACTACCAATAATTTTAATTATTGGATACAACAAAATATCACATTATTGATATATTACATTAAAATTTTATAACTTATTATCATAATCTTCCATAGTTTTCATATACTTTATTAAATCTTCTACGTTTGAAGGAAGATTAGTTAATTTAAATTCATCATTTTTATTTTGAGAAGATGATGATGTTTCAGGTTTTAATTCGTATTTCTGCATTTGAAGCAAAGAATCTTTATATTTATTTATAGCCGTTTTCTCAGCTTGTTGTGCATGTTGAATAATTTCTTGAATTTCTTCTATTGATTTTCTAAACGGTGGAATTGCATGAACGACATCATCAAATTCATCTGCAATAAGTCCTTTACCACCATAGAATATTCCGCCAAACATATCATTTATTTTTGACCAAACACTTTCATCTTTTTTAACTTGACGACGCTTATATGATTCATTCTTAAAATTCTTCTCTAAACTAATTAGCATAGGCTCTAAATCTTGAACCTGAACTTTAAATTTATTATAAATATCAATATATGATGGTTTATTAGATATTTGTTTGGCTGCTTGCAATTGATTATATAAAGAAGTAGCAGCTTTTGGAGCTTCAATTTCATCAATAATTTCATTAATCTTATCGTAAGATTGTAAAACTTCTTTTATCTTATTTTGTACATCTTTCAATTGATTTTTAAATTCATCACGATATTCTGTTCTAGTAGACAAAGATCCAGTACCAGAAGTAATTAAATCTTCTAATTGTTTAATTAGATTTTCTGCATTTTGTACAAAACCCTTATTTATCTCATCAGTATGTTGAGACCAATAAATTAGTCCTCCAATAACTGCCACTGCGGCAACCCCAGCAGCCCATCCCAATGGGGATGCAATGGTCTTTTTCATATTTAATTGTTCAATACATTTATCTGCGAGTATCATTAATTCATTATTATCAATATTATCCATATAATTAGCTACTCTAACTAAAGATAATATTAAGTCATTTGCATATTTATGCTGTGTATGATGTCCATCAGCAGGCTTATTAACAATATTTAATATAATATTTTGACGCTCATTAATATTTTCAACCAATCCATTTAATTTATCATAGGAAGGAGATACTATTACCGCATTTGGATGAGCATCTTCAACTATATTTTTTTTATATTGCATGTTTTTAGGAAGATTTGGTTTAATACCATAAAGAGATTCAATAGCTGAAATATCTAATGAATCAACACCAGCTCCACTTTCTAATTTTTCTTTTGTATCTGCCCTAGAAATAAGACCATTTTCTATAGCACGTTCTGCATATTTATCAAAAATCTCACTATTTGACATTGTTCACCTTATTAATATGACATTATATTCATTCATTTAAGATTTTTGCATATTTCCAGCTTTTTCTGCCACTTGATCAATAAACATATCTACAAGTCTTTTTTTTGTATCAAAAGCTTTTGGTATATATGTCATTTGTCTATTTTGATTAGCTTCATTATAATCTAAAATTTCATCTACTATTACCTGAAATCCTGGAGTTGACATTGCCTCATTGTTAAAATCTTTAGTTTCTGGATAGACCTCTTCCATAAAATCAAGAACTAAATTTATAATATTATTACGTGATGGGCTAACATTCTCTACCCATACAGATGAGTTAGTATTTTTAGCAATATCAGAATATGATGTATTAACTTTAAACCTAGTTTGTTTAGATTTGGTAGCATCAATAGGTTTACCATGTTGTAGTGTACCTGTAAATGCGCTAGGTTTTCCTAGTAAAGCATTTGCTGCATCACCCGCAACCATTAAACCTGCAGAAGCTAAAATAATTTTTATGATCCATCCTATAGCTTTAGCTAATAAGTTAACAGTGTTGCGTTTACCAAGAATAAATGAAGAGGCAGTATTATCAGATTTTGAATTTTTAATTAATTGATCATTTATATTAATAAGTGCTAATTTAATTAATTTTGCCTCTCTAATTCGTATATGAGAAGATTTTAAAAACCGCTCTGCATCTTCTTGTGTAGCTGGTGGAACTGCACTAAAGTGCGATGTAACAATATTATCTACATGATCTGAGGAGATTTCTTTACCTCCAGAAATTAACGATTTTATGTCTGAAGAAATATTTTTTAATATACTAGCAACATCAATATTGAATATACGCATTGCTAAACCAAAAATAAATGACAGCCATTTCAAACTAGGAAATAATGAACTAACTAATGTAGAAAACGCTCCAGGAGCCAATAAATTAACTACACTACCAACTTTATCATTTGGATCTATGTGTGCATCAACATAATCTTTAACAGAAGAAATAAGCGATGCAACAAATTCTCCTTCAGCTTTTTTAGTAATAACTTCATCACCAAAAGCTGCTTGAATTATCAATGCATCAACATAAAGATTTATTGCTCTATTCTTTTTATACAACATTATATCCTTCTAAAAATTCTAATTATTTCTAAGAACTCTATGTAAATTACTTTGCCAGTTTTTAATAACCAAAGCATTATTGTAACGAAGTGCAGACGCATCATTGGCATCGCTACCAACTTGTTTTATAAATTCATCTTTTGTGTGATCATCCATATAATCAAAATCTTTAGATTTGAAAACCATCATTATTTTAGCAACAGTTTCAATTATATATTGCAATGTCAATAAATATTCGGCAATTCTTTCTGGATGTTCTAATTTCTTTTGAATATCATCAACCTCTTCATTAAGAAACTGTCCTGTTGCTGCCTCACCAAGCATACTTTTCGCTTTTTTAATTTGCTGTTTAACAGTATTTGCAAATGAAGAAATGCTTGGTTCTATTTGTGAATATTTATCAACAAATCTAGTTATTCTATCAAAATCTATTTCACCTTCCTTATAAGGAAACATATTTTTCATTGAATTAATTATTTTTGCCCTATTATAATCTACATCAGATTTTTCAACTTCACTACGATCTGTTACATTAGGACTTTTTGATTTATTAGTACTTTTTGATTTATTATCATATTCATATGAAGTTAATGAGCAAGCTTCTCCATTAGGACCACTAATTCCTTTACTAACCATTTCTATTTGTTTTACAAAAATATTATATTTTCTTTCTTGATCTTTAGATATTGATCTACTTAATAACCAACGCGCCTTTAAGTATACAACCTTAATTAAATTACAGAAATCAAAATCGGCATCAGTTACATTAAATTCTTTATCATATCCAGGTATCTTAAGTTGTATTTTATTAGAAAAAGCCCATGACCTAAAAGAATTAGCGTCAGCAATATCTTTGTATAATAATTGAATTGATCCATCAGCAGTATAATTACTATAATCAATAGTACGTGGAAATGTGGTTAATGTTTCTTCTTGAGATAATACATATTCTGGTTCTTGATATTTTTTAGGTAAACTCATTCTAAAAATCTTATTAACATCTTCAACTCTCTTACCTACCATTATCTCTAACACTTTATCTTTTGTATCTTGAGCTAATTTTTGTAATGAAAGTAAATAATCTTGAAGTAATTTTATATTAACAAAATATTCTTGTTTTATAGATTCTCGTTTACCAGTTTCCATCATATTATCAAGTTCACCAGAAACTGGCAAATATGATTTAGGATCTGGATTTTCTCCAAAATATACAACACGGTTGCCATTAACTAATATTTTATTTTGTTCTAGATATTGCAAAAAATTTCCAAAAGAACTTAAACTGGAAACATTTAATGGTGATGACACATCTAATTCTGTTGAAATTTCTGCAGGAACATTTTGACCTTTATCTTTATTATAAAAATTTTGCTCTAATTGATCAACTAGTTTACGAGTTAATAATAAATAATTTTTAACACTTGGATCTGCATTTGGATCCAAAGGTAAAGTTTGCGCATTTTTTCGAACATATTTATTCTCAAAATCAATACCACTTTTAATTAAAGTAAGTATTAAGTTTTTATCATTATATATAAAACTCATAATATTTTATATTCCTTTTGGTTCTGGTACTCTCGTTAATGAAAGTTGTTGATTTATTTGTTGTTTAACCTGCTTTATTATTTGATCAACTACAATTTTCCAGTGTTCAGGATTTTTACGCCATTCATTAGTATATGAATTACGACTTGCCCAATTGTCTAAAGATTGTGCATTTAGTAAATCAGCGGCTGTAATTATAAATGGTGTACCACTACCCAAATTTATTTTAAATTTTGCTTGATCTGGCTGTACATAAAAACTTTGATTTTTATTTTTTACCAAATCTAAATAAATATTTTTCTCATCATCACTCATATCTGGAACATCTTTAGTTTTACTTTTTTTGTATGTTATAAAACTAGCGCCCTCTATTTGTTGTTTATTATATGGACTATTCAATATTTCTTCATTAAATTCTTTAAATAAAGAAATCAAATCATCTAAATATTTAGAAATAAATGGTGCGCGTATATTTTTTTCTTGTAATGAAATATCTTTATCAGTTAAAGGAATCATTGATTGCAAATCTTTTAATTGTAATGAATTAAATGATTTTACTTTAAAACCTAAATCATCACTAATTCTTAAAATAGCATCTGCAATTGCAACAATATTTCTCAAAGAATTATTAGTTCTTGGACCCCATATACCATCCACAGCAAATTCATTACTTTCTGAACCTAATCTTTTAATTGAATCTAAAACAACATACATATTTTTTAAATCTGATGGCATTTTTTGACTTAATTTTGATTTCTTAGGATCAGGATCAAATTCAACACCTTTTACAGCAGAATCTCTTAAATATGATAAAACCATAAAATTACTAAATGATGTACGACCTAATGATTTACTGATATTTTGAAGATTTGCTGCTTGAGGATACAGTATACCTTGAAATAATGAATCGAAATCAATTTGTTCAGAAATAATGTCAGCCAATTTTTGCATTTTTTCTTGCATTTCTTTAATGAGAGGAGATCTGGCTAACACATATTTAGATTTTTGTGCAGTTGTATCAGAAGGGACACTTACATTATTGTCTTTTGACACAGATGATGGTTTAGAAATGTTTGGATTTAAAGGAACATCTAAATCATCGTCTTTTGACACGGATGATGGTTTAGAAATGTTTGGATTTAAAGGAACATCTAAATCATCGTCTTTTGCTATTTTTTTTATTAATTGAACTATATTTTTCATTTATTACTTTATCCAGTGGCTCTTAAATATTTCTAATTTTTGTAAAACTTTATCTAATTTCTCTTTATATTCTTTAACAATATATACTTTGTTTTCTTTTGCAGAGTCAAAAGCATTTTTCTGATCTGTAATAATTTTTTCAGCTTTATTTAAAAAGCTTAATAAAACATTTTTATTTTCATATTGTCCAGCATTGATTTTGTATTTCCATATATTAATAGTTTTTAATGCTTCATCTTGTGCTTTTTGTAACTCTACAACTGATTCTCCACCTTGTTGTTTTATTTCTTCATTAGCTTTTTCTGTAACATCAGAAATTATAGAATTAATTGTATGCTGAGTTTCTGCTTTTGCTTTTGAAGCAACATTAATAAAATTACCAGCAGCCAGTTCTAAATCTTTTAGCTGAGATGCATCAGACAGCAAAAGAAAAGGCGACGAAGCTATATATTCTGACCATATACTGTCATCGCTAACAAACGTTCCAGGTTTCATACCTTCTGTTTTAGTGCGTTTACCACGAGCCCATGACATTAATGATGCGGCTGCATTCATAGCATCTAGTAAATGATTAATATATGATTTCATCATCATGACATCTTTAACTTTTGGATCTTTTGCATTTGCAGACATTTTTTCAGATAAATCCATTGCAGCCATAAAATTTTCTTTTAAATGTTTCAAATCAACAATTTGTTTATCTGACATCAATTTTAAAACATCATTTGCCTCTGAAATGCAATTGTCATAAGCTTTTTTTAAATCAGTAGAATAAAATTTATTCTCAAATATTTTGTATCCAATGTATCCACCAACAATGGCAGCTAATGGAATTGCTAATGCAGAAGCGGTAGTAGAAACTGTAGTTGCTCCTATTCCTGTAGCTGCCACTTCTCCTGCTCCTACAGCTCCTCCTGTTTCTATAGTAGCTGGAGAAGATCTAGTTAATAACTGCAAAATTTTTGCAAATACACCTTGTTTGGATCCTAAATCTGCCGCACTAAATTCTGCAACTCCACCTAAAGATAATTTTACTGCCTCTACAATATCTTTATTTGATGCAAATTTGCCGGTTGGCTTTTTATTAACAATATCTTCAATTTTCTTTTTTTGATCAACAATTGTTTCTACGACGGCATCACCTAAAACATTTTCAATAGTATGACTTCCTTCTGGATGTGCAGCTTCAACCAAATCTTCTCCAACTTCTTTTGAAGTGTTATAATTATCTGCAGAAGCTTTTTTAAATAATAAAAATTTTAATTCAATTTCTTCTGCTTGTTTAGTAAAACCAAATGATCTTAAACCTTCACATAATTTAATTATATTCACTGTAAAATCATTTGTTGGTCTAAAATCCTTGTTTTCTGATTTGTTTGCAATTTTAATAACAGCATCAGGTTTAATCAAACCCTTAGAAACTGCTAATTTTTCTAATGATCTCATAGTGATTGAATCTTCAAATTTAATATGTTTAAAAGACATTATTTAGACCTCAATAAAATAAAATTAATCTATAACTATGCTAAAGTATAGATATAAATGATGTCTTATTATCGATATTTTTAATTTATTGAATATAATTTAAAACCAAAGCGCTTCAATAAAAGAATTAATTGGGGAAGGTGGCGCAGTAACCATAGCAACAGCAGGATGAATATTACTAGGCTTTCTAGTAGTTAATAATCCATTTTCGCTAACATAAAGATTTGCTTTAACTGGATATTGTTGATTAGTTTCATATTTATTAGTCTGAAAAAACATTCGTTGATACCAGACTGTAATGCGTCCAGAACCTTGGGTGCTATCATCTCCTGGAATATTAGGAACTTGATAAGTATAACTGACAATAGTTCTAATTGCATTTGGCGATCCGCTTCCAGTCGCATCAAAATTAAGTTCAGTTCCAGCTATAAAAGTAATAGTTCCATTTATAGCATTTAATTTAACATCAACTGTTGAAGCAAAGCTTGATGCTGTAATATATGGATATTTTAAATTAGCAGTAATATCTACTGGAGTAACTAATTTACCACCACTCATAACTCCAGTAGCAGGAACAATTACTACTTCATTCCAGGAAACTGCATAAAATGCTTTAGTCCTAATATCATCAATTACTCCAATTGGAGCGGTTCCTTTAGAAACCGTTGCCATTACCTGATTACCTATTACTGTTAATTCTGCAATCATTCCTGGCTCAAATTGAGCACTTGGATCACATATAAAACTAACTGGCTGAGAATTTCCAATATTAACCAATCGAAGCATTATCTTACCTTTTTATATTTGAATATATCAAATATATATATAAAATTATATCTCGTCCTCAAATTCCATATCTAAATAAGAATCTGAATTATTTACTTCGATACAATCTTCAATATCTGAATTTAATAAATCAGCATAATTTTTATCATCAGCATAATAATAAAATGAATTACCTGTTTCTAATAAATTTTTTATTATTTGCTTAGATGATAAATTAATATTTTTATTTTTATTAGTAGCTATACTTTTTTTTTAGTAAAATCTTTTTCATCAAATTCAAAAAGCTCATCACCTGGATGAGACTTTGGCTTTTCTTTATGTAACAAACTTTTGAACTTTAAAAGTTTACCTTCAGGTTCTTCAGATGATTTTTCTTCAGTATCATGCAACAAACTTTTTATTTCAAATACTTCTGGAATATCATCACTAGCCATTTTTTCAATTAATTTAGTAATTACTTCTGCTTCTTTAATACGACCAACATCATCAAATAATTCTGCTGCATAATTTAAATAATCAAAAGCTTTTGACACTTTTGCTATTTTATTATCTTTCTGAATAGAGGAAAGCTCTTTTTCCATATTTGTCATCAATTCATCTGCAACGCTTCCCAATTTAAACAATCTATCGGTCATATTATACCTTATTATTTCTATTTTATAGATAAAATTAACACAAATATTTTATTAGTATAAGTGTTTATTTATTTTCAATATTTATAAAAATTTAATTTAATGTTTTATACAACTTATACATATTTTTTTACATATTTCGTAGCATCTTTCATTGATCTAACACTATCTTTTGAAGATTTTGTAGAATCATTCATTGATTTACCGCTATCTTTTGAATTTGAAGATTTTGTAGAATCTTTCATTGATTTACCGCTATCTTTTAAAGATTTTGTAGAATCTTTCATTGATTTACCACTATCTTTTAAAGATTTTGTAGAATCTTTCATTGATTTACCACTATCTTTTAAAGATTTTGTAGAATCTTTTTTATCTTGTTTATCTTTTTTATCTTTCTTATCTTTTTGTTTTTTCTTTTTTGCTTCTGCAACCAAACTAGCTAGTCCAAGGCTAGCAAACGCACCCTTTTCAAATCCAACATAATCAAGTGCTGCCGATGCTTTTATCAAACCTTCTATTGCAATATTATATGCTTCAACTTCTTTAGAATCATCATCGTACTCTTCAACAGATGACATGCTACAGTCTTCTTTATCCAAAGAATTATCATGATCCATTTCACATTCACATTCACAGTCACATTTATGTTTGGCTGTTTTATAATTAGTATTGAATAAATTTGACATCTCTTCGCTATTAAGAACGTCGTTCATTCCTAGTGCTATTAATTCAGATACGCTTTTTGTTTTCATATTCATTGCCCCTTATTAAAACAATCTCTTTGTTGATTTTGAAAACGCGGCATTTAATTGTTCAAATAAATTATCTGATTCAACTTTAGCGGCAACGGATTCGCTAGAACCAATTAATCCAACTTGCGGTACATGACCAGCCTCTTTAACTAAATTATGTCTTGAAACCACACGTTTAAGTGATTCAAATCCTTCATCGTTAAATTTCATAATTTCGTTAACTTGAGCAGTAATGGCTGATCTATCACGAGCGCATAGTCCACGATCAACCATATCATAGGTTAATTCATAAGCTCTAGCAAGCTTAACTTTATAAGCTTCCATTTCTTCTTGTGCTTTTGCCTTAGCATGCTCTTTAACTAATTCAGCAGCGAATTCTGATCCTTCAGAACCGACTTGACCATAGAATTTCTTCCAATAAGCAACAGCGTCTTTATCAAGACCTTCTGCAACTAATGCATCTACTTCATTTGGATCAAGCTTGCCTTCAACAATTAATTGTTGAATTGCTTCTGCTTCTTTACGTACTTTTGGAGGAGCAGTTGCAACATCCATCATAGCATCATGTTGTTCATTAAGATCTTCAACCTTAGCTAAATCGCCACTTGGCTTAACATCTAAATCAGTAGTATACCCACCTTTTGGATGAGCTTCATTTAAATGAGGGCTTGTTTCTAACATTTCAGATGCTAATTTAGCTCTATATAATGCCCTGCCTTCTTTTGTTTGTAAATCAAATGAAGCTTCAGAAACCTTAGAACCTTGTGGAACTGTTACTTTTTTACCAGATGGTGTTTCTACAGCTACCATATCTGCAGATTGTTCATCACAAGAATCATCAACTGATGATGAATCAGAAGAAGATGAATCAACAGATGATGAATCATAAGAAGACGAATCAACAGATGATGAATCAGAAGAAGACGAATCAACAGATGATGAATCATCTACATAATCAACTTCTTTTTTTAGATTAGAGAGATCTGTATCGGTAGACTCTATCATATCCATTAATTCTCCATTATTATCACGATCTAAATCATCTAAATCTGATTCTTCTAATTCCATATTTGATTCTGCTAATTTATTTAAATCTGCCTCTAATGATGCACGCTTTACAATAGCCTCAGTACCACGGGCATATTTAACAAACGCACTCATTAATTTAAATGAGTCAGCAAGTGAAGTTTTTGCGTCAGTTATAGCGTCTTCAACAATAGATTTAACAAATTCATCATTTGACGAACTAATTGTGCCTTTATCATACATTGCATAAATCATCTTTAATTCTTCATGATGATCTTCTAATTCTGCAATTGTTTCTTTCATAGCATCAATAAGAGCGCCATTAAGTTCAACTCTCATCTTATTTAAAGCAGTATTGGTATCTGAAGCAGATTTGCCCAACTCTCCCAAATCACCCATTTCAGATTGCTCACCAATTAATGCATCAACTGATTCTTTAAGATCAGATACTACATCTACTGTCTTATTCATTAAATCTTTAACTGTTTCTTTTGGATCACCTTTTGCTGAACCAGCATCTGTAGTTGCATCAGTACTTGATGTTTGAGTTGCATCAGGTGTCTGAACAGCATCTTTAGCTGGAACTACATTAGGATTTGGAGGTGTAACTTGTGCTGGAGCTGCGTTTTGTGCTGGAGCTACGTTTTGTGCTGCAGTACCTGGAGCAACATCTTGTGCAATTTTGTACATTTTAGCAACTTTATCAGCACCAAACACTTTTATCTTTTCAATTAATTTGCTACCAAAATCTTTTGTAGCAATAGTATCATATAGTAATTCTGCACGTTGACCAGAAAGATCAGATACGGAAGCAGTAAGTAATAATTCGTCACCCAAATAAACTTCCCATGCACTATCACCAAGATTTTGAGTGCCATCTTTATTAGCAGCCTTAACGAATCGTGCCCTTAATGAAGCTCTCTTAAGTGGCTCTTTAACTTTTCTATCATTCGGATACATATCATCTACATCTCCGACACCTGGGAAAGGTTTTTTGCCAACCATTTGCTTATCAGATTTTTCACGCAAATCTTCATTCATTTTATCAGGTGTATATTTTGTTTTACCAGGAGTTGGTTCATTAACGCCACCACCACCTTGAAACCAAGACTTTTTTTCCAAAGCTTCTTTTGCTTTAGATATGGCATATTGTCTACGCATTGCGCGTTCTTCAGCCTGAGCCCTAGCCAGCATTTTTTTCTTTTCTAGATCTCCAGGGAAAATTTCATCAACTTCTCCAATATCTTTAGGATTAAGATTCATGTGTTTATCTCCATCAGTACGAAGTTTTTCATTTAATGGATCTTTAGTATATTTAGCTTGACCTGGAGTAGGTTCTTCTGTTCCTTGATAAAATGCTTGTTTATTTAAATTATCCTTTGATTCAGACATATGTTCCTCTTTATTTAAAATATTATTATTTGATAACTTATCCAAATTTTTTTTCATGTCAGCAACCTTTGCCTCTAATGAAGTTGCAATAGCTTGAAATTCTTTAATTAAAGCATCTTTTTCTTTAGATGCTAATCTTTGAGCTGGCGGAGCTATATTAAAATCTGTGCTAGGTACATCAGTTTCTTGCATCGTTGCTGTACTAGCCGTTTGATTTAATGCTAAATCATTAGTATCTTTTTGTAATTTTTCTTCTAATATAATTTCTTCCAATTTAGCCAACTTTGTTATAGTTTCATCTAAATCTTTTCTAATATTAATTAATTCATATGCATTATTATTAACTGATAGTTTGTTTAATTCTTTTTCTTTTAAAGAAACATAATTATTTAAATTATTAGCCGCAGCAATAATGTGTTTAATTTTAGCCTGAGGATCTGCCCCATTAACAACAATTGATAATTCAATTGGACTTAAATCAATATTAATTTCACCATAACATGTTTTACTGCGCATATGATTACAAAAATCTTTTTCAGTTCTAGCTACTTGACCACAATCAGAACAAATAGCTTGACCTACTGCAGTACCCATAGAAACACATGTTGAATAACCTGTTGCTACTTTTCTAGCTAATTCAGGATAATTATGTTTATCAAGTGCACATAAAGCAACTACACGTTTTAAATTACGATCATAATAAGTATCAACTATAAAACCTCTTACATGATCTACAGAATCAGATTTATGATCGACACAAAGAGGTTTACCAACCCATTTTCTATGGGCTTTTATTAATTCTTCTTCTGGAAAGATGTCTCCATTAGAATTTTTATATGGTCTAATAGATTTATCATTTGTAGTCCAACGCCAAGATCCTTTATCTTTAATCCAACCAACTTTAACTGGCTCACCAGTTGCTGTTAATTTTGGTGTGCCATCTGGATTAAGCGCGCTAGCTTCAGCGGCATGCATCATTACAGCAGAAAAATATAAAAAATCCTCTGCTTTGGGAGCTATTGTTTTCAAACCTGCGGCTATCTTCTTAAAATGTTCTTGAACAACAAAATCATCAATAATTGGAGCTACTGAGGAAAATTCTTCAACTCTGCTAGCTTCTAGCCATTCACCTAATTTAATAAATCCATATTGCATTAATTAAACCTCTGTTCTTTACTTTTAAGATCTTTATGATCTATATATGATTCTTTTTTTATTTCACTTTCGACTTCATTAATTGCTGTTTTTTGTTGTTCGTCAATATCTTCTTTTTTAAAAACTGAGATTATTTTACCATCACCATGTTTAATAAACATTATATATCCTTATAAAGATTATTTAATAATCACACAATTATAACTAATTATTACCAAAAAGCAACTAAAATAGTTATACAACACCTATATTATAATATTCATAGAATTATTTTTAATATTATTACTAACTATTTTCATTATTGTGTTTATTAAACAAATCAATAATCAATGGAGCTTTATACTCTATTGATTTATTAATTTTTTTACCAACTTCATCTACCCAATTAGTAGCTAATATATTAGTACTAATATGACTTATAAGACGAGAATCAACAATATTATAAATATTGTCGCATTCTTTCTTAATAGACTCAATACTTTTTACAATATCTGATACAAATTCTTTTGATTTTAAATTTGAAAACAAGTCTGCAAATTTATTTACCTCTATTTCTAATTTTTCAATCGAAGCAATAAATGATTTCATTAATTTATAAATTTGAGTATCAAAAGAAAACATTTGCATTAATGTAATGCATTTGAATGCCATAATTTTAAAATTATTAAAATTTTCTATAGATTTATCACGATAACGCCTTAATGCTGCTCTAAATTTAAATATTTGATCTTCTGATATATCTGGATGATCTTTAAATGGAGTAAGCATAATATTTAAATGATCTTTAGCTTGTTTTAAAACTTTTAGAGATTGTTTAAATGCATAAACAGCTTTTTCTGCCTGTTGTTTTTCAGCATCAGTTATATCATATGACATTTCTATGGAGAGTCCTACTTTTTTCATTTATTTTTCCAACATCTATTGAATTTTAATATTAATATTGTACTTATAATTATTATATTTACTTAAAATATGATTATATTCCAACAAAACCTCCACCAATTTCTACTGGTCCAACTCCTTTTATCCCAGAAGTATTATCATACAATCCAACTAACGGAATATGTGTGGTTTTTACATAATATTTTTCATTGCAACTATCTCTAGTATCTCCCTGTCTATTTTGATATTGATATACCGAATCGTATGGATATTGCCTAGTCTTATCTAGATAAGGAGCAAAAGAACCCCTATCTGCTCTATCTAAAGCAGATGATTTTTCATCTTGTATATACTCTCTTTCATTTGATACAATATCAGAATTATTTATGTCTGCATTTGAATTAATTATTTTTTTATATAGATTAATAACAGATGGAGATACTCCTTTACCAAACCCTAAACCTTCCGCTTCTTTAATAGCATCTGAAGGATCTACATTTAAATATTTACATTTAAATAATGCTATAACAAAACCAGTTCTATCTTTGCCTTCTTGACAATGTACAAATGTAGGAACACCACTATCCAATAATTCTTTTAAATCATAAGAAAATAAATTAAATATACTTTTTCTAGAACCATCTAAAGGAATAATAATATGTTCTATGTTTAACATTTTGCATATATTATGTATTTTTTCTCCTGCAGAAGCATCTAAACTTACAATTTTTTGTATACCAAATAATTTATTAAGCTTAACTACATCTTTTACTGATGGAGCACCGCCTCTATACAAATTATTTGTTACTTTTCTAAATCGTTTTATCATTTTTTATCATTATAAGTTTATTATTATGTTATCAATAACTTCTTTAACATATTTAGGATCATGATTAAATAAAATATGTTTAACTAAAGTAATAGATTGTCCAAGTGCAGATGATGCTGGCATTTGCTTAGAAGCAATTTCATTAACATTTAAATTATATAATTTACTTTTAAGATTTAAAATTGCTTTTACACGATTTTTTTCAGATATCCTTCTTAATATAAATTTAATAATATTAGCTAAATATTGACCTACTTGAGCAGGATTTCCAAGCTCTGTAATAGCTGCAGTTTTAATTACATTTTTATTTATTTTTATTGGATTAATTTTATTAAAATCTACCAATGATTTTGATAAAGATAATTTTTCTGGATTTTCCAATCCCCTTTTAATAGCATCATCAAAATAATTTTTATAAATTTTAAGAAAGTCTAATATCTGTTCATTAGAACATTCTTTTCTCATTTTTCTCATAATTGCAGATAGACTAAAATTATCTACATCTGTTAAATCAATAACAGAAGCCTTCTTTTTTTTCATATGTTTAAACATTTCAATTTGTTTTAATCGCTTTTCTGCCTCTTCTTTTGAATCATATGTTCCTAAATTTTTTCCTTTTTCTGAAAGGACTCTCCATTTATTGCCAGGCAATTTTTTAATATAAGCGATTTTATAAATATAATTTTCATTCATTATTTACCAACCAAATCTTTTATTACCCTAACTGTATCGGCACTACTCAAAAATAATTCTTGTAATTTACCTTTTCCATCAACTTCACTTAAAGCTTTAATAGATCTTTCATTAATTAATATTATTTTACCAAATGTAATTTGTTTTTCTTTAACATAAACAGAATTTATAATTAAACATTCTTTATATGCTCCAACTACTTTACCACAAAACACTGCAGGATATTGTGAAGAATGCTGATCTAAAGTAATATGCTCATATGAATCACCAACATATAATTCAATTAATTTTCCTGTAAATAATTTGGCAATGTATTCTGCAAAAGTATGTTCTTTACTACTTAATTCTGACGCCAAATTTAAACATTCTTGTTCGGATACCATATTTTATCCATTATTTTAATAAAATTTTTCCTAGCAATTTTTTTATTTTTATACGCCCTATCTATATATGAAAAAGTATTAATATTTAATTTTTGTTTTTTAACAATATTATATTTTTCTAACGATGATAATGATACCATTAACTCATCTAACAAGTCCTTTATTTTCATAATAAAATTAGATTTATTAGATATAGAATCGTTATTTACCATCACGTTTGATTCTTCTGTAATTCCAGATTTTACTTTATCATATTCAGGCGACTTATTAAAATGTGAAAACAAACTAACCATATTTTGTGTATATGGAATTTCATCTGCAGTATAATATCCGGCTTTTTTTAATGCTTTAGAATATTCTTCTGGATTTGGATTTATTATATGCTGCCATGCATTAGCATAATTATTTTTCAAAAATTGAATATAATCTAACGCACCCTCCTCTAAAGTATTAAAAGCACGATACTTCAAATTCATTTTCTTCCATTTACCTGGAGAAATTTGTTCATTTGTTGTAAGATCATCAAAATAATTGTATTTTCCTTTGCCATCAGTAGTTACATTACCAATATTGTAGTTCCACATACTTCTTCTATGCCCAGTTTCCAAAGCATTTTGTGCCAATAGCATAGCTATTTGTTCTTTAGTTGGCATAGAACCAAAAAGTTTCTGCCAAGCATCAATTAATGCTTTTACCAGTTCTGATTCAGAGACTTCTGTTCTAATACGTGGAACTCTTTGACCCATTACTTTATAATACCATCAACAATTTTAAAAAGTTTTAAACTAGTTTGTTTGTCTGTATTTTCTATATATTTAGCGTATTTATATATTTCTTTAGCTAAAATTATAGGATGCTCATTTGCTAATATCTCTAAAGTATTTAGAAATCTCTGATGAGAAGATTTTGATGATTTTACATTTTTATCGTTATCTTTATCTTTTTCTTTATCTACTGTATTTTTTTCTTTATCTTTATCTACTGTATTTTTTGCACTTTCCTCTGCAAGTTGCTTTTTTTTCTGTTGTTCGGCATACTCTAATTCTTTTCTTAATTCAGCTTTCTGGCGCCTTTTTTCAGCAGTTTCTGTATCAGGACCATAAATAGTGTCTAACTTACTCAAAGATTCTTGTTTAGCCTGTTCGGTAGGTATCTTTGGCTTAATAGGTTCTGTCTTAGGCAAAGAAATTAATTGCTTACCTTCATCGTCATCAGTTACAACTTTTTTAGATGTTTCTAGTTGTAATTTTTCAACAAAATTTTTAATATTATCTACATAATATTGTTTAAATTGTTTATTATATTCTTCATATTTTTTAATGAATTTTTCAGATGATTTTAAATAGTCTTCAACTTTTCTTTTGGCGCGAGCCCAAGACATATTTTTTAATTCTTTTAATAGTAGATCAAAAAGCTGCTCAGACCTAGAAATTAATAAATCTGTTTGAGATTTTAATTGTCTCATTTTATCAGGATATCTTTTTTCCCAAGCCCTCATAGCTTTACCACGATCAGTAGTAATAGTATACCACCAATCTAAAATGCCTGCTTCTTTAAACAAGATATTAGATAAAGATGCAGTTGTATCAAATTTTGATTTTAATCCAAGCAAACTTTGTTTTGTTTCTTCATCTAAATCTTTAAATAAAAATTCTTCATGAACACGAGAAACATCTGCTTTAAAATTACTAAGAATCTTATAAATTTTATCTAATATTGTATGAAAATCTTTTAATTTTGAAACTGATAACATATATTCTCGACGATTAAAATTAGATCTTGCCTCTGCAAGTAAACCCTTTAAATCAGATTCTAATAATATTTCTCTAATAGAATCATCAATATTATTTAGATCTTCCATAATTTTAGCAAATGTAGGACTAAACATTTCAGCAGCATGACCACCAATATCTAATTTTTCACGCAATTTACTGAGTAGACTTCTTCTCTGAGCTATTTTATTCATAAATACTCCAATACTAATGTAACTAGTATATTTAACATAATTGATACCTAAATATACATAGTCTTATGTATTCAGACTACCAAAATAGTATGATTATAAGATTTCTTTGTATAGTCTTATGATACATATCTCATGTTGCTCAATATGTAATTATTAATACAATTATAAATATAGTGTGATGTATGTTAATAAGTACATTATAACATCAAAATAACAATAATAAACTAATGATTATTTGCCGCCTATAATCTATATTATGATGTAGGTGGAGTTGCAGGAGGCATAGATGGAGATGCAGTTGGTGATTCCATTCCTGGTAACGTACCTAAATCAGATTTTTCTCCAGACGGTTCACCAGGTACAGCAGATTCATTGGTAGATGATGGCTCCATAATCTCATCATCATCACTTAAAGATCTCAATGCTGTCAAATCCATTGCCTCTAATGCTGCTTTTTCTTTTTTAGCAATAGCAGCACAAATAGCCTCTTTACGCATTTTACGCATTTCATCTTCCCATTCTAGTCCTAGCGACTTATATAATGTAGTCAATGATACACGTTTTGCTTCACCTTCTCCTTGAGTTAAATTAATCAAATTTTGAATATAATCGCCAGCATCAAATAATGACATATGATTCCATTCTACTTCTGGCACGATTAATTGCTTTTCAGATTTATTACCATTACCCTTATATTCATAAAATCCTTGTAATTTAGAAATTGGAGCAAATATTTTTCTTTTTAGCCATATTGCTAACATATTTCTAAACTGCATATAGCGTTGTCTTAATACATCTAAAGCTACCCCTCCGTTTGCATAAGTGGTATCAGATCCGCCATCCATTAATACTGATGGAACTTGCAAACCTGTATAAATTTCTTTAACTAATTGAGTAATATCAGAAGAAATATCATATATGCCACTACCTGCACCAATACGCTCTATAGTAACACCTTCATGAGTAAATATTTTAAAATCTTTATCATATTGAGCTTCTTCAAAAATCGATCTCCAATTTTCAAGATCAGCAAAAGTAGGCTTATATCCACCATCACCGCCACCAACTTTAACTAATGTTAGCGGATTAATCATATTATCGGCTTGAGCATATTTGCTTTCACGAAGTTTATCAAAAAGCATTAATTGACGAAAAATACATACAGGTAAACCGGTTCCACGAATTTCATATGGGCTAATTTTTCTTGATAAATGAGAAACATTGAATCCATCTAAAGGAATATTTTCTCCACGCTTAACACAATCAATAATATGATTATTTAATTGCTTTCTTTGCTCAATATCTGACGGCTTATTAGAAAATACTATTCGTTTCAAATTTTCATCAGGTCTTAACATTATTATAGGATCTGATGCTATTGCTGTACGTTTAACTATCATGTAGTCAGGATTTTGAATAAATAACCTACTCCATTTTCCCTTAGAAATATCTAATTCGGCATAAACAAAAGCTTCTCCTAATAACCAAAATTCTTGTGCTATTTGAACACAAATATTCATCAAATCAATTTCTTCAATCATATCATTAAAGAAATTTTCAACTTCCTTGTTGGCACATTTTATATTTAATTTGCTAATAGGATATGTACTATGAAGATTTATAGCATTATGAACAAATGGATTTAATGCATAAAAACTACGACACCACGCATTAATAGTTGCACGATCTCTTGGTAAATTAAGATTTGAATTTAACCATAAAGGAGAATAAATTTCAGGTGTTTGTTTTACTGTATCATTGTTACCACGATAATTAGTGGTAGTAACCTGTGCATTTTTAATAATGCCAACTGATGATGTAACATTTCCAGCATCAGTTAATTCATTTTTTATATTTCTATCTGATCCATCTGAAAATAATCCGTGAGCAACTTCGTTTGCTAACATATCACGTCTATATTCTGATACTGATTGTGCCATTATAGCACTAATTTGAGGAACATTTCCTCTACGCTCTAAGAACTTTTCTGATTTTGATTTAATAAAAGACATATTTCCTTTTATAGTAGACTGTCAATTATTAACAATATAATGTAGATATCTTGTAACTATCATTATTTATACTGTAAAATAGACTTATTGATGTTCTGACGTCTATACTTTTTGTGTTTTCATAGCAAAATATATAAAGTTATTTATTTATTTTCAATGTATATTCTATCTTTAGATATATCAGTATAATAGTTGGTTATAATGAAAACATATACTATTGTGAAAATATATAACAATACATTAAATTATATGTAAATGATCATTATAACGAATCTTATTGTTTTATTTGCATAAAACAATTAAATATTTAAAATCTACGAGGAATAAATCCAATTACAGCCAAAGGCTTATTATTTTTTAATTCTTGTTTTTGTAATAATGGGTTAAAATTTGTAAATCCGTCAGTTAATAAAAACTTATATGCTAAATAAGCATTTAGTAATGCCATAAATCCATCATTAGGTGTACTACCTTTAACATAATGAACAGTTGGATCTCCAGATCTAGATATAGACGATTTAATTTCCATGCTAGAACAATGATTTATTAACCATCCTACTTTTTCAAAATCTCCTAATGGAAACCTTATTTGTCCTTTTTTCATAATTTCAAATAATTCGCTAATATAAAAATCTCTCTCAAAAACTAATTCTTTAGGATATGAATCCTTATTATACTTTATGTGATTATTTACTTTATTATGAGCTCTAGATACGATATATCTGTCACCATAACTGTTATGAAGCATAGTAGAAAAATCATTTGAATATCCTATATCTCCAATTGCTAAATTTACACTATATTGCCTCATTATTTGATCAATAATTCCCTTTTTACTATCCATATCATTTCTTTTAAATTTTGTAGCGAATTCTATAGATAATAGACCGGGACCTTTAACTGATAAAACAACTGCAGTACTATATGATTGTCCCTGAATCTTAGATGTATTTGGATTTGCTAATTGCTCTAAATCAGATCTAGCACCATAGTCAATTCCTAATACAACCATTTTTTCTTCATTTGGTTGTATTCTTGCTCTAAATTTCCTTTCAATATCACCACAATTAATTCTAATTTCTTCTGGAGTAATAGGACTTGCATCTCCTTGAAAAAATTCTCCTAAAACTTCATTACGATAAGATCTTTCAGTTGCAGTTGGATGTACTCCAGGTTTTTGTGATAAAATATGCTCCTTTTTCAATAAAGGCATATATAATTGATTAATATGAAATCCTATATAAATAGCGTCTTCTGTATTAGTAGATGCTACCCATTTACCTCTCTCAGCAGCCTGTCTTTTATCTTGTTCATGATTGCAGTGAGTACATCTTACAATGTATTCATACAACCAAATTTTCTCCCAATCATCTGATTCTGGTGTATATAAAGGAAAATGTTTTTTACATTTTTCACAACCAAGATAATAATATTGTTGGTTGGATGCCAGCCACATTTTGTGATATCCAGATCCTTTTTTCTTAGGAGTACCAAAATACATTTGAACCCCAGATCCAATAGCACCATATTTTGCCTGTGAAAGCATTTTAGTTGCATTGTTAATTGCAACATCTGGAATATCTTGACATTCATCAAAAAAAATAACATCTGCGGTACGACCACGAAGACGGTCAGCATCTAAACCTGTAGATTCAATCCAAATATGATTACCACCAACAAACTGTTTAAAATGTAAAGAATTATTTGTATCTGTTGTAGTATCTAATAATGATTGCAAATAAGATTTGTTTTTTTCTCCAGATTTTTTTGAATGTGAGTCTCTACGAACTGACCCAGAAATCATTGGATTTAATTTAGTTTTAGAATATGCTGCAGCAACTTCCAATTGAGGAAAAGCGTGTATGATTCTAATTGGAGGCTTATTTCCTGTACCAAATAATCCGCTGCCCATAAAATACATTTCCAAAGCGGTTGCCATTGTTGTACCGCCTACCTGACGACCTTTTACTAAAATAACAGGTTTAGAATCTGGTTCTAATGCTTTAATGCCAACATATCTATAAATATCTGCAAAGGGTTTATATCCATTATTAGTTAATGAAAATGGATGTCCGTCCAATGTTAAATAGGATTCAACAAACGCTACAGGATCAATATTTAATAAAGATATTCTTAATTTATCAAATAGTTCTTTAGAGCTACTTGTCATATAAACTATTACAATATATTGACATATATTATATTTTATATGGCATCAATCCAAAAAATGCATCAGTATTTGCAGGATCAATATCATTATCGCGATCTAATTTTCCTAAATTTGCAAAATCAGAAGAATTTTGATCATATTTTGATTTCTCATCAAAATTCATTTTATATACAAACCTAATGAAATTCTCATCTTCCCAATCTTTGGATTGTGGACCATCAAGTTTATGTATGGTTTTAACTTTCTCTATTATAGCAGGCAAATCTAAATTACCTTTAGTATCACGAATATAATTTTCTAAAGTTTTTTTAATATTAGGAAATTTTTTTAATATTTCAGGTTCTGTAGTCTCTACATCAGCTTTTTTTAAATTAACATTTGATTTTTTAGATAATTTTTCCCAATAAGCAATAATTCCACTTCGTTCTTGCATATCTTTAACTGCAGCTTCTACTGAAGGAAATTTAGATTTTTTATTTATGATTGCAGATATTTGATCATAAATAGATTTTGTCTTAGATAATGGTTGTACGGCATTTTTATCTAACATTTTTTGATATTGTTTAAACCAATAGTCATCAACAATTGAAGCATCAGATTCTCTAGAAATTATATTTTGATATCTATTTCTTGACATATTATCCCTTATAGTTTGCATTCCAATCAAAATTATCAGAAGAACGAGTATCTACATCTTCATCTAACAAAAATCCACGATCTTGTCTTAATGGATACCCCATATCTGATAATAATTGCATTGTTTCTGCTTTTTCACGATCATTAAGTTTATATTTTTTAACTTGTCGATTAAACAGATCTTCAATATCATGCCCTGCAGATACCATACCATTTATACAAACTCTAGCAATTCTAGAAATTAATAAAGGAACAGTTACATATATTCCAGAAACACCAGGAATTTTTTGAGCTTCTTTGATTAGCTCATACGATTCATCAGCTTTTTTACGTTTCTTTTTTGATTTGCTTTTAATTTTATCTAATCTATTATATAGTCTTTCAATTCCATCTTCTATTTTGGAACGAATATCTTCTATTTGATTAAAATCTAATTCACCATCTAGGTCCAATCGCATAGCCCTAGAAATTTCATTATCTAATTTTTCTAAAAATGCAATTGCTCGTTCTATTCCAGCAGAATCATATCCAGAATGTTTTGGTACAGATGCAAATCTATCATATACCCAAGCTACAAATCCTACTGGACCTTTAGACTCCCAATCCCAACGATCATCTTTTTTAGATTTGGTATTATCATTAACATCTAACTTATCTTCTTCATTAGAATCAGATTCTGATACTTCAAGAACTTTTTCTTTAACCGGATCCAATTTACCATTTAATCCAGGTATTTCTCCCAAATCTTCAACAACAATTTCATCTGTAGGTTCTACACATTCAACAAGTTCTAAACACTCAACAGGCTTTACACTTTCAACATATTCTTCAGATATTGTTGGTTTAGACGTTGTTGGTTCAGCCGTTGTATGTACAGTTATCATAGATGGTTGTATTTGAGTAGATACAGGCTGTAAAACTACATATTCAGATGGCGTCTCTTCTACTACTTCTAGCTCTTGTGCTGTTGTTTGCAAAGACATAAATACCTCAAAATTATACCATTTTATTATATATATACATTAATAATGATAAAATATTAGGGGTGCCCCATTCTATTTATGCCATAATAAATATTCTTAATTTCTTCTGGCTCTTCATCAATGGCTCTTTTATTACCATCTTGAATTCCTAAAGGATTATATAAAATTGTAGTAGGAGAATCTTTAGTACCATAATATAACTTTCCAACAGTATGCCATTCATCATCAATTTGTTCTGGATTAATACCATCAAGTAAACCAATATTTGATAATTCTGTATTGTCATACATAATTGTATTAGAACTTTCATCCAAAGGAAAATCAATACTATTGATATCATACGATGCACACAAAAACTTTAATAATGCATTTTTTCTATTTTTCATTCTTTTTTTTCTTTTTTGTTTTAAAAAATCATAAACACTTTTATATTTAATCATATTTTGATACAATCCAGTACCTGGACCATTCTTGTCAGAATTATCAGTTCCATCAGTATCATATAAATCATAATTCTTAAAGAATAATTTTCTAGAATTTATATGACCTAAATCATTACCGTTTGACATTATTTACCTTTAACATGTTTAATATAATATGGGTATAAAGATTCAGTAATAGGAATATAATTCCACACATTCATTTTATTTAACCAATATAATGTTCTTTCTGGATTATATTCCATAGCCTTATTTAATTTTTCTGACATAGATTTTTCCGAAGCAAATCTTATAGATTCTGGATTTTTAGAAACCCAATTAACAATATTTAAATCAATATCAAAATCTAACTTTGCTGATAGATAAATAGATCTTATAACTCTATTTTTATTAACTGTAAGGGTAATAGAAGGATCCAAACATGTAGATATTTTTTTATTTTTAATATCATCTATTCCACGACCAAGTATATCATAAATATTCTTTAAATCTAAAGACATTAATAATGCGTTACATGTAAAATCTCTACTATATAATTCTTTCTGCATACTTGTTGGATCTTTAATTCCTATATTATACAATATTTTATCTATATTTGGAATATTAAAATTAGAAGAAAAATCAAGTTTTAGATTTCCTATAAAAATAGATGAATGTCCATCATCCATTGTTTTAGTTATAATATTATATTTTTTTGATAAAATTATAGATAATTCTTTTGCTAAATAACTAACAGTTTTATCGCCAGTTGTAATATCCAAATCAGAAACTATATCTAAACGACCTAATAATTTATCTCTTGGAGTTCCACCACATATCATTGGTGATGATATTAATTTTTCTTTTGCAATATTTTGCATTATATTTAATAAATCTTTTAATCTCATTTAATATGTCCATCATATACTTACTGTTTAATTAATTTTATTTTACAAAATATTGTTTATTCTTATATTTATTAACTACAATTAACACAAAAACACTACTTTAAAATCATAAACATATTATATTTTATTCATACTTATGTATTATTTAGTTTGTGTTTTAGAAGGTGTTGTTTGAGAAGGTGTTTGAACAGAAGTTGCTGGTTTAGAAGTTGGAACTGCTTCTGGTGTAGAAATTGTAGTTGGTGCTGCTAAATCCTCTTCAATTTTTACTTCTGGCGTTTCTTTAACTTGTTGTTCAATAGCTTGATCTTCTAGCTCTTTTCTAATTTGTTTTCTTGCTTTTTCTTTATCTATGTTTTGCTGTAACTGTTTCTTTAATTCTTTCACATCAGATCTTTCTGTATCTTCAGGAGAAATATCAATTTTATGAATTGATTCAAGGCTTCCACGCAATTTTGATAAAACGTCTTCTATACGTGTAAGAATATATTGATTTGATTCTAATGATTTATTCGTTGCCTCTGCTAAAGATGGGAAAAATGACGATAGACCTAAAGTATCTAACATCATATCTACTATTGCCAGTTGACGAGGAACCTCTCTAATCTTAAATATTTTAGACAACTCATCTAATTTATTAATTACATCATCTACTTTAATGTTAGCAAATGCTGCATCAATTAAATTATCAAAAGTTTTACTCTTATCTTCTAATTTAATATTAGTCTTTTCATCTGCTTTTACTGGTTGTGTTGTAGCAGATGGCGATGAAACAGTTGCTTGATCTTTAGAGACCACTTGAGCTTCAACAACTAATTCATCAGTTGAATCATTTATTTCTAGTTCATCATTTGAATCATTTATTTCTAGCGCATCATCAGCTTTATCAATCTCACCAGATATATTTCCACCTTTAAGTCCACTTAAAAATTCACTAATTCCTTCATTAATTTGTTCATCTTTTTTATTAAAAATATCAGGCGGATTATTATCCGGTGGTGTATTACCAATAGCGGCTGCAGGAACAGTAGTTGGTGAACCAGATACATCAGTAGGCGATGCTGGAGGCATCGGAGCAGGAATTGTGCTAATATCTGATGGCATTTGTGCAATAGTATAAAGAAAATCAGCAGCTTTAACAAAGCCATCACGTTTCAAAACATTAGCTTCTCTAATAATTATATCTTCATATAGCTTTGTAGAAGCACTTTTTTTATTTATCATTTGAATTTTCTTTTTCAATTGATAAATTATCTCTAATAATGTTTCAAATTCTTTACCTGCAAATAATTGTCCTTCTTGTGATCTAAGTAATTTTTCAGTAGAGTCTAACCTTCCAATAATTTTGGAACGTTGCTTCTCTATTATTTGTCTCTTATCTAGAGATTCACTGTTTTCTGAATCTTGTGATTTGTGATAATCTGTTACTGTATTAGAATTTCCAAGTGGCAAAATATAGCCTGGCGCAATACCTTCATACCAATTAGATGCAGTTTTATATTTTAAATGATTACCTTCTTCATAAAATCTAAGCCAGTGCATAAAATCTAATTTTTCCATATCATCCCACCTACCAATTATGCGAAATAATGCTTGATTTCTACCAATCCCAGAATTTTCTAGATTATAGATATCTTGTATCGCTTTTAACCATTTTTGTAAATTTCTAGGAGATGAAACGGGAAAATAACTTTCAAAATTTGGATATGCCTTAGATTTTAGTTCTAAGTTAGGAATCTCGAATTTTTCATCAACATCAATATCATATTGATCAAAAAATTTTTTAATACTCTTAAGCCGTTTTTGGACATAAGGGTCATTAAAATCAATTTCATATTGTTGATCTAATAAATATTTATTATCCTGTTTCATTTATTTTTTTAGTAATTGTTTCATTTAATATTTTTGCTTCAACTAATCGTTCTTCAGTAGACATGTTATTTGTATCAGGTTGCTTGAGTTTAGACATTCTTTCATTAAATAATTCCATAAAATACATTGAACTTTCTAAATCCATTTTAGATAAAACGTCTCTAATAACATCATGAAATACAGAAATATGCTGATCTACTGCTTGTAATGTAATATTATGTTGAATAATTTGATCAGGTGCACCATTTACTAATTTATGAAATCTTTCTAAATTAGCTCCCAAAGTATCAAACCATTCTCGCAATACTCTATCATTTCTAGAATTTATATTTCTTGGATCTTCTTGAATAGAATCAAATATTTGCGCAGCCCTTGTTTCTATAGCAATAATCATATTAGCCAACATTTTTTTAATATCTATTTCTTGGCTTGCCAACTCAATCATTTTATTTTTATAAGTTGGATTATTTTGAACAGAAAGCATTAACTGATCTTCTGCATTAGTAGCTAATGCATTTTTAGTTTTGTCAAAATCTTCTTTTAATATTTTATAAATATCTAAATAATTATCTTTAAAAGATTTTATTGTTTTTTCTGAAATAACAAATTTTGACTCATCGACATTTGTATACTTTCCTTTAAGCCATTCGGTAATAGTTTTAGGCGAAATGCCGATAATAAGTTTAGAAATAATTTCATCTTTATCTGGATGTTGTAATATTTTTTCTAAAGATGTTTTGTTCATTAAGGTTCATTTTTACTAAACATTTAAAATTAAGGTTTAAATCCACCTAAACGAGATTCTCTAGTATCAAAAATTGCATGATAATTTTGCAAAGTTTGTGTTTGATTTGCTACACTTCCACCAGGAACCTTTGATCCATTTTGTAATGTATAACCTGTACTATAATTATATATCTTCTTATCTAAAGAACATTGCCACATATCATCACCAACCCTAGCCATTTGAACGCCTGGATGATCTGGACAACAACGTGAACTCAAAGGAGCTTCTAAAATATTATAATCTTTAGTTAATCCGCTCTCTTTAATTTTTTTTTCAGACTCATTTATATCATTAATTTTTTTTAATTCTTCTACTGAATCATGATATTTTTTTTTCAATTCTTCTAAACGATTATCTTCTGCTCTTTTTTTATTTTCCATTAAGTTAGGAGGTGAAGCAATTGTAAATAATAATTCATCAATTGCAGATGCTTGCTTCTGTAATTCTGGATCTCCAGATTCATCAAAAGCAGTAGCTATATCAGCCAATCTATCTAATGATTCAGGAGTTAAATTAGTTGATTCAACTGGCTCTATATTATCTACTTCTAAAGCTGCTTTACGTAAGCAAGCTGCAGCTTCAACACAAGAAGAGGCAACAATTTTTAAACAATCATCATCATATTCAGAAAGTAATATAGCTTCATTATTTGGACTTTCTAACCAAGAAGCAATTGTATATAACATTTCAGAAATCCTCATAAATACCTCTTTAGTAATACTTATATATTATATAATTTTATATAATTAACTGCATACAAATATTACAATATATTATTGTTTACCTCTTCATATATTTTTAAAAACATCTTTAATATCTTGTTATAATTTATTTAGTTGTTTTTTATAGTAAAATTACGATTTTTCAAAAAATCTTCATTATTAGAACTAATTGTATCAAACATTTCTCTAATAGCTTTCGTTTCTTCCATAATTTTAGCTCCATCACGTGGAATGTGTCCTCTATCTATAGCATTAATTAGAGTTGTCAAAGCTTCTTTAGTTTCTGGATATTCTAATAATTTAGATAAAACATCTAATGAATCTAGTCCATATTTTTCTGCAGCAGGAGTGTACGAAAACATTAATAATTTATCACGACTTAATTCTTTTCTTTTTGGTAAAGTTCTACCTCCCTTTAATGACTCCGATTCTGACAAAAAAGATCTTAAAATTTTAGCTTTATTTTCTAATATAGAAGATAGCCTACTTAAAACCATCTCAAATTTAGATTTTACATGTTCTCTATAATTCTTTTCTGATTGTTTAGTAACACGAACTGCATTATGTATAAATTCTCTTACAGAATTATCCTCTTTAACTTGTGTAATCATTTCCAACATTTTATTTAAATGTCTAAATAATAAATATGGAGTTTCTGCCAATGTATCAATATTGGCAATCATTTTATCCATTTCATGAATAAATGAAACACTAAATGGCTCACCAGCATCTGCTAACATTTGTAATATAGGTTCTTTTGCTGAGCTGCCAGATACATAATTTTTATATGCATTAATTAGATCTTTTTTAATATCATAAATAACTTCTCTTATAGAAGATGCGTTTGATCTAAAATATTTGTTTTCAAAAAATCTTCCTAATACAACTGTTTTCATATTTTATCCAAAAATCTTATGATTCATAAAGTAAGCGCCTTCGTAAGATTCATCCATACCTTTACGATAAAGTGGACGACAATTTCCATACTTATCTTGATACACTTTATTTATTGGTAATCCAGTATGTACACAAACTGGAACCTGATTGTTAGAAGATTTAATTGTATGCGAACATCCTGATTCTTCTGGTCCAGATGGAATATTGCCAGCTAATGCACTTGAATAAATTTTAAATCCAATAGCATAAGCTTTTTCGTCTCCATAATTTCTCAACACATTTAAAGAATCCTCTGCGCTAGCAAAATTATTATTTTTAACAGCATTTCTTATATTATCAATAAGTTCACTTGGTTTTAGACCATATTGTGCAGAAGCGGTTGCTGCAATCCTAGAATCAGTAATATTTTCCATATATAACTTATTAATTGTTTTAGATGAAAATGGAGAAATTGAACCTTCACACAATAATACAGTTGGTTCAAAAACCTTATTAGAGGCAACTTTAACCGGAACGGTAAATGCAACTCTTCCACAATCTAGTGATACACCATAAAAAATAGTATTAGAGTCAGAACTATTTACAGTAATACGATGATTATCGTAACCAAATGATTTCAAATGTCTTGATACCAAATCACTGCCTAATTTAACTTTATCTTGTCCAAAATTAATAGATGCAATACCAAACGGAGAATTAAATTTTTTCTCAAAACAGAATGATTCTTCAGATCTATCAGTTTTAATATCAGAGACAGGTTTTTCTTCTACACGTTGTCCAATTATTTGATTACCAAATTCTCCCAAACTAGATTTTTTATTAGCATTTAATTTAATAAGTGCTATTTCAGCATCCGAAATCTTTCTATTACTAGATGCAACAGAGACTAACACATCTAACATTTCATCAGCTTTGATCTTTAACTTATCTCCAGCAAATTGCGTTAAATATTCTTTAATATTTGTATAATTTAACGTTTTAGGTCCAGTATTACCCATGAATATATCTGGTTCAGATATATCATTATTGTTAACCTCTACTGGTATATAAAAGCTGGTAGAACCTTTAGGTGTATGATATTCTGCTCTAACAACTAAAAATTTTTCATTTCCATTCGCAACATCAATATGTGCGGCTTTTAAATTCCAAGAATCTAAAATAGATGTAACAGATTTTATTGCCTTTGTAGCTGCATCTTTAGAATAATTTTTAAGTGGTATAGTTTTATCAAAAACACTTTCTAATGCAGATGCTAAAACAGCATCTCCAAATTTAGATATATTTAGCTCATTATTAGAGCTAGAATCACGTTTATATAATGTAGGTGATGCAGGTGCGTTATCTATTTTACCTAATTCATCAACAAAAAATTCTGCAAATTTTGTATTTCTAGAATAAAGTGTATTGTATAACTTTTTTAATTCTGCTCTTGTAATAAAAAACTGTTTATCTGATAATTTATCAACAATATTAGATATTGCTAAAATTGTTTGATCGTTGGGATATGATTTTGCTAATTTATTTAACTTTGCTGAAAGAATAGGTAAAGCCAATTTTTGATTATCTTCGATTGTCTTTGACAGCGAAACAGTTAATTTATTGATTTTATCAATGTCCATTGCACACCTATTTCAAAAACTTAAAACAACTCTGGGTATTTACTTAATACATCTTTTTTAGTTAATTCATCCAAATTATTTAATAAAGCACGTACTAACTTCTTATTTTCTGATAATCTAGACGGCAAATAACGCGCTGTTAAATGAATTTCTGATTCTGGAATACCTAAAGAATCTGAAGATAGCCTAACAATAGGATCTCCATTATAATAAACATTTAAATCCTTTGATATTTTATTAATACTTACAGACCATTTAGATTTTTCGCTTGCAGTTTTAACGACATCCTCTTCTGTATCATATAATGCAACTATATAATCGCCATCATCAGCACTATGAATTTGCCAGAGCTTACTAGCATTATCATCATCACGAAATCTAACTATATCAAAAGCCACCTTTTCTATTTTATCATTAACTTCTGATAACCTATAAACTTTTTTATATAATTTGTCCTCAACTGATTTATAATCAACAGAAAATTTTGACATTACATCTCCATAAATGGAAAATACCCTATATTAGATAAAGTAATATTGATAATAATATTAACTTTATTTATAATTTTAGTATACATACATTCCATTTTATTACCAGTAAATTAGCACTATACATACTACCTTTATCTTATAATTGTTACGATTTGTTTATTAACAATAACAAATATTGACTGCTTCATTTATTATTTAAGATCAACAAATATACTTATATATGTCTCAAATTAATATACAATTAAGATAATATTCAAAATTATACTTATATATCTATATATTAATCTATACTATAGTAGACAAATCAACCAATAGTATCGTAAGTGATGATAATTACAAATTATTAGGCTTGTTCTGCTGGTGATTGATTTAAATCTCCTTTTTTATATTTCCAATAGTTTTTTCTAGCTATAGACATTTTCTTTTTAGTTTCTTCAGAGTGCTTTCTACCAGCCCAAGTATTACGCTTACTATTACAAGGTATATTATTTCGTTTAATAATTCTATAGATACTAGATCTACATGTATTAAATTCTTCTTCTATATCAGAAATAGTTTTACCATTTTTGTAAGCGTTAACAATCTTTTGTTCTCTGTGAAAATTCATCATTAGCTTTAATCTTCTTTTGTTAATAACTTCAGGATCAAATTTTCTGCCAGTATTTTTCTTACTTATATTAAGTTTAGCTTCTTCTGAATGATGTTTACCCAACATTGGATGAACATGATTGGCATGCCACTCTTTCATTCTCGTTGAATTTTCTTCTTTACGTTTTTCTGTATGTGGACCCCTCTTTTTACCTGCCCACCAACCAGCAATACATTCCGATCTTCTAGCTAATTCTTCTTGTGTCCATAAAGACGCTTTGTATTTTAATGTGGCAGATATCTTTGCCTTAGTCTCTTCAGAATGACATCCTGCATTACCGCCTGTTTTTATATTATAACCAATATTATGATCCCTACTATTATATTTTTCAATATAAAAATTTTCTAAAAAATCAGCTGTATCTTGATCATAACAAACATCTAAGATATCATACTTAAACTTATCAGCTCCATATTTTTTAATAGCATTATACAAATAAATAGAATGTTTATAATTTTCACCATATTTACCCATACGTATATTTAATGGGTACCAACTTTGTCCAATATATATTTTACCATTAACTTCATTAGTAAGCACATAAATAGTACATTTATCTAGTCTTTCGGTCACCAGTATTCCTATTTAAACAACATGCTACACTAAATATGTCAATTACCACCAGCACAAGGCTGGTGGTTTTCTTGGCATAAGATCATAAATCAGTGTACAATTGATTACATATTATTTAATTTACCATTTTTCTTCACGAACTTCAGCCATCTGCTTAAGTATAGATTTAATCTTTTCATCATTCTCTATGATTTTCCTTATCTTTTTCCTGGCACCACCATATATTTTTTTACCATTTTTGTAATCAACGTTACCGTTTAATGATTTTGTTATTGATGATTGATTAACATTTAAAATTTTAGCTATTTCCATCTGAGTATAGCCATCAGCATACAACCTAATTACTTCTCTTTGACGAGGAGTCAATAGGTTATCTACTATTCTCCAGAATTCTTTCTTAAGCTGTTCTTCCAAATCAATCAAATCTTCATTATATTGAAACGGATTAAGTCTTGCAGATATGCTATCTGCATTACAAAAAGATTCCATCATATCATTGGAACAAACCGTTTCTAATAACAAGTATTGATAACTATCAGATCTATTTTTACGTTTTTCCATTTAACAATTTCTTATAATCATCATATATCAGAATATTATATATCATTAGAATGATATATGTATTCTTATTTTAAATCAAAAGAAAAATTTGAAAAATTAGGATCACTACAATATTCATCTATATCTTTAAATTGACTTGGTACATAAAACTGTCTAATAGATGCAAACTTTCCAAATTTTTCTACAATTTTCTTTCTACCATTCAACCCTGCTTCATCATTATCTAATAATAGAATAATATTGTTAGTATATCTTAATATAAGAGAAAATTGATATGCTGACATATTGGAGCTTCCAAGTGCAACAACATTTGTCAAACCCTTTTCATGCGCTTTAATTACATCAAACTGTCCTTCAACTACATATACATGATTGTTCTTTAAAATACTTTCCTTAGATTCATACAGACCAAACAAATGATACGATTTTTTAAATATAGTATTTTTATATTTTGCTATATTTAATGCTTTTCTACTATCATCATCTAATAATGTTCTACCAACTAAAGCAATAATGTTTCCATAAACATCTCTATAAGGAAGAATTAACTGATGATGTTCGAAGTAGGATACTAATACACTTCTAAATGATTGAGTATCATTTATCTCTTTTAGATATAAAAGAGATAAATCTTGTAATTGTTCTTTGCTAACCAAAGATAGCAAAACATTCAAATGTTTTGAATCTGGAAAATATCCAAAATTAAATTTAGCTTGACTTTCCTTAGATAATCTTGTATCCAAATAACTTAGATATTCTGATGCTACTTCACAATTATTTAATAAATAAGAACATTTTTCAACTATTGAGTCAAATGTATTCATTTAAATATCTTCTTTTAACTTATTTAAATTTTCAATTAACATTTTTTTAAAAATAGCAGTAATATTTGATAACGGCTTATTGCAAGCACCGCATAGAATATCATTGTCTATTTGTACAGGTGTTGTTTCATTATTACAGTGCAAGCATTTAACGGCAAACGATTTTTTTTATTTCTATATTGTTTTAAATCCTTAAGTTGAACTTTAACAAAGTGACTGACTGATATTTCAGTATCACAAACAGAACAATATACCTTATTAGTAATTTTATCCAATATTGGCTCTGTACTTTTCTTACAAGTAATACAATTGATTATTATACCCATTATACAGTTTCACTTTTTAAGTAACTAATTAAATTATCTATATTTGAAGGATATTCAATATTTATTATAACGCGATGATTTCCTTTCCTATTTACTCCTAATTTTGGTAATATAACTTCATCTTTATTTTTAGTTTTTTGTGGAATTGATACATCAACATTGCCGTCTATAGTTTCAATTGATTTTGTGCATCCTTCTAATGCTTCTAATAGAGAAATGTTAATCATTGATACTACGTCTTCATTTTCAATACTAAGTCCTGATATTTTTTCAACATTAACTAACAAATTTGCATTTGTATATATATCTGTTTCATTAAATAGATTATTTATATAACCTGCGTAATTTCCCATATGTCGTAATCTTAATATTTGACCATCCAAAATACCAGCAGGAATAGAAATAGAAATAGATGTATCAACTTCCAAAAAACCTGTAGTATTACACTTTTTACAATCCTCAGTTTGTTGTCTTCCCATACATTTATTACATGTTGATTGACTAATCATATTACCATATATAGATGTAATAAATCCGGTACCATTACATTGTGTACATCCATTATGAATTGGTGATGAACCATCACCACCACATAAATCACACTTTAGTTTTCTTTTATAAGTAAAATTCTTTTTACAACCTAAAACAGATTCCTTAAATGATATTGTAGTATGTAATGATATGTCTGTTTCATATCTAACACCTTTTGATTTTGATTGTTTTCTTCTTATATTGTTTATATTAAGAACATCTGAAATATTAATAACATCTTGATATGCACGTTGACCATATGGATCAATAACAGTATCATCTTTTCCAGATTTAATTATTTCATAAGCTTCATTTATTTTTTTAAATTTTTCTTCAGCATCAGGTTCTTTATTTACATCTGGATGATATTTTTTAGTTAATTCTCTATATCTTTTTTTTGCTTCTTCTGGAGAAGCATCTTTAGATAATCCAAGAGTTTTATAAGCTTCAGATAAATTCATTTCTTTTCACCTTTATTTTTTTAGATAAAATAAAAGCATAATATAAGGCAACAGCAATTGCGTCAGCCATATCATAGCTTTCATTTTTTATTTTACCAAATTTATTATATTTATACGGAAATGTAATTCCTAAATGATAGGATACAAGTTCTGGTATTTGTTCTTTTTTTGGCAAAATTTTATCTATTTTTATACCATGTCTAATAGACATAACATTAAACAATTTTGGAGATTTACCTAGATAATCATAAGACAACAGACAAAGCATTCTATTAAACGTAGTTAGTGTTATAATAGTTTGAGCAGTACTATTACCTTTCATGAATTTTATAATATCTTCAATTACAATATAATCAGGCTCTATTGATTCAATAATTTTCTGTAATTTATTCCTAGTATCTACTATTCGTTCAATTATAGAACCTTTTTTAATTGGTTTAATGAAATTACAATTTACAAATATAATATTATTTGTTTTTTCATCTAATTCCAATGTACAATATCCTATAGTTGTACTTGATACATCGAAACCCAATATTCTTTTTATCATATTGGATATATATCAAAGTTAATTTATTAACTATAGTTAATGTTTACGTATTTGTTAAAATAACAAAAGGACCAGAACAATGTAATTCTGGTCCTTAACAAGGAAGTAAAGGTAAATATATTATTATTAAGCGTTTCCATTATAAGCAGGAAAAGCTTCATCTAAATCATCATCATTAGTTACACTAGAAGCTAATGTTTGTGATTTAGCACGAAATTCACGTGATTGTGGAACAGTGGAAACATTAGAATCAGCATTAATCTTATCAAGCATTTCTTTAACTTTTTCATAAGATGGTGGAGTAACTCTGCGCTTTAAATCATCAACATTAAACATATCTCTCTTTTGTTGATCTTCAGCTGATAAAGGTTCTTTAGGATAAGCTTGAACAGTATAGTAATTGGCAGGTCCACCTTTTTCATCAACGACAATATTAATGTCGTATTTTGTTGGATCTCCAAATTTTGGATTTCTAGCTAATTTCTTAAGATGTTGCATAACACCTGGACCAACATCTAAAATTTTTGTTGTGTTGGTTTTTCTATCAATAACTCCAAAAAACCATCTTTGTTTTTGTTTATCACCTAATTCACATAATGGACACCTGCCTTCTGGAGAAGAACACATAATCTTCTTACCATAATCTTTTGGATTGTTTGGATCTTTCTTATATTTATGTACCAAATACTGAAATGGAGATGTTATTAATCTAAGTTCATTATCACCATCACTTAATCTCATAAACAAATCTTTATTTAAAGAATTTCTATCTGCACCAAAATCTAAACTATCATCTGACCAATCTACTTCACCATATATTACAGTCATTTTTTTTCTCCAGTTTACAAAACTTTTTATTACCTTATCTCTATATGATTATCGACTAACAAACTTAACATAACGGGCACTATTTGTGCGACTAAATTTAACACTAATACTTCTATTTCTTAAACGATTTAATGTTTTGTTTAATGATACTCGTAAAGCGCTAGGAGATTTTGGTAAACTTGTAGAAACCCTTTTTCCCAAAACTCTTACAAGAGAGTCATTTAACTGTGTCATAGTGCCAACCCATGTATTCTTTCTTTTCAAAATTGTTAAAACTCCTTTAAATATCAAATCTAAAACATTATTTTGATTATCATTTGCTTTACTATTATTAACCATTTTATTAACCATTTTAGTACCTCTTTCTTTATTATTATGTTTTATTTTACTATAAATATTATTTAAATTAATTATTTAGATTTAAAAACCAAGTTTCTAATTGAACAAATTTTTGTCCAAGGAAACATCATTTCTACTATATCATCTTTGGAAATGTTTGTCAATATTTCTGTAAAATTATTTAATATTTCCTCCTCTGTTTTTTCTATAAAAATACCTCTAGCAGAAACGTAAGAAATTTGTAAATCTGGTTTATCTACTGTTAGAAATATTTTCTTTGACTTTCCTTCAAAGAAAATAGCATATATTGGTTTACTATTAATATTAGCGTTAATAGTTGATTTATTTATTGGTTGTATAATAATATCTGACATAACATCTCCAACTATTCTTCTAAATCTTCTTCGCCATTCCAGCCTTTAATATCATCAAAATTTTTAATATCTTTTGCTAAAAAGATACCTTCTGCAGAAACTACTAAGTCCATTTCAGAAATACATTCGTCACCATCAAACAAATGATTCTTTTTTACTTTTGCTCTTGTTACAATACCATACTTATATTTTTCACCATTTTTAGTACGCACTAAGTCTTGTTTTCTTGATAATTGAATAATTACACTTGAAAGATAATAAATTTCTCCTCCACCCTTCTCAGTTTGACCAACTGAACCAAGGTTAGCATATGTTTGATTAATAATCAATGTAGCAATAGTTTCCTCACCTGTTTGTCTATTCATATATTTATTGGCAAGTTTGTTAAACTTTCTAATAGCATAAGCATTTTCTTTTGCTGTTACACCAGGTTGTTTTGAATAATCTTCACTATCATCCTGATCTTCGGTTGAATTTAAACTGGCGCCAACAGAATCCCATACAATAAGTATTTTAACATCAGGGTTCATTTCCTTTGCTGCATTGACATAATGAGCAACTGCTTTTGCGCCATTAAGAATGTTATTAGTATCTACAATTAATAGATTATCGGAACATCCGCCAATTTTATTATCAAACCTCTTGGCAGAGAATTTTTTTTCACTATCCCAAAGAATTACTAATACTCCCTGATCTTGAGCAAATTTCATGAACGCCATAGCATGCGTACTTTTACCACTATCAGGCTTACCTGAAATTTGAATAATTCGTCCAAATGGTAATCCTTTTAAATGAGTTAATTCAAACCAATGACTACCATTGGTCCACACAATATAATCTTTATCATCACTAGGTCTAACTATAGTTTTTCCTGTAACCAGCTGTTTAGCTAAGCCTGATTCTTTTTTACTATAAGATTCTTGAGCTTTTTTAACTAATTTATTGATATCTATACCTGCAACCATATGTTTTGAATGTTTATCTGTTTTTTGAACTTCTGCTGTCATATTTCCTCTATTTTATTCTGACCAAACTTTGTTTTTTCCTATATTTCTAAAATATATATGACCATCTTTTAAAACGTCTAAAATATAATTCCATTTTTTAAGATTAGATTCATGTTTTGCGTATTCAGCTTTAGCTGATATTATATCAGCGTCTTTTGATAAGTAACTAGACATCATATTTTCAGTTATTTTTTTATCCGTATTTTTTGTCTTATATTCAAAATATTTTTCACCTTCAATTCTTGATATTTCGTTTTTAGCTCCACGTGATTTCATCTCTATATCTTCAATTAATAGAGATACCTTTAATTCTGCCATTAAGAATAATGCAGCTGTTTTGTCAGCCTTTTCAGAATCATATTTTTCTCTACTAGCAGATTGCATCTGTTCAAAGCATTCGCCAATAAGATCTTCAATATCTGAATAATCAATCATAACTATTCCTTAATTTTATTTCTAATTTCAGCACATAATTCATCAACTTGTTTATGCATCAATCTTAAATGTTGATTCTGCATCAAAGCCATAAGAAACAAAAATACTTCAAAACTAGTTTTTCTAGTAGATGGCGGTCTCAAAAACACTATAATTCCATTATCATCTACTTCAAATAAACCAGTAAATAATTCAGATCCTTTAAAATTAACATCATCATATGATTTACAAATATTCTCATACATTATCCATTCATCATTGGTCATTTCAACTTTTTTATTATCAATAATTCTAAATGCCATATTTACCTCGAAAATCCTCCTTTATTTGCACCTGACAACATTCTTTGACGTGCGCCTCTAGATTTTTCTTGCAATTCTCGCAACTTATCTAAATCTTTTTTGTTGTATCCGCTTGATACAAAATCTTTTGCATCATTTGCAAATGCTAATACTGAATCTGGTATATGATCTAAATCATCTGATGTATCCAAAGATGAAGTAATTTCAGGCTCAATATATTCTGTAATATTTGAAGAATTTTCCATAGTATCTTGAATACTTGAATTTTTAATTCGTGATACTAAATCTTTTATATTTTTAGAATTTTTAACTATTTTATCAGCATTTGAACGTTTAAAGAATTCATTTGTTATTTTTTCATTTTGCACCGAAATTAAAGTTGATTCATTAACTTCCTTTTTATCTACCGAATCTATAGAGTCTTCATTAACTTCATTAACTTCATTAACTTCATTATTTATTTTATCTACTGATTCTATACAATCTTTATCAGTTATTCTATTTTCAGATAATTTTAATTTCAATTCCTCTACTTGTTTTTCAAGAATTTGAATTTTATATGCAGGAACAAAATTAAATCTTAAAAATAACCAATCATTTAAATATTCTGGATATTTTAATAATCCCTCTATACTATCTGACAATGTAGTTAATAATTTCTTAATTTCTTCCTGCATAATAATTTTTCCACAACATGGACACAAATTGGTATCTATAGCATATTTCCATTTAGGATTTACATCTGATTGGCATGACATACATTTCATATTAATTTCCTTTTATTTTAATTCATCTATCAAAATAATTGTTCTCTTATCATAACGCAAGTGATAAAGTTTTCATATTAAACAATTCTAAATTTTAACTTAAAGGCTTTAACACTCTCTAAAGATACATCTATAATAGACTGAATAATATAAGAAAGCATATTTAAGTATTTAATACTTAATACGTTATATAATTATTTATTAGCGTTAGTATAACTATACTAACAACATCAATTTTTACGTTTATCGTTCTCTGCATTTATGTCTATGTCTGGTTATATATCAATACAGCATTTATCTATTCACTATCTTTCCAAAACTAAAAGCAAAGAAATTATGTGGTAGTGTATTGTGGTCAAGAAGCACCTACTATGGTGTAGTTGTACATGTTTCGGAAGAGACGGTCAAGAAGTATATTGAAGATCAACAATAATACTAACAACGATCGCCAATTCATACACCAGCACAAGGCTGGTGGTTTTCTTGGCATAAGATCATAAAGCACAATAAATTATTAAGAAATATATTTAAGATCAACAATCATCAATTCTATCTAGATCAATAAGTCCAGCATCAAATAATGAATCTTCAATGTCTTCAAATATCTCGTCTGAAGTTATATTGATAGATGTAATAGGTGTATCTATTTTATATTTAATATCTTTTAATAAGACTTTTCTTGCCTTCAAGTCAGAAGGTAATTTTGGAGCTGAAACACAATCATATAAATTATCTAATACTATACCAACATCTCCTTCATAAATATTTACAGTTCCAGAGAAAAATAATCCAATCCCTTCATCAAGGGAAGATAATTTACCACATTTTCTTTTAAGCACAGGCAAAACTTCTTTTTCCCAACGATCTGGGAAGATAGTTAAAGTGCATCTGTCACCACAGATATCTTCTATTTCAGCTTTAATCATAGATTGACCATAATATTTACTATCTACTTTTTTAATTTTAAATTCAAAAAAACTTTTAATTATTGCTTTACATTGCTTAATCTTATCTTTATCTTGCATTTTTTTAATATTTGAAATAAGTTCACATTTATTGTTTCTATCATTGAAAAAATCACCATAAGCTTCTCTAATTGAACAACTAAAAGATTCACCAATGTAGAATTTTTCTAAAGCATATAATTCTGGCTTTGTCCATTCATCTTCATTAGTCCATGGATATACAAATTGTTCTCGTTCAGGATCATGCTTTTTAAGCCAACTAGTAAGTTTCTTTCTATAATCAGAACAATATAGAAACATTAATTTTCTAGGAATGTTAAACGAATCCAGGCACCCACTAGAAATTAGTGCTTGTATTGTATTTGATCTAACTTTACTAGAATCAACTCTTTTCATAAAATCATAAAAACTTGTAAATGGTCTCTTAGAGATAATATCCTCAATTGCATCTTTGCTTACAAATTTAAGAGCATCTAATCCAGTAATCAATACATTATTTTCAACTAATGAATATGTTAGCTGTGATTTATTGATATCTGGCGGAATAATTTTAACATTTCTATCACGTAATTCTTGTTTAATTTTAGAAATATTTTTAGAAGCATCTGGGCTATTAGAATTTAGTTCAGACATTAAATTTGCTAATAAAAATTCAATAGGATAATGTGCTTTCAAATAAGCTGTTTTATATGATAACATAGAATAAAGAATAGAGTGACTCATATTAAATCCATAACCTTGGAACTTATCTATTACATCATCCCAAATTTTTCTAGCGATTTCTTCATTAATATTATTCTTAGTGACTGCATCAGAAATAAATTCTTCACGCCATTGTTTCACTTTTTTTGCATTTTTACCTTTTTCCTTAGTTAATTTTCTTAAACGATCTGCATCATTAAGACTCCAGCCCGCTACATCTTGTGCTAAATACATAAGAGATTCTTCATACAAACCAAAACCAAAAGTACTTCCAAAAGCTCTATTTAACGATGGGTGTAATAAAGAATAAGACCTTTTACCATTTTTAGTTTGAATAAATAAATTTCTAATATCCTTAGCTGAGGGACGAGCCAATGAATTAATATGGCTAATATCCTCAATAGATTTTGGTTTTATTTGCTTACACAATTCAATAGTACCTGCACTAGTTCCTAATTGAAATACACAAAATGTATCGCCTTTAGAAATTAAATCGTATGTTTTTTTGTCATATTCATCATAATTTAATGGATCTGGTGGCAATTCTTTTCCAGCCGATTTTATTAATTTATATGTTGTATCTATAATATCGAGTGTTGATAAGCCTAAAGTATCCATCTTAATAAGACCATTTTCTTCAGCACGTTCTTTGTCATATTCTATTGCAATTATTCCATCTTTATCTTTTCTAAGTGGAACTAATCCAGTTAATGGTCTTTTAGAAATAATAATACCTCCAGCATGGGTAGACCATGCACGATATTTTCCATTTATTTCTGCATATTTTTTTAATTCAGGATATTTGTTAGCATATTCTGAAAACAATGGAACCTTTTCTAAAGCATCATGTATAGAATGAATATCTTTAGCTGGTATGCAATCTGCAATATCATTACCTAATTTAATTGCAGTTTCTTTATTTCCACCCAATTCACATGATCTACAAATATCTCTAACATATACTTTTGGAGTAATTGTATTAAAATTTGATACGTGAGCCACATGATCTTCGCCATATTTATTTCTAATATAGTTTTGAACTTTTTCTCTTCCAGAAGGAGCAAAATCAGTGTCAATATCTGGAAAAGAAGATTTCTCTTTATTATGGAACCTGGCAAAAATCAAATTATATTTTATAGGATCAGCCCTGTGAATATCTAATAAATATGCAATTAATGAGCCGCCAACAGAACCGCGACCTTCGCCAACAGAAATATTATTTTTACGCGCCCAATTTATATAATCTGCAACAATTAACATATAACTAGAAAAACCGTGATACTCAATTACATCTAATTCCTCATTCAATCTGGCTTTATAAATATCTATTTTATCTATTGGCACTTTTTTATCAAAAACCTTAAAACATTTATATCGTAAATATTGTTTGTCCTCTTCAAGAGCTTTAACATCATTACCCTGTAAATTAAGCCAATTTAAGAAATCTTGGTAATCATCTTCTAATTTAACTGGAAATTCTGGTAATTCCTTACCAGAAGGATTAGAATATTTTGGATCTACCCAATCTGGGTTCTCACATTTATTAGCAAAATAAATAGTATTTGCACACCATTCTGCTGCTTTAGATTCATCAAAAATCCTAGCAAAGAAATCAAATACTTCTTGACCACTTTTAACATAAAAATCTTTTACAGGATATTTTAATCTAAAATTAGAATAAATTGATTGATGTGCACCAATAGATAGAAGTACATCATGAATATCCGCATCTTCTTTCTTTAAGTAATGAGAATTTGTTGTAGGAACAATTCTTATATTATGTTTTTGACCTAACTTAATTATACGACGATTAATAAAATTTTGTTCAACTTTATCATTATATATACTAGATGCTCTAGACATATTATTTGCTTGTATTTCTAAACCAAGATCTTCATTAAAGATAGATTTCAATCTAAGTACAGCAGACTCTGCTTCTTCAAATCTTGAATTTGTTAAAAGTTGTCCTATAATGCCGTTACCACAAGATGTTAAACAAATAATTCCATCTGAATGTTTTTCTAATAATTCCCAATCAATTAAAGAATAAACTCTGTTGCCATGCAAAGTATAATTATCAAAACCACGTCTATTTAGAGTTAGAATATTTCTATATCCAACTGCATTTTTGGCTAGCAACACTACATGACGAAACTTTTCTTCTTTATTAAGAACAGAATCTACGAAATAAAATTCACAACCAACAATTAATTTAACACCAGTATTTTTATATTCTTTATAGGCATCCCAGATACCAGATAAAGTGCCATGATCTGTTATCGCTACTGCAGTTTGTCTTAACTCTTTGACACGTTCAAATAAATCTTTAGGAGAAATTAAAGAATCTAAAATAGAAAAATGTGTATGATTATGTAAATTAACAAATTCTATAGACATAGATATTCCTGTTCATATTTTTCAATTATCAAAAGTACCATTTATGATTACTTATAATGATAATGAATTACGATACAATGTAATTGATTTATGTTGAGTATATTATTAACTATATTTGCTATACCATTTTCGTATACACAATTATCACATACACTATGTAATCCACGTTTGTTAGTCATTTCAATATATCAACAATTGTATACATTATGATTTGTATATAGAGTAAGTTGATAAATAATATTAAAATGCAGATAACATTTTAATTTTTATATTTATTGTTGACCTCATAACTTATTATGTACTATTACATACCATCATGGTATAAATAATATTTAACTGAAAGAAAATGATAAATGTATCATATTTCAAAAATATTTAATTAAATTAATACATTTATTTAACTACTTTAAAAGTTAAAGAATAAACAATATTTTGGTATTTGCATGATGAATCATAAAAATAAAAACGTGGCATTTTATCGTAAAAAATATCATAAATACTTAAATATTTAAGATTTTACATAGCTTTTATATTTTTTAATTAAAAATTTAATATCATTAGGATTAAGTTTTTTCTTTTTATAAACATAAAAATTTATGTATTTAAAATGTTGTTTCCAAAATTTTTTATTAACACTTTTTTTAGTAAGAATATTTCTTATATCGTAATGATACAATTTTCTATTATTATATAGAGCATGTGCAATTAATTTTATATCAGACCAATATTTAAGCATTAATTTATTTAATAAATTAATAATTTTCTTTTTAAAATTTTCTGTTGATGTTCCTGATTTAACCAATTTTTTATTCTTTAATAATAAAGAAACATTCTGCATATCATAATTAGCACACCTTTCTAATGATCTCGGTAAAATATTTGCACCTGTAATATCTTTATACAAAATTCTATCTGAAATAATTCCAGCATAATACATATTAATATGAGCAATATTATGATAATATAACAATTCACAATTATCAATTATATTATCATCAATTGTCTCATAATTTGTATCACCCTCTCTAGAAGTTTTAATAATTACATAAGTTATGTTAAAAAACATCAATGATCCAACAATTATATGTCCAGCTTCATGATAACATGTAAAAATCATTGAATCATTTCTAGAAAGTATCTTCATAAAATCACTATATAATAATTTGTCATACTATACTATTCAGTATATCCTCAAAATTATTAATATTTTCTTGACAATCTGACTTTTTACATCTAATTTGTAACTTATCTGTACCAAAAGCTCCTGTAGCTATTATATAATCATTTTCAACATAAAGTATACCAGACTTAGTAAAATTAGATAATTCAGAAAAACCATTTCTTACAAGCAATGTTAAAAAATCAATTGTAATTGGTCTATCTAATTTTAATGTAATTGAACTTTTTCCACAACATGACTTAGTAATAAATCTATCTATTTTCATGATTGTTATACTCATTTAGAGTCTAATGCAATACCTCTACCTTCCAACAAGAATAAACAATATTTGATTTTAGCTTGTTGTGTAGATTTAGCTTCATTATATGAAGCAGAATACTCTTTAACTAAATCTTTTGCTCCATTTAGTTTAACATCTTTTTCTTTTTCTTTTTCTATAGTGTATATATTAGCTTCAGATTCTAATATTATCTTTTTAACTTCTTCATTTGACATACTCTCAACATTATCTACAAAACCTATTGGCAATTTTTTAAGCCATTTTGCAGGAAATTGTGTATCTGACATAACAATTTATCTCCTTATTCAATAATTTTAGCATGTTTTGCTATAAAATCTAATACAAATTCATCTCGAATCTTAATAAATAATACTTGTAAATAACCGTTAGTTGACATCTGTTTTATAACATCATCAGTAGAAATTTCTGGATTTGTTTTAGATAAATTATCTTTAATCATATCTAAAACCTCTTGATCAGATAATTGTGCATCACTCTCTTTTTCTCTAATTTCATCTAATATTAAAGAAAGTTTGACATTTGATGTTGCGTGTGACATATAATATTCTTTATCTTTATCCGATAAAGAATCCCATGACAATTTAGATTGTTGTGCTAAATATTTAGCTTCATATAAAACCAACCAATCTGGAACCTTAAAATCATGTTCAGAAATTAATTTATTAGATATTTGAGATAAAATATGTGTTTTAACAGTAGTATTTACACGTACAGATGCCGCTTCTAATACACTTTTATGAAGTTCATCAAAAGTTGATTTATTAAATTTTTTAGCTAATTCATCATCTAGTGCACACGGAGAAACTTTAGATCCATTAACTAATGTAACTTCAAAATCAACTGATTTACCACTTAAAGAGGGGATACTATTTTCAGGAACTAAAATAGAAAATTTTCTAGTTTCACCTAATTTCATACCTAATAAATTTCTATCAAATTCCTTTAAATCGCTAGAACCTACTGTTAGTAATTCTCCTTCTGCAGAAAGTTGATCTGATTTTTCTCCATCAACAAATCCTGTATAATTAATAATTATGTTATCACCTTCAATAACAAATTCATCTTCTTCATAAGGAGAAGAAGTTCCAAACTTAATTCTAAGTTGTTGCAACATTTCTTCAGCAACTTCATTAATTGTTTTAGAGTGTGGTTTTGGAATTTCCATCCCCTTATACTGCAACAATTCAAATTTTGGCTTAACATTCAATATAAAATTACAAATAAATTTGCCATCCTTTAACAACATATTAGTAAATGTTGGACTTCCTAATGGCTTTATATTTTTTTCAAATAAAGTATTATGAAAAGCTTCTTCTGCCAACGCCCTTTTCAAGGATTCATTTATTTGAGACTTATAATATAATTTAATAGCTTCCATATTAGCCTTACCTGGTCTAAATCCAGGTACGGGCGCTTTCTTAAAAATTGAAAGAATTTCCTCTCGTTTATTATCAATTTCTTCTGTAGAAGATTCATAATTTACAGATAATTTACAATATTCTAATTCATCAACTTCTATTTGCATGTTATTTCCTTTACCAATTTATCTCACCGAAAACGTCCAATTTATTTGTTTTAGCCTTACCGGCATCACAATTTTCTAAAAAATCACAATAGTTACATAATACAGTTGGATTAGGTTTAAATTCAATTTCTGATAATATTGTATCAGCGTATTTTATATATTTATCTTTAACTGATAGTATTTCATCTTTATTAAATTCTTTAGTAATAAACTCAAAGTTATGTCTTAATAAGATATAAGAAGCCCTGACTTTTGTAATTGTAGGATCTTCACACATTAATACATAAGCATATGTTAATAATTGAAAAAAATCATCCTTTATATATGATTTATTTTTTGTAGTTTTATAATCACATACATGCAATGTATTATCGTCATCTAATTGTATCCTGTCAATCATACCATTTAAAATAATTTTATTTTCAATATTTAATTCAAAATTTTTTTCACAAGCAATTACATTTTTTACAATATTACAACTATATACAATTTTTAAATACTGATTTATAATATCCCAACATTCCTTTCGCATCTCTTTAGTCATATTATTTTTATATTCCTGAATTGCGCATTTAAATACACGTGTCATAACCTCATTATAAGGTTCTTGTGAACCATTAATGTATGTTAAATGAAAATCCTCAAGTACTTTATGACAAAATTTACCAAAAGTATGAAAAGAAAATTCTTTTCTAGGTAATTTTAGAACATACGCAAAATAATATTTTTTCTGACAATCCAAGAATGTTTTAGTTTTAGACACTGACAATCTTAATTGTTCATCATGATTTATCATTAACTATACTTATTATACTTAATTTAGAAATTACAACAATAATATATCCAAGATTATATTTTAATTAAAATAATATTCTTCTGTTAAATGGATACCACTGAAATACCATTCCAGCTCCTTTATTTTTAGATAATACAATACTATAAAGATTACCAACATCACCTTTTGGCTGATATGGAATCTTGGAAATAATCCATTTATTAGAAATGTTGTCTAAATAATAATATGTAATAGTATTATCTCTTGGATTAAAATGTGAACGTAAAAATGTTCCAGTATTTGCTTGAGAATCCAAGCCTGACGTAAAAAAATTATTTCCGGTTCTTGCTCTCTCAGAATTTTCTAACGTAAAAGATATTCTATTTATATTTGGAGGTAATGTAGGATCTTCTTTTGATGCATCCTGAAAAATTACAAATGCTCTTGGATCAAATAATTTATCATAAGAATTTGATGATTGTGGAGCTTCTATTGTTGGTTGTACTTTAATTTTTGACGGTATATCACCTACACCAATAGTAACTTCACCAATAGAATTTGTTTTGGGATACACTATATCATAATTTTCAGGAACATATGGTAAATTAGTTTCTGCAGTTTTATTACCAGTTCCATCATAAGCTGTTCCATCACGAGGTAAAGCTGAATCATTAACAGTAGTACCAGCTTCTCCAGGATTTAAATAATTTGATTGGGGTTGATTTGGATTGGTTCCAAAAGGATATTTATTAGATAAACTAACACCTGTATTTGCTGTAGTTGCTGCGTGTGGTACACGTAAATTATTTAATATATTTGTAGTATATGTTTCTGTTATTATTGCAGAATTATCTATACCATTAGATGCAAACACTTTTAAAGTTACAGACAATTGATCTGTTGGCATTATTATTGCAGAGGTATAAATAGAAGAATATATAGTAGGATCTGACCCATCTAATGTATAAAAAATTGTTGCAGGAATATTGGTAGAAATAGATACTGATTTTGGTATACCAGAAATTATTTGATCAGAAGATTCAGTAATAGAAACACTTATTACTACCATTTTATACCAAATTTAAAAAGCTATAGTTTTTTTCTATCATATTCTTTTTTAACATAATTCTATAAATTTTGTGGGCAGCTTTACGAAAACATTTTGCAATTTCTAAATTAACAGCATCACCATCACGCCTATATAATATAATAAATCTATTGTAGTATTCCAAATACTCTAACTCTGGACTTATTGTTTTAGATTCTCCTGTATTTACCAATAATAGCTTATTCAATGCATAGGTAAGCAAAAATCTATAAAATTTTTGTTCACCAACCTTTTTATATTTTTCTATAAATGCATTGGACATATTAAATATATACTAAAATATACTCATTTTTCAATGCTTTGAACTAATTTTATTTTAGGAATAATCATATTTTTAATAGTATTTCTAAGATCATATAAAGAACCATTGTTATCTATCACACAATCAAATTTTGATAACGGAATCATATCTTGTTCAGTCTCTGAAATATGTTGAATAACATCGTCATTATTCCTAATGATTTTAATTATAAAAAATCCCTTATTCTTTAAATGGTTATATTCATTGTTAAATCTTAAATCTGGAACAATTACAGCATTGTAACCATTATTTACTGCCTCATTAAATTTATGATCGAATACATCCAACCACACAGTATCTTTATATGATCTTCCTACTTTGGTACCAATATCTAATAAAGCTTTTCTAATAGTTAACTTATTACCAAGATCATCATATGCGCCATCAATTATTTCATTTCTAAATTTAGATGGTCCGAATAAAAACTTCCTTTTAATTGAAGGAAACATTAGTCTCACTATTTTCTTAATTGGATCTGCAAAAGCTATATTTTTACAATAAATACAATTATTATATTTTCTAAGCTCTTCAATTATAATATTAGCAGTAGTATTTTTACCTGTATTTGCTTTTCCGCATAAAGCTATTTTGTACATTTATTTCCTACCAAGATGGTGATACGGTTGCGTAAGATACACCTGAACTATCCTGATTTACAATTATAGCATGACTAAATTTATCTTTTAATCTATCATTATGTGTAATAACCAGAATTTTAAAATCTTTTTTAAAGATATTAACTATATCCGCAAAAGCATCAACTCCAATTTTATCTAATGATTGATCTATTTCATCCAATAATAATAATTTAATTTCTACATCAAACATTTTTTGTAATAAAAATGATAATCCTAATTTAAGAGCAAAAGAAACAGATATTTTTTGTGCTCCAGATAATTGATCAAAGTCTCGCTCTCGATTGTTAAGGTAATACTTTATATCTAAAGTATCATCTTGTGTTCCATTGTCTCTCTCTTTTTCAATAATAAATGAAAGTTGTAATCCAGGTCTAATTTTAGATAACAAATCATTACATTCATTTTGTAAATCATCTAATACATTGTGCACTATCAAATTTGGAATTCCTGTAGATGAAAAAGCTTCAATAACTAAATTATAATTTTCAATTTTATTACATAACTCTTTCTTAGATTTAATTAAATTATCACGTTTTATTAAATCTGCTTTCTTTTGATCTAATGTGTGTGATAAGACAGCAATATTATTGCTTATATGTGTTATCTCTTTATTTAGAGATGCAATTTTTGCTAAAATTTCATTTTTTTTAGAATTTAAATCACTTAACTTATTTTTAAGATTAAATAATTCAGATGAATTAAGTAACAACAATTGTTGTTCAATATCAGATAATTCAACTTTTTTATTATCAAGATCTTTTTGATATTTTAGAAAAATATTATTGTATTCTTCATATAAAGTTTTTTTTGTTTCTAATAATTTTTCATTTGAAATAATTGTTTCATTCAACAATGAAATTTGTTTTTTATCTTTCTCTATTTGTATAATAGAATTATATATATAATTTTGTTGTCTAGTTAAATCTAATGATAATGATTTTGCTTCTTTAATTAATGTCTCTAAATAAATTATTTTATTGTTAATCTCTTTCTGGCACGATATTCTATATTCATCAGATAATGGTTGTCTACAATATTTACATATAGAATCTTTTGGTAATGGTATTTTAAGTTCTTCAATTTCAGATAAATAATTTTTTATATTAACTTGTTGTAATAATATTTGTTCTTTTATCAAAGATAATTTTTGCTCAAATTCTTTTAGTTTATCACTATTATCTGATAATTTATCAATAGACTCTCTTGCTTCACATATTATCTTCATTATACTATCTTCTTCAGATAATATACCATTTTTCTTTATACTAATATTTTGTATATCTTTTTCTATTTTTGATAATTCTTTAACTAAAGATATTTTTTTATCTTGTATTAATTGGCTTTTAGACTCAATGGAATTGATATGTTTATCTAATGATAAAATATCTTCATTTATTAATGATAAATCAGAATTTGCCAAATCAAATTCTCTATTTTTAGAATCAAGCAAATTTTTATTTATAATTAATTCTTTGTCATTATTATTAATAATACTCTCAAGATTTTGGAGAGATTCCAACATAACATCAATTTTTTGATTCTCTTTAACTAATAAAGCACACTCATCTTTTGCAATCTTTTCTAATTTAGAATAAACTAATAATTGAAAAACATCCTTTAATAATGACTTTCTTCTTTCTGGAGTTAATGTGGCTAATCCAGCCATATCATTCTGCACAAAATGAGATGTATTTCTAAATATCTTATAATTTATCTTAATTAACTTTTGAAGATCTAACTCGGTGTCAGCCGTTCTACGACCAGAAATATTTCTCCAAACAACAGAATCTTTATCTACTGTATCTACAAAAATATTCTCATCTAATGCAAAATTTGTTGTACGAATATGTAAAGATAAGTCACTTATACCTTTTTTATTTCTAGACCTAGATAATCTATAAAAATTATTATCTGAGTTAAAATATAAAATAACCTTGCATGAATATGCATCATCTCTAATTATTTTATCTAAATTAGAATCAGATTGGTTAAATAATACATATTCTATGGCTTTAAAAATAGTGCTCTTACCAACACCATTTGAATATGAATCATTTCCTAATAATTTTCCAACAATTAATGCAGAATTAAATTGAGTAAAATCGATTTCACTTCTACCATGACAAAAAAAATCTTCTATAATTAATCTTACTGGAATCACTATACATTCTCCGAATGTAATTTTTTATATATCTCTGACGCTAAGCTTATAAAATCATTTTGCTTTTGCTTATCTATAAATAGATCAGAATATTTTTTAATTGCTGATAGTACGTTCATTTTATTATCAATAGAATTTGATGTATCATTACTGATTAAATTAGTTTTTTTAGTTTCTGAGAATGATGCAATGTTAAAAACACCTTTATCTTTCAAAGATTTTTCTATTAATGATCTATTTATTTTATTTGCATTATAAGATAAACCAATATCTATCTTTACAATAGATTCATTCAAATCTTGAATTTTATTAATTTCGTTAATAATAAATATATTTGGATCTTCATCTTTAGGAACTTCAATAGATATTTTTTTTAAATTTCTTGTTGGAAGCTTTTCATAATGAAAAAAACTATCCTTATCATTCTTATCATTTATAATTGCAATCTTTTTTTCTTGTTCAGATTCTCCAAAATTAGATATATCCATACTTCCTATATGAGCTACATATGGATTAATATTTTGCATTACTTGATGTTTATGAACATGTCCCATCCACACATAATCATATCCATTAAACATAGATACAGGACAAAATAATTCATTTGTCATATCACAAATTTCATCTCCAATTGGAATTGAGCCATCAATAGCAAGATGTCCAACAACAATCTTTTTACAAGTTAATGGTATACTATACAATTCATATTGTAAACTTTCTTGTAAAAATTTAAGAGCATTAACATTATAATCAGTATTAAAAGATTTTCTGTCTCTGAATGGAATAAGAGTAAATGCCAAATTATTTATATATATTGTATCTATATGTTTATATACATAAACACCATCTATTCCAGCTTCCATTATAATATCTAATGGTGATAAATAAAAATTACCCATTCTCAAGATATCATGATTTCCAGCTATTAAATGAATATTTACTCCATTCGCCTGACATTTTTTTAACCATGAAATAAAATGAGTAATAATTAAGAATGATGGTCTAGGATCTTCGAAAATATCACCAGTAATTATAATATCATTAACTAAATTATCTAAAGCTCTATCTAAAGTCCAATCAAGTAAATTTAATTGATCAACAAAACGGCTATTTAAATGTGTTCCTAAACCTCCTTTACCAATATTTAATCCCTTACCGAGATGAACATCGCCAAGTATAATTACAGACATAAATAACTTTCTATCCTTTTTTTAACTTTATCAGTTAAAAATTTAAGAGCTTCAGTGTCAAGATAATACTTTTCATTTGATCTATCAAATGCAAGCAAATGTTTTTCTATTAAAGAAAAATATTCTGGATTATCAGAATACATTTCTAAATAATTTCTTATAAAGTTAGAAAATTCAAATAAAATAATATTTCTTTCTTCTAAAGAAGAGTTTATAATTTCGTTTTCTGTTATATCTGAACAATAAATTTCTATAATTTTAAGAGCTGCATCATATTTATTTATATGATCCATAAATGCAACAAAATCTACAACAGAACTTCCAGAATTACAACCAAAACAATAAAAAGTATTTGTATTTGGATAATACATTAATGAAGGTGTATTTTCCTTACCACCTTTATGATGGCTAAATGGACAAGTTATTTTTCTATTATGTTCAGATGCTTTAATACCATAAAGCTCAAATACTTTTGTTATTGGTACAGAATTAGCTGCCCTAATTAAATTTTTAGTCCGAAATGATCCTGTAGAAGACGCTGTAAAATCTCCATCCTCCCACGATGTCTCGCCATAATTAATTGATCTGTTTGTGTCTGATATTGGGCGCATAATTGTGAATATTTACTAAATCTTTCTTTCTCTTCAGCTACAATATTTAGTAAGGAGTCTTTAGTTATCGGAATAATAATTTTACTCATATAATTACTTAATGTCAAGTTTATTCAAAATTGAATTTAATATTGTATTTTGTTCTTTAATTTTATTTTCTAAAGTCAAATTAGAATATTCTAATTGATTAATCTTATCTTTTTGAACTAACAAATATTTTAGTATTAAAGCAATCCAGCCAACAGATCCCATTCCTTCTATTTCATTTTCATCTGAATTAATTTCTATAGCCAGATTAATCATATTAGAAATTACTTCCTTTTCTATTTCAGAAGCAAATTGATTTTTGTTTTGTGGAAGAGTTTTATCATCCATCAATTTCTTAAATTGTGCTACTAATTCGCTGGCTCTCTTACCATATCCTTCTAATTTTTTATTGACCTCTTGAGCTTCTTTAGTAAATTCATCTAATGATGGTTTTTTAGGAAGATCATCAAATATAGATTTACCTTGATATTTTATACCAATTTTTGGTGTTTGTGGCAACTTATCATCATCATCAAAAGGCATTTCTTATTCCTATTTTATTCCTATTTTTTAGAAACTATTATATATTTTTCTGATACTTCTAAATTATAATTTTTTCCTAAAGTTTCTTCAAGCGCAGGAAGTACTGAACCTGATTTAATCGTAAGATATAACCTATTTGGTTCAACAATAACTGGAGTACAATGAAATTCTACGGTTTGTCCAGGCAAAGAAAACATTAATAATTCTAAAGATCTAATTTCATCCCACATTTTCTCTGCAGTAGTTTTAACAATTTTTTTTTCAACTTTTTTATCTTGATCTACCTGTTCAACTTCCTTTTTTACATTTTCCATTTTGATCTCCTATTATCATATATTATATTTTTCATATATATCATCTAAACTAGATGTTACGCTTTTAATAAGCGATGGTATTCCTGTTATTCTACATATTTCTTGCGAATCATAAAATACCAATATTTCAGGTATTGAAATAACATTAAACATTTTGCAAACATTTTGTAATTTATCAGTATTTATTCCAAAAAAATTAATATTTTTATATCTATTTTCTAATCTAGAAATTAAATTAATATATCTTTTATACGTTGGCATCCAAGGAGCACAAAAAACTAAAGCATTTAATTTAATTAAATTAATTTCTTTCTCTGATATGATATGAATCATTAATTATTTGTATATTTTTTAATTGTTTCAACCAAAGATTCAGATAATATCTTAACTTGATTAAGCAATTCTTCTTCATTAATTATTTTTTTATCTAGTAAAAGTTTTTCTATGGACGTTAATCTAATTAAAATTTCTGTTATAATTAAATTAATATCTTTACTTTCATTATTCATATTATTTACCACAACATTTTTTATATTTTTTAGGTTTCCCACAAATACATGGATCATTTGGTTTTACTTTCTTATTGTTTGGCTTTTCAATCATATGATCAAAAAATAAATCCTGATTCCAATGACCAATTTCATGTTGACATACAACAGCCATTAATCCAGTTACAATGAAAGAGTGTGGATATACTAAATTATCTGTTACATATATTTCCTGATATCTCATTGTGTCTTCTACTCTACCAGGAAAAGATAAACAGCCCTCATTTCTGAAAATAGTTGGATCAAATGATTTTTGTATTTTACAATTTACTAAATTAACATGATAATTGTTATCTATTCTAACAATAGCAACATTTTTATTTATTCCAATTTGCGGGGCAGCTAAACCAATACCAAATTTACCAAGCCTATTACTTTCGCGTAATTCTTGTTCCAATAAAGAAATTATATGACCAACTTCATCTTGAGAAGCATTGTAACATTTTACTCTTAGTGCTTCTTCATTATTAGTTATAATCATACTATGATTATATCATCTTCCACACATATTACAACCGCCTCCTAATTTATTTTTAATAGTATTAATTTTTTTTATACATACAGAACATATTAAATCGTTGTCTGAACATGTATCGCACAATACAGATATAGTATTATATACATAAGACTTGCATTTAATACAGTGTTTAGTAGTATACTGATAGCTAAGTTTAGAACAATTTGAACAAAACATTATCAATAATATATTATTATATACAGAGGCAGAATATGATAGAATATATTCCTTTTATTCATAAAATAGAAAAAGAAACATATAAAGAAACCCAATTACCTCTTTACGATGAATATATTCCATTTGAAAAACCTAAACAAAAAGAAGAGGATTTAAAAGAAGAAAAAAGAGTTATTATAATAGAACTATAATTATTATTTAATATTAGATAAAATATCTAATGCATCTTTAAATAATAGATATGGATTATTTGAGTATTTCAAATATGAATTAATAATTTCTTTTGCTTGACGATAATCTTCAGATGGATCACATTTATTAACACAAGATTCACAAATCTTAAAATTTGTAATATTTATTTTAGATAAAACAGTATTATCTGAATATTCTGGTACAAACTCTTCAGCACAAATTACACAATTATAAGATTGTGTTGTATTCATAATAACTTCAACTTCCATATATCATTATATGTTTATAATTACATACAAAAAAACCACCATTATAATAATGGTGGTTAAATTAACATATCATTATTGATTATTATTTTTTATCTTAAATTGTACTTAATTTATAGTATATTTTTATAATTACATCATTTTTTATGATATATGCTAATATTTTCTTAAATTAGATCAATAACTTAATATCATAATGTCTACTACCATTAAAACACAACATGCATAGAATTATGTTTATGTAAATGATACAATAATTGTGATAATTTACATAATTAAAAAATTATCCCAATCTTGATGCCAATAATCTATATTATCTATATAATTTCTTCTTAATTGAAAAGAAGGTAATGTTGGTCTCCTTAAAAGCCTCATTCCTGCTTGATCTGGAGTTCTATTATCTTTTTTGCTATTACATAATTGGCAAGCAACAACACAATTAATAAATGAAGTAACACCACCTTGTGATCTTGGTACTACATGATCTATTGTAATTTGATTTGCAGATAATTTTTTATTACAATATTGGCAAACACTTCTATCTCTTTTAACAAGAGCTTTCCTACTAAAATTATTTACATAATAATGTCTTTTTATAGGTTTCTTTAATTTTACAATTGATGGATGTTTAATTAAACCATTGCCAAAAGAGATATAATCTTCCCAATACGAAATAATTTCTACTTTCTCATTAACTAAATGCTTAATTGTTTTACGAAAATCTATAAAGTTTAAAACCTCATAAGTTGCACCTAAAAGTAGCGTTTTTTTCATTTTCATGATCTATGTTACATATTATTTAAAATATAATATTATTTTATGATCAACATATCTAAATTAAGTAATGACTCTGTTCCGTCAACATTAATTGTTTGTAATGTTTCAATTTTATTTTTTGTTACAGATTCTCTTTTTCTTATAAAAACTTTATATTCTCCAGGAGTAAGTTGAGCTTGCCACTTGCCAGCAGCATTTGTCCTAGTTTTTATGACGTCAGAAGGATTATTAGATGATATAATTTCTACTTCTGCCAAGAATAACGATTTTCCATTTTTGTCTACTATACGTTGTACAACATTAACAGGCAACAAAGAATTAGATTTATAATCTTTAAAATCTGTATCCTGTTCTGATGAATGTGTAATCAATGTATCAGTCTGATCAGTAACATATGTTTCTGGGCGAGATGTTCTTCTAAATCCTACTGGATAATCTGTAACAGGTAAAGCATCTTCCTTTTTTACATTAACAAGATTATTATTATCATCATCAACAGAAAAATCTGTTGTCTTAATTTGTTGGGAAATTTTCTCATGTGGTTGTTTTTCAATAATATAATTAACTTTATTTGATAATATTTTAATATCAAAAGATAAAGACTTATATAATGAAAGTACGGTATCTATTTTAGATTCAATAGATAATAAAACATCTGTAGCTTTTCTACTAGAATTTTCCAAAAAGACCTCACTCTATAAATACTCCAATTTTAATTGGAATTCTTTTTAGAACAATTAAATCTTCTACATTAATATTGTTTGTTTTACATAATTCGTGCTCACCAAAAATTAAAGATCTAACATCATTTTGTACCGATGATAAATCTCCGGTAGATATAATTTGTCCATTAAAAATAATTAAATATTCTCCTATATTTGTTGTATTATAGGTATTTTTTACAGTATCCGTATAATTTTCAGTGACAACGTTGTATTCTTGATGTTCCAGTGATTTTTTTACACTATCGCCATTTATACCTAAATCATCAACAATATCTCCATCAATACCTACCCAAGTATGTTCAATATTATTTCCTACATTAGGAACATATTCTGTTTTAGAACCGACTTCAACAAATTCAGAATACTGAACGTTTGTAGATGTAGTGACATTTGGTTTTCGTATTCGTGGATTATCTAAATCTCCTTCAGAAGATATGGACGAATTTGAAAAATCAACACTACAATCTTGTGTAGTAGGAGTTATGTTCATTTTTTTATAATTAGGTACATATGGAACATATTCTGTTTTAGAATATTTAGACATCATTGTTCTCTTCTGTAAGAAGTTCTTTATTTTCTTTGCTTTTATCTTTATCTTTTTTCTTCTTTTGTTTAATTAATTTTGTATTAGCAAGCTCCATAATTTTTCTTTTATATTCATTTTTTTTCCTTCTTTTACGATCTGATGGTTTCTCATAATATTGTTTTTCTTTATAAATAGATAAAACCCTTTCTCTTTGAACTAAAGTTCTAAAAGCCTTCATAGCCTTATCGAAATTATCATAAACTATAACTTCTAATGGCTTTGCTTCAATGGGCTGAATATAATCAAATTTGGAAGATTGTGTATCAAATTTTTTATTTTTATGTGAAAATTTCTTTTTCATTTTTATATCCTATCGTAAATTACCATAAATATTATGACTAATATAATTTCATTAATGAAATTTATATTTTCTACTCTACATTCCGAATATTAATATTTTGTAGAAATTAAAAATTATATTATTTTGCACTTACATTTTTATCTAAATATATCAGTAAAATAATTTATTTTAATAATAAATATATTGTTGTTAAAACAACAAAAACAATATTAATAAGATGTATATAATGATAAACGATCAATAAGTATAATTATATATAATTATATTTATAGCCATCGAACATAAATTTACAATCACAATATATTAGTGATATTAAAAATATATCACAAATATTTTTCTGTGTTTATTTTGTCACCCAAAGTAAATTTCTTTTCCTTAACAATATTTTTATATGCTTTATCTATATCATTCAATGATGGTTTGTCTCTATTTTTTGATATTGCTTCAAACATGGAAGAAATGTACAATTCTTTTAAATAAGCATAAGAAAATTCATTTTTAACAGATAGTTTCGCCAATTGTTTAATCTTTTGTAAAGAAATTGTTTTACCAAACCACTTTTTCAAAAACAATATACACATGTTTTCATCTGGTAGTGGAATTTCAAATTTTCTATCAAATCTAGAAGGTCTATTTATAACATTAGGTTTTAATTTTTTAACATTATTTGCTGTAGCTATAATTAGCATTCCATTTGGAGCAGAAACTCCATCCATTAAATTCAAAAATGATGAGACATCAATCCTATCCAATAAAGAATCTAAATCCTCAAAATATAACAAAGATGGGCTGTGTTCTTCAGCATATGAAAATGCCTCACAAATCATTTCATCATTTGCCAATGGAGCAATTGTAACTGGTTTAAAATTATAATTAGATATTATTGTTCTAATCAAAGAAGTTTTTCCATTTCCTGGTGGACCATATAATAAAACACCACGTTTCCAAGGAATTCTCTTGGAATTATAAAAATCTTTAGATGATAGAAAGCTCTCAACTAAAAATTTAATATCTGACTTAATTGATTTATTCAAAAACAAATCATCCCAAGAATGGTCTTTTGTATAATTAATATCATTACCATCTATTACTCTAATATGCAAATTTTCTCTGTCTCTTTGCATTGTCCAAGATTGGAATTCATTTCTAAATGAAATATATTTTTCATAATTACAAGCATCTACCAAAACGAAAAAGCTTATTTCATCTTCATTTTGATTACCTTTATGAAATAAAGCTGCATGTAAAAATTCAAAATCATTACCTTTTATTAAGAAAACTCCCTGCATAAAGAATTTTTCAAAATTGTTATCCGTTTTCCAAGATACAATAGAATCCTGTATTAAACAGGAAACTTTTACATTTTTAATATCACAAAATTTTAAAAACTGACCATCAATAATTATCTGATTATTGATCAAAGTGCAAATATTTTCATTTTTAGATAAATTATCTTTAAAATTAATCTCAACCCATTTAATAAGATCTATTAAATTTTCTTTTGGTCTATCTAATAAATCTACACACTTTATTGGATGTAATTTTTTAATTATATTAATACTCAAATGTTCTTGTTTTTCAAGATCAAATGGTGATAAAAATAAATATTTGTTTTGCATAATATAGTATATCCTAATTAAAATTAATTTGTTTGTAAAGATTTAATAATATTTCGATACTCTGTTTATTTTCATCTATAACATAGACACTTTATATATTATTTCATTTAATTATTATATAAAAATTATTATATACAAAATTATTTTATTTAAATGATCTGCATAACAATATATTGTATACTCACACAACTAAAGTGCTGCTTCAATAGTCTTATAAGACACATGCAAGATACATACATATACAATTTATATAGTTTTAAAAACTTTATATTCAATATTAATATAATAAATCTTAATTATTAAATTTATACATTATTTAATACATAATCACTTACATTATATGATTTAGAACTATTACATTTGGGATAGTTTATGCATCCCCAAAATTTTTGTTTATTTTTAGATTCTTTAATTAACATTGGACTATTACATTTTTTACAAATTTCTGAACCAAAATTAATATAAGCATTATACAATTGAGATTTAAATTGTTGATAAAATGAACTTAGCATATCTATATGCTTCATTTTATTTTCTGCAATATGATCCAATTGTTTTTCCAAATCTGCAGTATAATTATAGTCCATAAATGTAAAGAAATCAATCAATGTTTTAACTATTTTTTTTCCCAAATCTGTTGGACGATATACATTACCATGTTTAATAACATAATTTCTAGATGTAATTTTAGATAAAATATCTGCATATGTAGCCGGTCTACCAATACTTCGTTTTTTTAATTCTTCTATTAAGTCAGCCTCAGAAAATCTTGAAGGAGGCTGTGTGAATTTTCTTTCAGATTTAATAGGTTTATTACCAAATAACTTTAAATTGTCTCCAACAGATAAATTTGGTATGTCTATTTTTGACGAATATATATTGTAATCCAATACTTTTAGATATCCAAGTTCCTTTAAAGATTTTCCTGACGCTTTAACTTTTAATTTTGGATTATCTTTAACATGAGCAACTATCTTTAAAGTATTAAAGACTGCTGGCTTCATTTGACTTGCAACAAAATGCTTCCAAATAGCTTCATAAACTTTCTTTTCATCTGGATTTGCTAATTCATAAGTATCTGGTCTAACATTTAGATCTGTTGGTCTAATACATTCATGCGCATCTTGAGACAAATCTTTATTTTTAAATACATTTATTTTTTCAGATACATCATATTTATTTTCTTTTAACCACTCTCTAAGATTTTTAAGAGCATCATCTTCTGTTCTAACAGAATCTGTTCTAATATAAGTACAATATCCGTTTTCATATAATGATTGCGCAGCCCTCATAGTTCTATCGGCTGTAATACCATAAATTTTAGACATTGTTTGCTGTAAAGTAGCAGTTATTAATGGTGGTGGTGCGAATTTCTTATTTTCATCTGATAAAATATCTGATACAATATAATCTTTATTAGATAAAGATGATGCTATTGTATCTGCAGTATTTTTATCTAAAATCTTACCATCATATTTAGTAACAAAAGAAATATTTCCATCTTTTGTTAAATTTACTTTGATAGTCCAAAATTCTTCTGGCTTAAAAGAATCTATTTCCATTTCTCTATCTATAATCATTCTTACAACTACTGATTGTACTCTGCCAGCAGATAATTTTGGTCCATATATTGACATTAAAAATGATGATACAGAAAACCCAACTATTCTATCTAAAATCCTTCTGGCTTCCTGTGAATGAAATAAATTTAAATCAATATCCCTCAAATTATTTAATGATTGTGTTACCGCTTTTTCTGTTATCTCATTAAAAGTAAATCTTTTAATAGGTTTACCTAAATCATATAAACGATTTTTTAAATGCCAAGCAATAGCCTCACCCTCTCTATCTGGGTCTGAAGCAATCAGAATTTGATCACACTCTTTTGCAATATTCATAATTTTATCTAAAATAGACACTTTATCTGGTAATAATACATATTTTGGTTTAAAATTGTTGTCTATATCAATTCCAATTCCATGATTACCTCCCTTAATAAGGTCCGTTATATGCCCTTTACTAGACAAAACAATATAATTGTCATCAAGAAATTTTTGTATTTTATCTGCTTTGGTGGGAGACTCTACAATAATTAATGTTTTCATACATTTTTCTTTCAATAATTAAATATTTTATTTATGATTACTGATTTTACAAATTTAAATCAATTTTTTACTGAAAAATTAAAAGATTTACAATGTGAATACGATACTAAAACATATATTATAAGCATATATACAAAATATATAAATTCAGAAACAGATTTATCTAAAGATAGCATTACTTTATTATATGCATCTGCTAAAGAAAGACAAGACTTTTCAATATTCCAAAATATTGGTGATTGGATTTTTTTCTCTAAAACATTATATCCAAAATTTTTATCATATGCTTCCGAAAATTATTATAGAACATTGGGAAGAATGTCATATTATTCATGTTATACATTGATTAGAAAACAATGGAAATTATTTGAAGAACTATCGGATAATTTTGTTTTTTTAGAAAACCAAGTAAAAAAATTATTGAAAACATAATATAACACTATTACTATTATTCATTTAGTGTTAAATTAAAACAGTTTAATTACATCTAACAAGTAATACTTTACTTTAAAGTATAATTATATTTACATCGTTTATTCATAATGTGCCGTCTATTATGAGATTCAGAATAAGCCCAAATAGTTTTACCACAATCACAAGATAAACAATTTGATATTCTATTTTCTAGAATATCATGGTTGTTTTTAAACATTGATACATCCATTTTATTAAATGCAGTTGTTACAAATTTATTTCTTTTTCCATTAATAAAAACTATTGCATCTTTAAAATTTAAATATTCTTTTATAAAGAAAGTATTTTTAATAAATAAAATAAATTTAATTTTTTTAGATGAAAATTTATCTATTCTAAAAGAATAATTCTTTGGAACACCGGCACAATATTTACATCTGGATGTATAAATTGAGGAAAAAGATGCATTAATCATAATATTATAACTACTCTAAGTGTATTTATTTACATAAGACAATATGCAATTAGAAATCTGTTTTCTAGCTCTATTAATATATGACATACCACCAGCTTGATAATGTGGTGGAACCATTAAATGAATTACAGTAACCATAATATTAGACAAATATTTTTCCATATAAATTTTATTAAAATTATAATCTATCATCTTATCTATAATAGATATTTTATCATTATTAATGATATCAAGAACCTTACCAATATAATAAGGTCTACAATAAAAAGCAGATCTACTTCCTACATAAATATCTTCTGTTTTGTTTAAAATTATTCCATTATTTATTGTAGATTTGAATTTACTTATGCCTGAAAATATTCCCAAATCAAATACAGACTTTACTTTTATTATATTTTTTCCTCGCTTAAATGAAAATGGAATATTTGATTCTATATTAGATACATACTTTTTGAATATTTTATTTTGAATACCCAACCCCCTTTTACGATTTATCAAATAATCTATCATTTCATCAGTATGAACGTCTAGTACATCATTGAACGCTTTTAATGCTGCGATTTTATGATGTTTGGTAAAATCAATATTAGAATAATTTACTTGTTGAATTAAATAATTTATATTATTTTTAATCAAAAAATAATCATTATACTTTTTAGATTTCATATTATTCAAAGTATTTTCTTATTTCTTTTGGTGAAGTATAAGCCGATTGAAATCTCTCAAGTTTTCCTAAATTATTTTTAAGTAAAGAATCTCCATTACCAAATAAATTTTCAGCACCACCAACATCTAATATTACTTTAGAATCTGCACGAGAAGCAACTTTACAAGCAATTCTAACAGGAAAATTAGACTTAATGGTTCCACATATAATATCTACAGATGGTCTCTGTGTAGATATAATTATATGAATTTTTGATGCACGACATTTCTGAGATAATTTGCACAATAAATTATAGAATTCATTATCAATATCTTGCAATATTAAATCTGCGAATTCATCTATAATTACTACTATATACGGCAAATTATTGTATATATTTTGTTGTCTTAACAATTCATATCTTGACTCCATAATTGAACATAAATCTTTTAACATACAAAGACATTGATTGTACGTAGATGCAAAATATAAATTGCTTTTAATAAATTCAGGATATTCACAAAATTCAATATTTTTAGTATCCATTAAAAAAATTTGAGTATCATAATAATTTAGCAAATTTGCAATAATAGTGTGTAATATCGTGCTCTTACCAGAACCTGTTGTACCAGATACGATCATATGAGGAGATGTAGTTAAATCTAACCAAAGACGTTCTCCTTGAATATTCTGTCCTAATAAACACTGTAAATTGCCAGGGGGAGGATTTATCTTATAGAAATAATCAAATATATTTATAATATAAGAATTATTATTAAAAAACTCTAATCTTATTATACCAAGCTCAGATAGTAATCTGATACTAGGTTTACCATATTTTTTTAATGCAATACCAATTTCAGTAGAAAATTTCTCTATATCTTTAACACGCGCCGTTGGCTCTAAAATAATATCATAATAACAATAATTGTTTATTTCTTTATAATCTTTACATAATGCTAGAATTTTATAAGATCTAAATATAGAATTTATTTGCTGTATTTTATCCATCTTGATATATACTATAAATTGTAAAAAAAATAATAACAAATTGTTTTTAAATATTAAGTTTATATGACAAATTATTTTTAATTCTATTAATATCTATAATGTAATCTATAGGTTTAACTAAACCTGCAGGATCACCCTCTTTAAACCCCATCTTTTTACAAGTTCCTTCAGGTAATTCTATTACTAAATCACTAAGATTATTATTTGTAATAATTTCTGTAGAATATGGAGTTCCATTACAAATTTTATCTATTTTACCATTTAAACAAAAAACAATATCCAAAGGTGCAGGTGTATTTTTCATCCAAAATTTATTAATCTGTGGAATTCTATATATAAAAGACATTACAGGTGTCGGAGGTTCAATAAACATTAAACCATTCTCTTTTTCTTCATCAGAAATAGCCAATAAAGTAGAAAATATATAGTCTTTAATATAAAGATATCCTTGTAACATTTATTTATTTTCTGTATTAACTAAATACAACAAAGGCTCAAAAACAATATGAACATCTGACATATTTTTACTAATTTCTCTAAAATACTCTTTAATTAAATGTTCATCTAAATTATTCTCTAACACATCCATTAGTTTATTAACAGATTCTTTTAGTGTTAATATTTTTTCATAAGCCTTAAGCCTATTTGCAGAAGTTACATCTAACGGATTAATATTATGTTTTTGCTTTTTCAACCATTTTGTTATAAAATTTGTAGCTACTGACTTCAAATCTTTTTCTGATTTTAAACTTATATTATCATTTTTTGATTTTAAATGTTGAAGATTCTTTAAAAAAGCTTGAATAGAATTAAAATTAGTATCATATAGTGAATTAATATAATTAATAACTTCATTGTGAAGATTAATTAATTCATCTTTAGCTATCTCATATTGTAAATTATTTTTTGACTTATTTAATTTAGATATTGTTGGAGATATTTTTTTATAAATATCTGTCTGCTGAAAATTTGGTATATTAACCGCATATATAAAATCTTTAATTATAAAATCTATTAATCCTATATCTTTTGACCACGATTCAACAATACTTTTATATATATTAAATGCATTTGTTATTTTTGAATCTATATTATCTATCATCTTTTTCGATAAAGATATTGATTCTTTAGAAGAGGATAAAATTTCATACTCTAATTTGTCTAATAATGAGTAAATCTCTGCCATTTTTTTTAAAAGAGAAATTCTTACTTTTTTAAGATCATCACCACTTAAAAATGGACTTTTTAGATATGTTAATAGTCTAGTTAATTTATTTGAGCCATTAGATATTAAACTTGCAGTTTTAGGCTTCTTCCTTTGTTTTGAATATTCTGCTTGATCACTAATAATTTTATATGCTTCTTTAGCAACAGCCTCATAATTTGATGATAGTTGATTTAAAAAAGATATAACTTCAGAGGGAAATGGGTCCTGAATTTTTGATGGAGGTAAAGAATATTTATTATCTCCACGACCATTTAATGCTCTTTTAAATGCAATAATTCTACTAATTAATTCTGTTGTTGCTAAATTCCATTTATCCTTTCTAGTTCTTAGAGCTTCCTGTACAGGATCATTAGATTTTTTTCTAGATTCCTTTATCATAATTATTATACATATTTATTAATAAAATATACAAGGTTTTATATTTAATATAATAAATTTGTTATATTATATAATCAACTAAACCATACGACAAAGCCTCTTTCGCATCCATAAATACATCTCTTTTACAATCTTTAATAACCTTTGAAATAGGTTGTCCTGTATGTTTAGAAATAATTTTCATAATAGAATTGTTATGAGAATTCAAAAAATTAAAATAATTTTGTGATCCTTCCTGATCAACATCTCCGATAACAGGAAAAGCGCACTGAATACCATGAATCATAACTTTTGCATGTTTTAAAATACATCTTTTACCAGGAGAGCCGGATGCTAACAATATAGCGCCAGCAGAATACGCTTTACCTATACAAATTGTTTTAATAGGGGATTTAATAGTTTGCATTATATCATATATATGTGATAAAGCTAAAGAATCACCTCCATCAGTATTAATATAAATTTCAATATCCTTTTCTGAATTTTGATTATCATAATATAATAACAGAGCGCACATTTCAGATGCAGTTGTTTTAGTAATTTTTTCATTCAAAAATATTATTCTATTTTTAGATAGCGTAATGTATACAGATTGTATAAAATCAGCATAATTCGCTGTTACATTTTCTACGCTATTTTCTTCATATAATTTATTTTTCATGTTATTTTATATATTTTATGATTTACTAATAATAAAACAATCATAATTTTTTATGGTTGTAATTAACAATTCCATCTATAATTCCATAATCTTTAGCTTGTTTTGGAGTCATAAATTTTTTTCTATTAAAATCATGCATTACACGTTTAAATGTTTTTCCAGTACATTTTGCCAAAATTTCCATTTTTTTATCATTATCATCTTTAACCTGATCTAATGTAGTTTTAGCGTCAGTTAAATCTGAATAATAAGATTTATCATGAATCAATTGGCTAGGACAAATTACAGAATTTTTTGTTGCATATCTCATGCCAGGAGTTCCAGAAGCTAATAAAATTACCGATTCATTCATTGCGCATCCTATACATATAGTTTCTATTGGTGCGTCAATCATTTTCATAATATCATAAATCATAAATACATTTCTAATGTCTCCACCTTCAGAATTTATAACAATAGATATTTTGCTTGTAGAATCCTCGGAATTCTTTAACAATAAAGACGCTACAATATATGAAGATAAATTGTCGTCTATGAAATCTGATATGAATAATATTCTGTCATTTGACAATTTCTCAAATACATTAATAATAACATCTTTATTATCTTCTAATATAAATGTATTCAATTAATTACTCCTTCATTTTTTATTTTTTTCACGATCTTCTGCACATTCTACACAAGTAGGAAAACACGGATTAATCATTAATCTCTTTTCAGGAATTTCATTTTCACAGTCTTCACAAATTCCAAAAGTATTATCTTCTATTTTCTGCAATGCAATGTTTATTTGTTTTACTTTGTAAGCATCTCTTGATGATAAATTACTATTTATATAATTAATTAGATTTGCTTGTATTTCATCAACCTCATCACCATCATTATCTATATCATTAGATTTATGATAATAAGTTTTAATAATTCTATCTTTCTCTGAAATCAAAGCAGATTTTATTTTTTTTAACTTTGTTTTGTTCATATTATTGTCAATTCTCCTATATTAACTATCAAATTATCATTTGGCGGTGCAATTTTTCGTTCATCAACTCTTTTTTCAAAGAATAATAACGCAGAATTAGCAGGTATAGATAATAAATGTGCTTTTACATACCAGTCATCATAAATAGCTCTAATTTGTTTACCACTAAGCGTAATAGTTTGTTCATTTTTAATTGAATAACCACGTTTTTTAAAAAACGGACCATAAGTACTATTTGATCTAGCTTTAGTAATCTCAAAAAATTTTTTCTCTGCTTCTTGCATAGAATCTGCTTCTATACAAATATCCTTTTTAATATAATAATTAATGCAAACAAAATATTGTTTTTTTTTCATTTATTTCCAAATGTTTTCTCTACATCAATAGAATCTAATATTTTTCTCCTATTTTGTTGTGAAAATTTAAATTTCAATATTTTATTACCTACCGATTCTGTGACCTTCATTTGTGTAACATTAAAAAATTTTCTTGGTTTCATTTTTTTTATAAAAAACTTTCCAAAATTTCCAATGTTAAATTTCTTTCCACTAGAAAGATCTAATAACATTTCTTCAAATAATATTGATACAATACTAACAATATGATTTTTATCTATTTTTTTATCTATTAATGTTGATTGTTTAATCCTATTATATATAATATTACAAAATTGTAGTTTATCTATATTTTTAAATTTAATCATCAATAATACTCATTTAAAAATTTTACAAACTTTTTATAATCAGAACCTAAATATAATATGTTATAATTATCCTGTTTGTAAATAACTTTTGCAGTTTTAAGTTGATTAATACAGTTAATAATATCTTCTTTATTAAAGTTAGATAACTTATCTAGTATAAATGATTCGTGTTGCGTTTTTGATTCAAATAAATTTAAAATATTAATTGCTAACATTTTATCTCTTACTTTAAAGAAATCTATATTTATATTATTATTATTATTATTATTATTATTCTTTTCTAGTAACAATTTAACATCAAATAATTCAGATCTTCTTTTTTTTAACTGATCAATTTGCTTTAATTGATTATCTATTTTTGATATCTCTTCTATAGTGTAGAGCAGTATATCGTCAGAATTACTTAACCCTTTTTTATTACATTCTAAAATAAAATCAGATACAAAATTTGTATTAATCTTTCTTCCTCTCATCTAACTGACCATCACAATATTCGATAAAAGAAATAATATTTTTCTTAAATTCAGAAAACTCTTTGCAGGGTACCCATTCACCAGAAATATGTCTCAGTTGTTCCATTCCAGCCAAAAAATTGGCTTGTAAAAAGGTAGAAGCAGCCTCCCAATGAGAATTAATAAATACTCCAATTATTGCTTCTAAATTATCGTAAGATAAATAACATCCATATGAAACCACATTATCCAAAGCAACTAATAAACAGTATTCATCTTCTTCAATTCCACAATTGGCTACTAAAATAGTAATGGTTTTATCTTCATAAGATAATTGACTACACCATAATTTGTTCTCTATTTGAATATTACCTTTATCATCAGTTAAATATATTGTATCAGGCAATAAAAATTTATCATCAAATAAAGAATAATATTTACTTGAATAAGAAGAGGAAGAAGAAATTATTCCAAGATTTGTATAAACGTGTTTTACAATTTGTTTAGTTAGTTCAGTATTCATATTAAATTTTTGTATATTTTTTTATGCTATTAATCATGTCTCCAATATCAGTAATTTTAAAATCCAACTTAGGAAGATCCTTTATATTATTTTCAATATAATCTTCAAATGGAAACATATCACCTGAAGCTCTACGACGAGACAACTCTTCCATGCATGGAATGTGCAATTTATTAAACATGCCTAAGTATCTATTGGCAATGATTATATCACATAATTTTTCAATACTATATGTATTTATATTTTTTATAAATTCTTCGTCTGATATTATTTCTTCATTTTCATCATCGTTCATGTTTTCATCGTCATTCATTTTATCCTCTTTTTATTCTAGGTGGTGTAGTTAACTTAACCCTAAGTGATGGAAATATAACTCCATTACGAACATATTTAAATATGTAAAGCTTAAAATCAAAAAATATCTTATTGAAATTTATTATATTTCCTAAAATTAGTAATTCTCTCAAAACCTCTAACGATACCTTTACAATAATACTAATGTCTTTTTTGTCAATTATTGGATACTTTTTGTATATTCTATCAATTATATCTGGATGTTCACTAAGATTTATAGGAATTTTGTTAATTGAATTTATAAACTCTTCATCATTTTTAAAATAATATATTTTATTTTCCTTAGTTTTCTTCATACTTATATCACATAAATATTTGTATTACGTCTAGTACGTCCTAGTCATAGGATCTAGATCTAGTATTACTATTATACTATACTCCTCCTATATATATCCTCCGTGAGTTTGTCGAGAACTAGTTCACAATTTTGTATAATTTACTAATTTAATTAATTTAATAATATTTTATTTCATTGTTTTTAGTTTTTAGTCACATTTTTAGTCACAATTTTAGGTACAATCAAATAGTAATTTACCATATTCTGTCAGATAGTGTGATCTACTTATCTGATAAATATCTATATATAATTTATAAAATTCTTATTGACTTACCTATGGGGAAAGCTTCAACTAAGCTCTAAAAGAGCTCTATAGAATATTTAAAATTAAACTGTATATGGTTTTAGGTATGGTTTGAGTTGTTGTTGTTTTAGTTTTTGAGTTTTTTAATTTTTCAAAATATGATTAGTAGGATTAGTAAGGCTAGTATAGCTATACTCCTCCTATTTAATATCCTCCGTGAGTTTGTCGAGAACTAGTTCGATAAAAAATAACATTTTAATAGGTATAGATATATTATATGTATTGAAAATGAATAAACAATCACTAAATGTTTGTAACAAAAAAGTTCTGGTAGTTGCTCCAATATATGACAAAATAGATAAATTAGAAAAATTAAATGAAATGTCAGATAATAATACAATATTTGTATTTTTAGGAAATTTATTTTTTCCAAATGACAATAAAATTCATGAAAGAATTAATAAAATTCAGCATTTTTTAGATAAAAATGATGGTTATTATATAATAGGAAAACAAGATTTATTATATTTATTGAATAATAAATTGGACGAATTCTCTTTTACATGGCTTAATAAACAATTTAATTATGTTTCTTTTATATTTAGTTCTTCAATTGTACTAACAATAGTTCATGGAGGAATTTCACCAAACATTAATAGTTGGGATAAATTAAAAACTTTTGAAAGTAGTTTTGTGTCTAAGATTGAAAATCAAGATTGGCATCATACATATAATGGATTATTTGGATATGTAATATCTGCTTTACCACATATTAAAGAAAATATACAATACTATAATTTTTCATGTACAATTGACAATTTGGCTTATAAAACAAATAAATTGTTTATACAGGAATATAATAAATTTGGATTACAAGATTTTTATATTATCTAATAATAATAAGATATAATATAGTAAAATATATTAATAAAGTAATGTTAGTAGGTTAACATGGAAAAATGTTGTAAAATTGCAGGATTATATTTAGCTACTTTAAGAGCCATATATTTTATACATCAACAAAATCATTGGCTTGCTAAAGGACAAAATTTTTATGGAAATCACTTGCTATTTCAAAGATTATACGAATCTGCACAAAATAATGCAGATTTGGCAGCCGAAAAATTTATAGGATTATTTGGCGAAGATGGTATTGAATTATCTTTTCAAACAGAATTGTTTAATAAAATTATAAATAGATATAAAAGCTTGAGCAAAAATCCAATTGCGATGTCGCTTGCCATTGAGAAAGAATTTCTTAAATTATCTGAGGATGCTTATAATTTATTTAAGAAGGAAGGTGTAATGACATTAGGACTTGATGACATGATTATGTCGATAGCAAGCAATAGGGAAGAATCTGTCTATTTACTACAACAAATTAATAAAAAATAACTAGAATAATTAGAGGGTAATATGAATCAAAAAGAATTTATGAAAAAAGTAGTGGCGATTTTAGAAAAACAACAAAATGTTATTAAAAAAATGGCTCAAACATCACATGAACCACCGCCACAACACTTAGAGCCAGTTAAGATAACAAAAAATGAAGCAGATGTAATTTTGAATGCTTTAAAAGAACCTGCAAAATCATCAGTTGCAAAGTTAAAAGTTATTGGTTCGGATATTGAAGTTCAATTTCATAAAGGTAAGGCTACGCAGGCAGCATATGATAGTTTGATGAATACTGTAAAAGAATTACAGAAATCAAATGTACTTCATCAGCAAAGTTATAATATAAGAGTAGTAGTTTAATACTTTTTAGATAAAGTATCTATATTTTTATAATATATTGCTAATTGAAGTGCTTTGTAAGCATTAATACTATCTTTCAAAGATAATTGAGTTAAAGTCATTAAAATCTCACCAAATACGTGAGATTTTATTTTTTGCTTTTCTTCATCTTTTATATTTTTGATATCACTATTAGCAATGCTTTTATACAAATCAAGTTTATATTGTAATTCATCAATTATAGAATCATACGTAGTACTATCAATAGTTTCTTTATAACAACATTCCGATTCTTCCCATAAATTTTCAAAATGCTTAGACATATTAATCGTCTTCGTCTTTTGTATCTATTGGAGCAATTTGTAATTGTTCTTCGCCTACGTCAGAAATAAATATTAAAAATGCAACACCTTTCGAACAATCAATTGTTCCTGGAAATTTAAGTTTACCAACATAAAATGTTCTTTTATCAATATCTTTTTTTGCTTTTAAATCTATCATTAAATTTTTGCTAGACATTTGTCACTCTCCAAATATTAAATATTTTTAACATATCTCTCCATACAATTCTTTAAAGCTTCTTCTGAAGGAGTCATGAAAAAACCTTCATCACGTAATTTATATCCATTCAAAATACAATTAGATCTTTTTGCTATAGTTAAGTTATCTAAAGCCTTCTCGTCTATAATTTCAAATGAATGATCAGGTATATATTTTTTAAATTCATTCATTATTCTTACAGCACTTAGAGGTTGAGGATTAACAACATGATAAATGCCTGTTTTTTGTTTTGTAATGGTCCAATCAATCATTTTTACTAAATCATCCATAAAAGTAACAGAATTTGGAATATCAATTAATTTATTGTATCCACGAATTTTATTAATAAAATTTCTTTGAGTGTTTCTATCAGAAATAGGCATTCTAATTCTAAGAACAGCAACATTTTTCATTTCGCTTAATACCAAATCTGCAGCATATTTTGTCCTGGAATAAAAAGATTTTGGATTAGCAAAATCGTTTTCTTTCCACCCCAAATCTTGTTTATATGTATCATTACCATTTTGAATTAATATAGTGTTTGGAGATTCTCCAAAAAATATGCAACCAGATCCAATATGAATAAAATGTATTGCTTTCTTTTCACAAACAGTAGCTAATACTATTGGTAATGATGTGTTTATACATGCAGTTTCTTCTTTATGACTTTCACACCAATCAATATTAGGTCTTCCTGTTTTACCTATGCAATTTATAATTACATCGGGTTGATACAATCCAAGTATAGTCTCTATATATTTTTCACTTATTTCTAATCTATCACTAATAATTGGATAAGGTAGATGTTCTGCAATAAATCCTTTACCAAGTGTTAATATTTTCATATAAACTCCTAAGTCAATTACTATACATCATAATTGTGTAATGTGCGCTTTGTTATTGTTAGACATAATTTTTAATACTACAATAGGTTCATTAAAAATATTAAATTACATATTTTGTGTTTTAGCAGTAGAAAATATTATATTATTGAGAATATTTTTAGATGTATAACTGAAAAACTCTGTTTGTAAATCTATATTTTGTTTTGTAGTTCTTTGCATATTATATATCAATATGATAAAGAAAACATACGATAATCATGAATAATGATAATAATAAATTATAGTTGTATTATAACGAAGTTTTTCTATTTTTGTAATAGAAGAAATTGTTTAAAAAGTTTACTGATTCATGAGTTCCAGCATCACTCCACAATCCATCAACAAATGTATAGCTAAGATTATTGTCTTTATTATACATATTGATAATATCAGTTATCTCATATTCTCCACGAGAACTTGGATTTAATTCTTTAAAATATTCAAAAAAATTATTATCAAATAAATAACATCCAGTTATTGCATAATTTTGTAAACCATTTTCCCAGCTGATTTCTTTTGGTTTTTCTTCAATTTTTATAATTTGATTATTGTAAATTGTTGCCACACCAAATCTATTTAAATTATGATGTGTAGAAAGAACAATCTGAGCCTTTTCAGAATCTTGAAAATTTATTTTATTTTCAAAAATATTATCCCCTAATACAACGCAAAATCTATTATTGCCAATAGAATTTTTACAAATATTGATAGCTTGAGCTATTCCCTCTGGTTTGTTTTGATAAACATAATTAATATCCATACCAAATTTTGAGCCATCCTCTAAGTAAGATACTACTTGACCATAATGAGCTCCGCCTAAAACAACAGTTAAGTTTTCTACGCCAATTGATTTTAGTGTATTAATTGGATAATCTATAATAAATTTGTTATATAATGGAACCATATGTTTATTAAATAAATTAGTTAATGGGGCTAATCTGGTTCCAAAGCCACCAGCTAAAATAATTCCTTTATTTATCTTCATATTTTTTGTATATATCAATATGTGAATAATTTTCCATATCTTTATCGAGGATATTATTATGATAGAAAATATACTTTTATATGCAGCTTACTATGAAACAATGGCTAAATTTTCAGGATTACATGTAAATAACAAATGCGCTAAAAATATTGCAGAAAATGCAGTAAATAGTTTTTATATTAGTGCAAAAGAATCTGCCTCACAAGAAGATATTAATGAACTTGGTAAAATATTATATAAAAACGTTTTAGCCTCATTCCAACATGGTGGCGGATTTAAAGATACAAATATGGATAATAATCCAGCAGACAATGATGGTATTAAAGCTGAAATTATTGAAGAATTAGCTGCTAATTTAACTGATTCTATTATAAAAGATTTAGATATTTAACATTATAAACCTTAAAACGCTACATTTATATAGTGTTATAAATATGATGCATAAATTTGATATTAATAATTGAAGGAGCAAAATTATGCCTGCTACATTAGTTCCAGCTACTAGAACCACTTATACACCTTCTCAGTTAGTTAATGGTTTAGTTGAGGGTTGGTTTAAATTATTTAAAACTATTCCAAAAAAAGAATCTATTGGTGTTTTGTTTGCACAAAATGCAATTGAAACTGGACTTTCTAAGTCAATGTGGAACAATAATATAGGAAACATCAAATACATAAGTAATCCTACAGATCCTCCAACAGTAAAATACTGTATGTTGTCAAACATTTGGGAGATAGTAAATGGAAAACGTGTTGTATTTCAACCTCCGCATCCTGCCACTTGGTTTAGGGCGTTCGATACTTTAGCTGATGGCGTTGAATATCATTTAAATTTTTTAAAAAATAAAAGATATAAAGTAGCATGGTCTGCTGTAGAATCTGGTAGCGTTAAAGATTTTGCTCATTTATTAAAGGTTCAAGGTTATTATACGGCACCAGAGGCAGATTATGTCAAAGGTATGAATTATTATTTTAATTCATATATGAAATCTAAGGATTATGAGTCTGCAATAAAATCATTACAATTATATTCAGTATCTAATCAAAATGAAGCATCAAATAATATAACATCGTATACTCAGACAGAGTCTGTTACACAGAACCAATCTACTCAGACAGAGTCTGTTACACAGAACCAATCTACTCAGACAGAGTCTGTTACACAGAACCAACCTGATAAATTGGTTGTGCGAGGGTGGCAAGGAATAATTTATAATATTTTAGCTCGTGCTCCATGGATCAAATTTATAAACTGGATAGTATCACTATTTGTAAAAAAATAAAGTTAATTACAACATTGGTAGCTCATCTCTTGCTTTACTAAATGTTAGGTTATCTAACACATATCATGCTTTATATTATTTTCAGCAGTAGAGATAATATATTTATTATGAATATTACAAATAGACGAAATCATAATATGGTGTGAGAATAGATGTATTATTAGCACAACGTCTAGAGATGATTACAATTGATTACAATATAGCAATATTATGAAATGTAAATACCTACCATACGTGGTTATAATACTGACTAATTAATAATAAATCAGATTGCCTACCTGTCAATCATGTTAATAAATAAAAAATTGGATAACATATGTGCTTTAAAAATTTTTGGAATTGGCTTATCGGGAAATCTTCAAATAATGTCTCGGTGGCTATCAATACCACTGTATCCGATAATGACGAACTTACGTCAGAATGTGATGGAAACATGCTAATCGCAATTATAAATAAATCAACCTTAGTTTCTAATGATCAGGTCAAATTATGGACTCGTGGAGTAGCCAAACAAGCCAGAGAACAAGCTGCTGTAGCTTGGGACATTAAACCTCCTAAGGTTGTATATCGCGCATCAGAAGATACTACTGAACAAGGTGCCTGGAAGATTGTACTCTTTGATGATGCCGATACGGCTGGTGCTTTAGGATACCATGCTGATGGTCCAGATGGACTTCCTTATGGACGTGTTTTTGTTAAGATTACACAACAAAATAAACTATCAGTGTCTAGTGTTTTATCACATGAAGTGCTTGAAACTATGATAGATCCACAAGCCAATTATTGGGTCGATAATTGGCCAGAAAAAACCAGTTATGCTTTAGAGATAGCTGATCCGGTTGAAAGTGATTATTATACTGTAGATATATCTGGTACTACTGTTGAAGTTTCTAACTTTGTACTTCCAGCTTGGTTTGATCCTTGTCCTCCTGCTGGTTCAAAGTTTGATTGGTTAGGAAAATTAACCAAACCATTTACTATGACTAGTGGTGGATATGTTATTATTAGAGATGCAACTTCTGAAAGAAGTATATTTGGAGCATCATATCCTGAATGGAAAAAAGAAATGAAACTTAATTCAAACAGTAGAACTAAACGTCGTCAAAAAATGAATGACAAAAAACAATGATAATGCAATTAGTAAAAACTTAGCAAAGTTGTAGTACATATAAGATTTTTTTTATCACACATTATTTATCTACTTCACGTCGATAAATTCTAACTTTTACACCTTTTTGACCGACATATTGGGCGAAATTACGCAACATACCAATGTAATGTTGCCAATCACCACCAGCACTACCGCATCCTATTCTCCACGGAAATGCTATACTTTCTAACATTTCTATCTTAGCTATACGCAACAATCCGTGATAAAAGTATTTCTCACGAGCCGCTAGACCATCTAAAGTTGATAATGGATATTTAGATCGTCCTGGATAGTATTGACCCAAAAGTGCGATAACATATCTTTGGTCTTTACCATTACCACGAATGATTATATGTCCTGGCTTATCTGGTTTAATACGTGAGGTATATATATCTGAGTAAGAAAACCTCTTAAACATATCAGAAGCCAAATGAGCAGCCTTATTAGTCACACAATTGCATTGATGAACTAAATACTTTTCAGTAGCGTCAAATAAATCTCCCGTTATTATATCAATCATTTCGATTAAACTCAATATTATAGTTTTTATTTAGTCGTTTTTTATTTATATTATTTTAATTACAATATTTGATATTAGTTACGTATCGGTCATAACATATATATAAACATTACTTAAAAGAAAAAAAACAATCAAATAAATTATATAATTGTTGTGAATACCACGTAGTAATCTCGATAAATAATACGATAGTTATTTTTGTATATTTGAATGGTGGAGATGCCGCCCTCTGCCAGGCGGGTCCTAAATAATCCACATTAAAATTCTTTCACAGGCTTAGCTAGCTTAATGTAGTAGCAACATTCGATTAGATTCGCCTAATCAGCTATCTACTGTTTATTTCGCAATTTTATCCGTAGAACGATTAATTGCTATCTTTAGTGGGTTAATGCTTTTAGAGTACCAAAGAAATCTCGTCTAAAAACACTCAATTAAGCAGCTAATGCTAATTGAGAAATACCATTATCGTTGGCATTTAACGTTTTGATTGCTTTTTATCTGGTTGCAATCATCCAGAACCTGCATTTTAAATGTTTCATACCTAGTCGAACCTATTTCATCCCCATGTTTTGTCAATTACCACCAGCACAAGGCTGGTGGCTTGTCTCTGGATCTCCGAGACATTTGGCTGATTGACACACAGCCTGCTCTGCCTTCTGCGTTTCCGCAGCAACAGAGATAAAGTTATTGCGGATATTCTTTGCAGAATTCACATCGGCATGATCTCTGTATCCACAATGAACGCATGCGTAATGCGATCCATTTATATTTTTCTTTTCAATTTCTCCGCTAGTTCTCTGCATTTGTGTCTATGTCTGGTTATATATCAATACAGCATTTATCTTTACAAAACTAAAAGCCAAGAAATTCTGGGGCAGTGGATTGTGATCAAGAAGCATGGACATGTTTCGGAAGAGACGGTCAAGAAATATATTGAAGATCAACAATCACACCAATAACGATCGCCAATTCATCCACCAGCACGAGGCTGGTGGTTTTCTTGGCATAAGATCATAAATAATAATTAATTATTAATATATTAATTAAAAATAATTATAATATATAATTAATTTTCAAACATTTACAGTACATTATGAATTAAATTTGTCAAAAATTATTATAACGAATAATATCGGTTCCACCATGAAATATATTAAATAAAAATGATTGTTCTTTCGTAAATATAGGAATTTCCATATTAATTGACCATTTATGTTTTAATTTTCCATCAATTAATTTTGGCTGACGATAACATGCAATACCTCTTCTATATGCTATAGGGTAATTATTGTAATCTATATTACATTCTTGTTGCAATAGATTTATTTTGTCATCTGATGATGTACCTTGAATCATCTCTTTAATGTCATTTTTATCATATTGTTTTTTTAATAACTCATAAAGACATGCAAAATGTAAAGACTTTTGAAAAGATAATTGTTGTTTTGAAACAATAACATTAATTGCTTCAGTTATGTTTGGTACAACAAATGTATTTGATATGAAAACTGCATCTCCAATTAAATTTAAATCTAAAGCCGTTGCACAATTATTAAAATGAAGTGTAGCAATTGAAGCTGTAACTGAAGATATCTTTTGTATTCTATTATCGTACCAAAAATTCGTTTCTATTGACTGATCATTTCTTGCGACAATCACAATTTCATCACAAAAACAATAAGAAAATACTGAACCTTCTACTTCCATAGCTAATCTAAGCGCCGTAGAGTACATACACTCAGCAAATTTTTCACAATATGGTTTATCAATAATAGAAGTAATTTTTGAGAAAGATCTTCCATTAATACAAATGATTATAGGAACTCTACCTAATAATTTATAATCAGTTGCATTTTCATATAAAGCTATACGATCTTTTAATTTTAAACTTGACATTTATATAATAAAATTGTTTGTTTTACAACAAATTTTTCCTATAATGAACCTAACAACTGCATTGTCAATTACCACCAGCACAAGGCTGGTGGCTTGTCTCTGGTTCTCCGAGACATTTGGCTGATTGACACACAGCCTGCTCTGCCTTCTGCGTTTTCGCAGCAGCAGAGATGAAGTTATTGCGGATATTCTTTGCAGAATTCACATCGGCATGATCTCTGTATCCACAACGATCGCATGCGTAATGCGATCCATTTCTATTTTTCTTTTCAATCTCTCCACAGTTAGAACATTTCTGACTGGTATATCGAGCATCTACTTTAACAATTGATTTACCTAAAGCTTGCGCCTTGTAAGTAATTAACTGTTCTAATTGTAAAAAGCTCCAATTTGATAACCACTTATTTAATATCTTGCCTTTTGATTTTTGTTTTCGAATACCTTTCAAGTCTTCAAGCACAAAAATATCATATGGCATACCTACTAACTGCTTTGCGATCTTATGATTAGTATCCAAACTAAACCTCTTCTCATAACCGCTCAAGCTCTTTAATTTACGC